TTTAATTATTTTTATAAAATATTCTTTTTATTTACTTCTTCAAAAACAATCTGTTGAGGTAAAACATTATGACAAATATAAACAGAACTAAAGGGAGGGTTTAATTCTGTTTTACCACTTGTGTAATCTCGCATATAACTAATTCGTTTATCAAAGTACATAACCTCAAATTTGTTGTTCTTAAACAAATCAAATCTATTTTTACTTTCGAAAATCCCAACTACACCTAACAACATCGCAAAAGGTACATTTGTAGAAAACAATTTCTCTAAAACTTCTGTCTTTTTAGAATAAGGTGGATTTGAAATAATGTAATCAAAGAAATGAAAGCTATCACCGCTTCTTTTAAAGAAGTCTTTACCTTCATTTACATGTTCAAATTGTACATAATGACCGTTCTCTTCCAAAACCTTAACATAAAGACTTTCTTCTGTATCAAACGGACAAAGGATTTTACTTTTAGGTTTTAAGTATTTCAACAACGGTTCAATTGCATAATACGGTGTATAAAACTCGTCATTAGGATTTATATCTCCTTTTATCTCCTTCTTATTTGTTATTGTATCTAGTTTCAATTTATTTTAATTATATTTTATTAATTTGAATAAAAATCTTTTTCTCTTCACTTGTTTCACCCCATAAAATTTTATTAACATGAGTAAAAACCAATTCAGGATGAGCTTTTGTAAACTGATAGGCTTTCTTCAAACAATAATCAATCTTATAACCTATTGCAACTGTTCTGCGAACACCGTTATCAAGAACCATTGCCATATAACAATAGTCACCTCTTTTAAAATCATTACTGTTGTTGTATTCAATTTCTTCAAAAATGTCATCTGTTATTACATAACCGTAAACATCTTCAATAATTTTACAAACTGTCTTAATAATGTTATTTTGTTCAAATTTTTCTTTTGACAACATAACATTTGTGTTTTTTAAACCCTCTTTAAAGTCTTCGTATTTTGTCATTTCTAATTTATTTAAAATGTTTATAATTATCTATTTAAGCAAATCAACTCGATTTATACAATTAACTGAAATAACTGTTTCTTGAAAAACTCGTTCTAAATACCTTCTTAATTTTCGTTTAGCCCCACTTAGGTTTTTTGCAACAACTGTAACATAACCTGAATGTTTTTTAGTAATCCATTTCATTTCAAAAACCTTTGCCATTTTTGAATTGTAATTCTCAATCTTTTTAGAATCAATATATTCATCCACAGCCTTTTCAAAATCAATTATTTTTTGTTCTATTTCATTTTTATCACAAAAACTAGTTTTAGAAAAAAGTGGAAATTTTTCTAAAAGGTTGTCAGGTAATTTAATTTTAGCATCTTCAAAAAACTTACTTAAAACCTCTTTATTTTCTTCATTACAACGCTCAACATTTGGAAACTTCATAAATTCTTTTAATTGATTAGAATATAACCCACCATCTATTTTAACAGAACCCACTAAATCATCATTTTTATTATAAACATTAACCATAACAGCTGAGTTTTTTAGATTGTTATTACAATGATATAATTTTGGAAGAGTCTCAAACATAATATATGAGTAGTTACCTCTACTGTCTCGCAACTTTAACCATTGTGAAGTTTTACTTACAACTTCCTTGTTGTCCCCTTTATGAACAACAAAACTACCAACTTTAAGTTTCTTAAATTCTTCTCTTGTCATTTTAGTTTTTAATTATCTGTTATTTTTACATTTAGTATATTCTTCAAAAGCCTCTTTTACATCCAATAATTTAGTTTTATCATAAACAGATTCCCATTTTTCAGGAAAACAAGGCATTAAATAAAAATTTCCTTTACATTCATTAATAAAATAATCATAAGTCAAATATGCTGTTGGTAATTTTGGTTTAAACGCAATACTTCTTTTATAAAACTTCCACAACTTTGTATAAAAATATAAATTAAATATTTTTATTTCATATACAAATTTAACATAATTACCAATTACAACACCCTCACATTTAATTGTAAAAAATTTGTTTATCCATTCTTTTATATTTTTAATTTTTAACTTCAACTTCTTATTTTTAAGTTTTAATTTTTGTTCTTTTGACACTTTTGAAACAACAACATTCAATCCTCTGAATCTTGGATTATTTGCAACCCATGTACGAATTTCTTCAAATGACATTTTTTCAAGTAGCTTCTTTTCTTCTTTTGTAAACATAAACTAAAATATTTAACACAAAACCAACTATTTAACAAACCTAAATGTCTCTTTAGTATTTTCCAACTCCTCATAACTTTCAAACAAACAAGGGTCAGATAAACCATAAGGATTTGTTTCTATAATAACTATTTTATGTTTTTCTCTACTCCTATCCCCTGTTAAATAACGAGAATGTAAAAATACTAATGTATCCACTACAAAATCAGGAACAGTTATATTAGGAATAACTTTTGTTTCAATAAACTTTTGTAAATTATTTTTTACAGTATTCAAATACCTTTCACTATAATTAAAATTTTCTTCATAAAATTGTTGAGAAATCCCAATAACCTTTCTATCTTTAACAAAGACACGCCACTCTTCCTTTCTATTTAATTCTTCAAAAGGTTTCACATGTAAGTTTATAATCGGGTCTTCCAACCTCACTAAAAAAGCCAAATCTTCAAAGGTTCGTAAAGAACCTGTTAAGGCATCTACAATTTCTCTTCCAGTTCTTAAACTCTTTAATTCGGACTTTGGAAAGTCTTGAATACAATCTTTTGGACTTCTACTATCTAATTTTACAAAAACACCATTCTTATAAAACTCGGTATCCCATTCAAAAGAAAGAGATAAACAGTTGTCTATTTTGTCAATAAGTTCTTTTCGTGCATTTTTATCACCTTCCAATGTGAGTTTTACCAAATCTTTATCCAATTTAAAAGTATAAAACGGAAAAGTATATTTAAAAAGATCATCTCCCCAATCCCAATATTTAACTCCATCTAAATTCTTCCACCACTTCTTAGAAACCTCCAAAAGATGTTTTTCCATATCCTCTTTTGTTTTAATAACACTATCAGAAAGTATTTTAGATATACGTTTAATATCTTCATTAATCAGTGCCTGTTTCAATTCTTCGTCTTTCATTTTCTTGTATTTTATTTTTCGGTGCAAAGATATAACTTTAATTTGTAACTGCAAAATTTTTTGCAAAAAAAATTACAAAAAAAAACACTTACAAATTGTAAGTGTTTGAAAATTATAACATTTATATAAAAAGTCTAACTTTAAAATCTTTTGTGACTTTGATTTTGTTTACAAAATTAAAAAGTAAAGACACCTCTCCTATATCACTAACCTCAAAGTTCACGTTCTGTTCATCAATGTTTAGTTTGACATTCTTTTTTGTAAAATTCCAAATCCTCTATTTGTTCTACAATAAAATTTAAAGAGTTTAGCTCACTTTCTTTATACAATTTATTAAAAATAAAATAACAAACGAGTTCATTCTTTCCCTTTTCAATTTTAGAAATAGAACTACTTAAATAAGGAAAGTTGTTCATACCACCATCACTATTAGTGTTAATTGAACCTAATCTTTCTACTTTAAACCCTTTTAAAATATGCTCCAAAGACTTTAATATAAAACTGTTTTTCTTATATGTAAACTGTCTTTTCTTCATTATTTATAAAAATTTAAAATCAGGAAATACAATTTCTTTCAGACCTCTCACACTATCCACAAAGTTTTCTCTATCCTTCTTATATTCTGAATAAGTCAATGTGATTGCTATAGGTGTTTCTTTTTTAAAAAAAGCCTTATTTACCTCATTAAGAATACAATCTGTTCCATATTGAATATTTTGAAATATTATTTGACCGCCTTTACATCCAAAATCTAAAAGTTCGTCAGTCATTTTAGCCTTTGTAAGAATTTGAATTTTTGATATATCAGAATAACTGTCGCGAGTACTGAAATTAAACTGATTTAAAAACCCTTCACGACTAATCCTTGTTATCCCTAATTCAGGATAAACTATAGAATTGTCAGAATCCAAATGAACTGTATATAGTTTGTTCCACCCGTTACCACTTCCATTATCTACAATATTAAAAATAAAACCACCAAAAGTAAAAGGAGCTCTTTCATAATCTTCAAGTTTAGAAAATCTTATAATAATGTCATCTGATTTAAAACCCATATGTGGGTATTCTGCTTTTTTGTTTAAAAACTCTTTCTTTTTCATTTTTTAACCTACTCTAAAATTATTTTGAAAATCTGTTATTTGAAATAAATTAGGGTCGTAAACAACTTCTTGTTCATAAGACTTCTTTTCTTCATTAACTAAAGAAGGTGTTGTTTCTATTAGACCTTTAATAAACTCAAACTCTTGTTGTCTTTTAGCAAGTTCTTGTTTTTTTTCATTCTCCATTGCCTGTTTAGCATTATACTCATTCTCTTTCTTCTTGGTTTCTTCCAACTCTTCTATTTTTGATAAAAGAAGTTGGTTTTGTAAAAGTATTGAATTATAATCTGAATTTTCTAAACTTGCAAGATTTGATAAACCTCTAACATTATCATACATATTTAAAAAATTGTGATAATGTTCATTTCCATGTTCTTCTCCCATTAAAGATTTATAAGCCACCTCTTGCAACAAACTATTAGAACCTGCAATGCTATCTGCACCTGTTGCGCCTTTATACAACTGAGTACCATAACTTAAAGCTCTATCTTTAATAGGTTTAAACTTCACATTATTAGGGTCTTTCAAATATTCCTGTGCTTCAGGAGAATATACATTTAAAAACACATCTTTTGTGTGTTCTGTTGCTCCATTCCTCACACCTTCTTCACCAATAGATGAAATATGTATATGTTTCCCTGTTCCATGATTAGGATTGTAAAGTGAAATTTTATATCTTATACGATTTGGATCATCTATCATATAATTGTATAAGTTTCTACTAAACCTTAAATCAACAGCTTTGTTGTGATAATGCCAACTCTCCTTAGCGTGAGCATCCGAATCGTTCCCACTTGTAACAAGTACCTCTTTTTGCATTTCTTCAGGTAAAGAGTTAATATACCCCATTAAATTGGCATCTATATTCTTTAAGTTTACTGAAGCGTCTTTTGTTCTTATTTTGAAGGTGGTGGTAGGTTCAGCGTCCCTACCACTCAACTTCACTTGTTTATTTTCTACTGTCATAATCTTTAATTATAGAGTTTCTCTTTAACAGACAACCATTTAAAGATTGTTTTAAATCTACTCTCTTTATCCTGAGATAATCTAACAAAGAACCAATCTCCACGCAATCTATCTTGCATTCTCTGACTATATGTAATTGCTTTTTCATTTATCACCTTTTCTATAGCATTTACATCATAATTCCAAATAGGGACATTATTCAATTCATTTTTAACCTGATTAAAAAAATAATTAAAAGTCCACTTTTTATCATTATTAGTCGTTAAAATATCCATTGAACCACTATGGAATTTTGGAAACTGTAATTGTTGATAACGATTATTTTTTTCTGCTAAATATAAGTTAAGCTGACCTGAATTATTTGTATTATTATACACCCAAGCCTTAGTAAAACCTATTTGTGCATTTTCAGCATAATCATATTCATTATGATAACGTCTTGCCTCCAACCAATATTCAACATTTTGCAATATTCTATTTGTATAAACTTCTTTTATTGGAAGCTCTACAGTGAAAGGATAACGTTTACCATAGAAAACCTGATAAGACTTGTTTGTCTTCAAATGAGACCACAAACCAATTTCATCTTTGTTTTCAAGGCTTCCATTTCCATAATTTATACCTGTTTGAAAATAATTATAATGATTAACATAATAAGCAGGTTTAAAATCATAATAAGAAATCCAAGTTTTAGTAAGAGGTGAATAGGCAAGAGTAAAACTTGCATCTTGTTTCCGTTCATACTCTTGAATTAATTTCTTAACTCGTTCTGTACGAAAGACCACATTCTCCGTAACAACTTCATAAATCAACGATTCTTTTACTTTGTACTTTTTAGTAACAACCTTTTTAGGATATTCCGCAGGACATTCCTCACACTCAACCCATTTGTCCTTTTTAGTAACAGGTATTAACTCTTGTTTAGATTGAACATCCTCAGAAACTTCTTTACCTTGTTCTTCAGCTTCAAAGCCACCAAACAGTTTCGTTTTACTAACTGCTTTATCAATAGCACTGTATAAACGAGCAGAATAATCAGCAACTAACCAAGAAGAACCTTTAAATCTAAGATTGTAATCTACTGAAAAAACCTTATTTGTCGTATCTTTTAACTTCTGTTTATTATTAGCTAACTTACTTTCAATCTTATTAATCTTATAAGAAACATTTTCATAATAATAAGGGTTCACATCTCCCTGTTTAATGTTAAAATGAGGAAAATCAACACCTATTGTATTAGTATAATCTGCGATTTCTTCTAAACCAAAAGTCTCTTTATCAGCGTGTTCTAAAGCAAACAAACTATTAAACAATCTTAAACCATTAAACGAACCTTTGTAAACACCCTGTTCTTCTACTGTTTCAGTCTCTTCTTGATAAATAGGTAACAACAAATGTCGAAGTATGTTTTTTTCTTGATTTATACTTTGAAGTTTATTTTTTAAATCTTCAAACATATATAAGAAAAACGGATTATCTTTACCTTCTTTTTTCAATCCACCATTTGTCCAACCTAAATAAACTTTTTCCTTTTGTTCTTTGGTAGCATCTGTTTCGGCTGTGTTTAACAATTTAAAAGCCTCCTCTTTATACTTATCATAAGTGTAATCCTGATTTGTAAAAAGAGTAACAAACTTATTATCTTTCAGCTTTAACTGTTCTTTACCAAACTCATCATTTTTAATCTGACCTATCTCCTCAGACATATGACCTAATGCCAAAGTATTCGTAAAAGCAGAAATCACAAGGATCTTTTCCAAAGAATAAGTTTGTGGGAGTTCCGATTTTACAAATTTATTTATAAAGTTAAGTTTAGGATCGTTTTTTTCATACATTTGAACAAAAACAGTTGGTTTTATAGGAAAATACTCCGAACCACAACGAGGTTCTGTTTTTTGGTTTGATAAACTATCTTTTGTTTCTTGTAATGATGAAGAAATACCACTTAAAACATTAAATGTATTTTGTATAAAGTTTTGTTCTTTACCACAACGTCCAATTAAATAAATAGAACCTTCATACTGTTCATCAGCCTTACCATTAAACTTGTCATAACACCAATCTACTATATAAGATAACACATTTATATATTTCTTAGAGAACTTTTCACCATCTGACCTCATCCCTTCACTATTATCAATGTCTATAAACACAAACACATTAGTTTTATCTTTAATAGCAGGCTTTGGAGGTTGAGGTGGCTGTGGAACAGACGTTGTCACTTTTAAAACATTATTATCTGCTTCAATTTCAACTTTTTCGTTATCTCCTTGAACTTTTTCTTTTAACTCTAAAATCTTTTTATCTGTAACCTTTTTATCAAACATTACAAAAGGCTCGTTGTTCAGATAACTCTTATCAACTTGTGAATTTCTCCATTTAGATTCTTCAAGAACTTCACCTTTATAGAAAAAATAAAAAGGGTCTTCTGGAAAAGTACTAACAATCTTACTTCCTTTCATAGGAGGTTTTGTTCTATCTTCCTCAAATGTAACTTCTATTTTTTCTACTTCCTTATAAGTATTAGGGTCATTTTCATCAACAATTGTTTGCTTTGTTTCTACATTTAAAACCCTTTCATACCTACGTAAAGTTTGTTCTATTTCTTTTGTTTTAAGTTCACCTGGTATGTAATCCAACTTCGTCAAAAACATGCGTTGATAACGACTATCCCAACCCATCGTTAAACCGTGATGCATAAAAGGGTTGTCAAGACTTAAAATGTCTTCTTCTCCACGAGCCTTTAACATTTTAAATGGAAGTTGTTCTTTAAACCAATTACGTAAACCTTCAGTAATGTCTTGTGCAGATTTACCATCAAACATCAACACCTGCCCTCTCTTGGCATCTGCCCAAAAATAAACAGCTTCAGAACCCACCATTGTTTTATGTTGAGTTCCTGCATAACCAAGTTCATTTGTAGATAAAACTTGTGGTTTTTGTGCAAACATTCCTGCATCTCCTAATAAATAGTTGGCAGTAGTCTGTCCTTTTCCTTGTGTTATATCAACTGCTGCAAACACCGCTGATGTATTTTCAAATCGAGCTAACACACCTGCACTATCTACACCTCTCATATCAATCAGTTTCCCATAAGATTTAGGAAATTGATAAAAATCAAGAGGTCTATAAACAAGATATGGGTCATTTAAATCTTGTTCACTATTATCTGTTTGAGAAGCAATTACACCATTAGGTGCATTATTCATACAATCCCACTTCTTCTTATCATAAATTGCAGGAAGTTTATTTTCTCCCATAGGTGTAACTAATTTAGAATAGGCTTGATTATAATGAAACTCATTATCTTTTTTTATAGAAACATTTTTCTCCTGTGTCCACTCTACATAATCACCAACATTAGGGTAAAAGTTTTCGTGCCACTCTTTTTTTGCATAACGGAAATTACAATTTATTTCACTTTCTACTAAAAACTGTGGTATACCGTAATAATACAAATAAAAACGAGCAGGAGCTTCAACATACATTCCATTAAGCCCTTTTCTATCAGTATCAAAATTAATGTTTGAACGAAGCGATGGCATCATTCCTGAACCCACATCTAATTCCGAAGTGACAAGATAATCAGCATAAAACCTCGCTCTACCGATATTCATCTGTTTAGTATAGGAGAAAGGTGTAAGTGGTGCAAGTCCCATTGCGTTTGCAATAAACATTGGTTGTTTACGTTTCAATGAAAAACGAGAAATAAAAATATCTCCACCAAATGCAGTTGTACAAGTCTTACTATTAGTGCCCGCTTTTAATTTTAATGTTCCACAAAATCCTGTTGGTAACCATTGTACAGAATCTATATTACCATACTGTCCAGGTACATAATTACGTAACTGTACATACATAGAAGCTATCTGTGAAGTAAGCTCACGGCTCACTCCTGTACTTCTTATACCCCGACTTCCAGCGGTATCTCTACTACTTAAATAATTTCCTTCTTTATCTAAATAATCATATGTTTTATAAGTAGCGTCATAATCTATTGCGTTTTTTGTATTTTTACCGAATGATAAAAAAACAGTACTTTCTCTCTGAAAATTATTGAAACGATATGAAGCATTAGCACCATTCTCAGTTATAGAATAACGACCTGCTTTTAAATACTTAGCTGTTGATAACCCACGAAGAGAGTGCTTTGTAAAATAAACACTTCCGTTTGACTGTGAAACCTTCTTATCTCCTGCTAAATCCGCATTTAAAAAATTATACCAACCAACAGAAGTATAATAAGAAGCAAAATTAATAGGTTCTCCTTTGTCTAAGAATATTTTTTCCCACTCATATTGTAACTTATTACGTTTAAAGTTAGCTTGTTCTATCATTTGATGTACTGTAAGACCAAGTGCTACAGCTGAAATAACAGCACCAACCATACCTCCACCATTAGAGAAACCACCTACAAACCATCCGTTTTTAGAAGCCTCAACAGTTAATTCCCCAGCCTTAACAATTTTTTCAAACAACACTTCAGCAGATGCCAACTGATAAGCCTTGTTAAACGCTTTATCTCCAAGCACAACCCACTTAGAATGGTCTTCAACAGGAGCAAACACACCCTTCGACGCACCATATTGAACACCTTCTACTTTCAATTCTCGTGGAAGAGTAGGTTTGTTAAAATGAGTTTCAGGGGAGTGAAATGTGAATTTATTATTTCGATTGCTTTTAAAAGGATGGTCAATTAACTGCTTTCTGTTCTCATCAAAATGTAAAGGGTCTATCCCTAACGCATTATAAGGATAATTAGGATAAAAAACCTCTTTATTATTTTCTGTATATTTATAGGTGTCATACAGCAACCCTTTAGCAACAATACTCTTTTCAAGAGTTCTATCCCCTCGATGTAATTCGTATCCTACAATAGAGTTCCTTTCTTGATTTGTTAAAAGTCCATTCTTCTCTGCTACATTTAAAAACGCGTGAATAACATAAGGGTCTAAATCAACACCAAGAGGATATATAAGACTACGTTGGAAAGGATTTAAATCCTCTCCTGAAATAAAAGGAGCTGTTATATTATCAGGCATACGAAAATGTCGTATAGGTTTACAGAAAAACTGAGTAGCCTTTTCATCTAAATCAAAATAACTTTTTCCATTTATATTTTTATCAGATTTTCCATCTTTTCCATAAAATTGACGGAACTTAGCTTGATACACCTTAGGTATATCACTTGTCTCAATAAGTAACTTGGAAGAATCATATAAATCCTTATTATCAGGGTAATTAAAAGAAGACTCCCAGTAACCCATCTCTCCTTTCATATAATCAACAGGTTTACAACCTTTATACAAAGGAACTTTATGTGTACAGTCAAAATTAAATGTAACGGCTCTATCTAAATATATTTTTGAAAATGTGAGGTCTGTTTCCTTTACTTCTTCTTTACGCAAAACAACTGAAAAACAACCACAAGGCGCAACCGTTCTTACAATAGTTCGAGAAGACAAATCATTTTCAGAAATCCAATTCCCTAAATAATCACGAAATCTATTCAAACTTCTACGTCTGTCATCATCAATTGTTCCATTAATCATTTGTTGTTCAATTGTCAAACGTTCAGGAACATTTACTGTTCTCACCTCATAACCAGGTTCTATAACAATATAAAAAAACTGATTCTTACGAAAACCATTCGGTTCTTGTTTTAACTCTATAAAAATACCATCTTCACCACTCTCCTGTTTAGTTCTTAAATCAACAAGTTCATGTTTTAAAATCTTTCTTAGAGTGGAATCTTTAAAAATTGTAACACGAACTGTTTCACGAACTCTTTCAAAAATCTCACGCTCCCTGTCGTTATCACCTCTTTTAATTGTATGGTAATCATTGTTTCTTACACACTTACTTAAAGGAACAAGTTCCAAAAACATTCTAGTGACACCTTCCTCAAATTTTGCCTTAAACGCTAAAGCACCTCTATTTATACCATTATTTGAAAAAGAAGCATAAACAGAACCTTCAACAAGTCGCAAAATACCATTTCCTGATAAATTATTAGAATGTTCAAAAATATTAACCTGTTTACCATTACCTTTTTTATATTCTAAAAAATGATCACTATATGTATTTTTCCAACTACTACCAAAATTCCCAAAGAAGAAAGGTATAGTATTCTCATAAGGTTCAGAAGAAGCCTGTAATTCTAATGCACGACCTACAATTTGATTACAATTTGTTGTTATTACATTTGTAAATTGTTGTAAATCACGTTTTAAAAATATTTCACGAGGGTGTGCAATTCTAGATGCCCACACCCTTCGATGCGACCATCCTCCAAAACAGTCACGAAATATACGAAAGGTTTTACAATAACGTTCATCATAACTAATACCTTCGTTATACCAATCCGCATATTTATACATAAACTCAACATCGTGAGCATTAAATTGGTCTAACTTCTTAACTTTGTCAGATGTATCTAAATCATCAGGATTCTCACGAGATTTAACTATTTCCTCTGTCTCTGCATCTGTTTCGTAAGGACGACAAGCTGTACACTCGTAAGAACGTTCCATTTCATTTCCATTTTTATAAATAAAATGTTCTTCAAAGTTCTCAGGTGTTATTTCATCTTCATTTATTGAAAGAAAATTATATCTACCAATCCTGTCAGGTCTATTCTCTTTTTCTGCTTGTTCTTTTTCTAACTCTTGTTCAGTAGGAACATAAATAGGAGTATTACAACCTGTTTGTGTAGCAGGGTCTATACCAATATCAAACTGGTTCTTAGCTTCTTCATCATTTATACCTAAAAGCTCATTAAAATTTTTACTTCTGAATGTTGTTTCAAAGTGAGTTCGAGGACTATTTTTAATAGGGTCTCCCTTCATTGCAAAATTACAAAAGGCTTGCCATAACTGTTTCTTTTCCTCATCATCACCTTCATCTTTATACAGTGCATATAAATCTTCTAAATCTTCAGTTTCATAAATTGTATTAGATAACGTTTTAAAATATTCAAAAAAGTTATTATAAGCCGTTCTCTCAACACCCAACTCTCTGGCCTTACGTGCGGATAAACCTGAAACATTTAATCTAAATGAAACACGTTTAGATAACTGTTTATAATCTTCTGCACTATTAAGTTCAAAAGAAGCAACTTTTTTAATAGAAAACTTTCTATCTTCATCTACATTCAAAAACTCAAACTCTTCGTCAGGGTCTGCTTGACAATAAGTTCCTTTTCCAGCGGTATTGTAATATTGCCACACTTGTAAACGATTAGTTTCAGAACATTCAGGATTGTATTCATTTATGGAACGAATGTTTGCGTCACTCGTTTCTTTTAAAGCAGTTCTTATCTGTTTTGTGGTAGGATTATTTGGAAGATTTACAACATAACGTTTTTCGTCCCTATATGCAGGACGTGATATTAATGGAAAAACTGCTGTTTTATAACCTGTGTTAGTAATAAAAGAAATGCCATAAGGGTAAACCTCATCACGCATATTTCCTCTATACAAAGAGCAATTAACACCATCTTCATATAAACTTTCATCAGCTTTCATCGTACTCCATTTCATAAAAGCACCCATAAAGTTTACAACAGGTTGTAAGTTCCATTCTCTGTGAGCTGTCAATCCATAATGGAAAAGAGTGTTATTGCTTTCTGTAATACCCTCTGTTTTTTCATAATATACTTTCTTTTGTAAAATTTGTTCAAGAGTTATTCTTTTCTCACCTTCTCTTACATAATAAACCTTATCTTCGGTTGTAGGATGAACACCCTCAATAAAATAACTTGTGTTATTATTTACATCTGTACGCTGAATAACAACAATTTTATAATATTTATATTGTTTATCTAACTCATTTACCTTCAAACGAATGCCGAAATTAGTTTGGTCTGCAATATTCGTTTGATTCATTGTTGAGTTTTGTTTATCAAATACAGATATAGGATTTGTTATAGACATATAAGGAGTTATCTCATCACCAACTTTTGTACAATAGGCAATAAGAAACTCATAAGTACCCATTTTAAGATTACCTCCTACCATTATAACATCAGGTTCTAAACAAGGTTTAGAATAAATAGGAAATATTCTCATTTTATCTGTATTCGGACACTTCACATAATCGTCTTGTTTGCAATCTTCACATTTTAACTTAGCAGGAACATCACAAACAGCGTCTTCAATATATTTATATTTTTCTAACTCATCAAGGTCAATATAACGAGGTGGATTATAATTATCTGTCCAATACATTCTCTTACCACACTTCTCGTCCTTGATTATAATGTTTCCGTCTTTTACAGGGTGGTAAATGTCAAAATTGAAACTACGTGTTTTATCGCACTCATCTGAAATTAATGTTTTGTAAACACAACCCTCTTTCTGTTCTTGTTCTTCAAGAGGTTTTCCCAACTCATTAACAGAAGTACATTCATCACAAGGAACTTCTTTATCATCTAACTCTTGATAATTACACTTTCCACTTACAACACCTATCTCAGAATAACCTGTTTCTGGATTTGTTAAAAAGAAATAAGTATCTTCTGACATTCTATCAGCCTTTACACCTATAACTTTATAACCTTCTTTAAAACGAGTAGCAAGTAATGTAGAAGGTTCATTTTGTAACATCATTACATTACCTGAACTTTCTTCTATATTACCATTACGCATATAACTGTATTCGGTCTCTTGCATAGTGGAAGGGTGAACCTCACGGTTCATTCCTTTCCTACCATTAGCCATTGTTATATTGTCTTTTGTCATTTTCAAAGTGCAATTTCAAAGTGCAAATATAATAAAAAATCCTTAATTTTCCAAGAAAGTTAGGTTTTTATAATCAAAAAAAAACACTCTAAAAGTAGAGTGTTGTAATTTTTACTTTTTATAATGTTGTTTTAAAAGTTTCGATATAAAATCCAATCCTCTTTGAAAAACCATTACTTTGATAATTATTTCAATTGTAGCTTGTCTGTAGTCGTACCACTTGATTTCTATAACTCTAAAATAGCCACAATCTACATATTTTTGATGAGGTTGGTTATTCCCCATAAAAATTGATTTACTTTTCAGAAACTCAAACAATTCAGTGTTGTCTAAACCTTCAATGTTTAAAACTTTCGTAACGTTTTTAATGTCTATCAAATCTTCAAACCCTATTACATCATTGTAAAACTCAACTTTGTCCAAAGTTGTTGGTCTTTTAACAATTTTTTCATCATCAACTGACTTTTGTGTAGATAAACTTGTTTTTAACTCTCTTTTCATTTCTTCTAAAAAATTAAATGATTACTTAAATAACTTATTATCTTTCAATTAGTGGTAGGATGCCGTTACTTTTCAACAACTCATAAAGAAACAAACGTCCTTTTTGAGTCCACTTAGTGTTTAACTTACTACCTTTCTCACCATTTTTGTACTCTATAGCAACAGTATCACTTTTAGTATAACCTTTATCAGCATAATTTTGATACAATAACCAAGTTCCTGATTGTTTAAACTGAATTTTCTTCTCAAAAAGAAACTGATTCAACGCTTGAGCTGTCATTCCATAATCCTTAGCTATCTGTGTAACTGTTAAACAATCAACTGAACTTAAAATCAAATCGTAATAAGTAGCTTTGGGTTGCAACTCACTAATAACTTGTTTCTGTTGACCTACCTCTAAGCGAAGCTGTTCGTTTTTCTCAACTTCATCAGCATAAGCACGTAACGCTTGAGCAAATGTTTTAGGAAGCTGTTTAACCTCCAAAGCCTTTTCCATTTCATTAAAACGATTAATGTAAGCCATTTTAAAATCATTGTAACCTTGAATGTTAAACATATACAATGTAAAACCATCCTTTGTTAAAAGATACTCCCTATATTCCCTCTGTTGACCATCAACTTTGTAAACACTTGGAACACAAAGAGAACGGAAATCTCCGTTTTCTAAAATCTTATCAAGAGATTCTAAAACATCTGCATGACGTTTTCCTAAACCTTGAGCGACAACTCTACTACTCACAACTAATCCGTAGTTTGGATTGTTTTCAATTTGAACTTCTAAAATCTTGTTCATTTTTTTTATAATTTTTAATTATTAATAAAAATAAGTCGCAAGGAGTGCTTTTGAAACCCATTCTATGTATTGTTTCCTCCTTGCGACTTTGATATTTTAATATGATGAATGAGGAACAAAAGCGGTGCAAAGGTACAACTATTTTTGAAACCTCCAAACTTTTTGATAAGAAATTTTATAATTTAAAATCATTCTTTTTAATCTCACCGCTCTATTAATGGTAAAATGTTGTTTCGTTTCAACAACTCGTATAAAAACAAACGTCCTTTCTGTGTCCATTTAGTATGTAAAGCAGTACCCATAGTCCCATTAGGACGTTCAAAAGCAACAGTTTCACTCTTTGTATACCCTTCTCCCGCAAAAACTTGATATAGTAACCACTGACCGCTTTGTTTGAATTGGATGTTCAAATCAAACAAAACCTGATTTAGTTTCTTAGCAGACATTCCGTAGTCTTTCGCTATCTGTGTTACAGTGAGACAATCTGTAGAGCTTAAAATTAAATCGTAATAAGAAACTTTAGGTTTCATCTCTGCAATAACCACATCTTTAGTTCTATTCTCTTCTATGAGCATCTGTTCTCGCTCCCAAGAATCAGCAAGTTCTCTCAATGCTTGAGCATAGTTTTGCGGAACTCGTCTTACATTTAGTTCCTTTTCCATTTCCTCAAACTTATTGATGTATGCCAACTTAAAATCATTGTATCCCTGAATGTTAAACATATAAAGAGTAAAACCTTTCTTAGTAAGAAGGTATTCTCTATTTTCTTTTCCGTTAGAAGCTATATAATTGCTAATTATGAATAAAGCCGAACTTTCGGCTGTACTCATACTAACAAGATTATCAATACTTTCCAACACGTGTTTGTGTTGTTTACCTAACCCTTGAGCAACAATCCTACTGCTCACCACCAATCCATAATCTTGGTTATTTTCAATTTGAACATTTAACAACTGTTTCATAAAATGTTTAGTTAAAAAATAAGTCGCAAGGAGTGCTTCTGAAACTCTTAATAATATGTTTCCTCCCTACGACTTTAATATTTTTATGTATAAGAATTTCAAAAGCGGTGCAAAGGTACAACAATTTTTGAAACCTACAAACTTTTTCTGAAAAAAAATTACAAAAAAAAATCAGCAATCTATAAAAGACTGCTGATTAACAAGTAATTATAAAAATAAATTAAATTAACACTTATTGCGTTTTTCCACAACCTGACTCGCCATTTCTATCGGTTTTTCTATCTCTTGAACGTTTTCTCTACCTATTTTAGTGATTTTTTCAAAAGATTTTTCTCCAACCTTTCTTTCCTTCTGCGTTGAAACTTGATTTAAACTTTCAACCTTGTTATTTTCTTTCAACTCTTCTGAAACTTCTCTAACAGCCCTTTCAACTTCCTTTTCAACTTTTTCTTTTTCTTCTTGTGTTTCCAAACTAGGTTCTGTAACTTCAGAAGCTATCTGTTTATTTTCAGGTTTAGAATTTACAGATAATTTTTCTTCAAATGTCATAACAGGAGAAGGCTCTGTATCCCCCACATTGTCTCGCACCCATTTATTAACCGCTTTTGACATTAAAGGGTCTTTCATAATACTTGATTGAGTGACAACCCCCTTAGAAGAAGTATTCAAAAGAATCAACATAGAGTTAGTTCCAAATGTAGCTATGCGGACAACTTGATACTTGTTTCCCTTCCATTCAAAAGGCTTGGAAACGCCTTCATAATAATCTTCATAAACATTTCCTAATTTATCTTTGTAAATTTTACCTTTCTTTTTATCACTTTTATCTTTTGAAACTTGTTTAAGACTTATAACAGAAGGTGTTAATTCATCACTAATTGTGCCACTATCCTGCGTTTTAACTTTCTCTATTATAGTCTTTCCTTTTCTTACTCCAAAATCAAAAACTAATTTAGGTGCTGAAAAAGAATCTCCCTCCATATCAAGATTAACTTGCACATCACTGTCTAACACTTCTTCCAAAGTCATATCGCCTTTTACCCAATTAACAGGGTCATTGTATGTCTGTGCCTTTTCAGCCTGTTGTCTCACATTCTGTAATTCAACAGAATTTTCAGAAATCATATCAGGAGTAACACCAAACAATTGGGTAGAAATGCCATTGTCAAACAACAACTTATTTAATAATATAGAAGCCTGTACCACATCATTGTTTTCTAAAATAGAATCGAACTGTTGTAACAAATCTCCTTGACTTTGCAAATGAGCAGGATAAACCACAACATCTCCGTTTTCTTTTATAAACACTAAAGGTATCTTTTTACCCTTATTCTGTTCTGTTCTATATTGATTTAACAAATTAAGACCTGTTGTAACTTTTGTGTTATTTTTAGAATAAATCTTTTCATCCTGCATATAACCAACATCTACAACTTTTTCCTTAGTCTGTTCTGTTAAAGGCTGTAAACGAACAACAACATTCCCATCATCGTTTCTACCAACTCTAATATTAGGAACACCTAATAACGTCTCTTCAACAACAACTGACAGTTTGTCAGTCAAGTTCATTGTTCCTGTGTCTCGTTTATTAGAAATAGCTTCATCCACCTCATTTACAACCCGATTACGATAAGCCAACATTTCAGGAGCAGTTGAATTTTCTTTAAGTTCATCAGCAGAAGGATTAGATTTCATCACAGAAACAACCCTACCACTATCGTCAAGTAACTGTATAACAACTTGTGAAGTTAATCTCTCACGAGATTCTGTCATTACCTTTTTAGTTTCCTCATTTGGGTTGTTAGAATAATTTCTTTGAGCCTTTTTGTAATTTTGTAACAATGTTGTATTATAAGGGTCATTCCACACAATTCGAGCTGACAATTTGTCACCTCTTTTAACCTCTCTTGCTGCAACATTATCTATTCCTCCGTCAAATGTAGCTTGCACTTGTTCAAAAGTACCATCTTCATTTTCCCTATAAAGTGGTTGATAATTTCTACTAATAGCAGGAATTTGCATTATTCTTAAATTTCCTAAATGAGGAATAGCTTCTTCACCAAAAACAAGATTGTTTCTTTCCCCATCAAAATCTACAACAAACCTTATTACAGAACTGTCCTCACCCGTAATTCTAAACTCAACACCTTTATAAGTTTTCTTTTTTTCTGATTCATAAACAGGTCTTGTTTTAGCAGTATGAGGTATTCCAAAAACTTCAACTTGTGAATTAGGGTGAGCTGCCTTTACATCATCTATCAAACTATCTATTCCGTAATGATGTAAAACATAATTTCCATTTTTATTTTTAGAAACCATTGCTATATCATACACCTGACCAATTCTATAATTTCGTCCTCTGTTTGTAGGTTGCCACTCTGCACCGCTTTCACTTTCATCAAGAAGTTCATCTAAATTTATTTCCGTTTGTTTTATTCTTTTTTCAGGAGAAAGGTTTTCATTTTCTTGAATTGAATCGTAAACTTCAATAATATCAGACAACCTAACACCATTTGCAACAGTTCCTGCTACAATGCCCCAATTATTTAATTTGTTTCGCAAGGTTTCATATTCTTGCTCATTCTCTTCAAATTCACTTATTAACTTCTCACGAGTTTTTTGGTCTGTCATACGACCATTCTCATCTCGTCCTGTTTTTTTTCTGTGAAGTTCACGAAAACGTTCATAATCCTGTGTTGTTGGTTTTTCAGCCTTATCAACAATTTCTTGAGAAAGACGATTATTTGTTTTTATAAAATCATCAATAATGTCTTTCAACGCGTCTTTGAATGTTTTAGCTCTATTAATTACTGTGTTTGTTTCTTGTCCACTGCTAAAACCAAATGACATAGGGTCTCCGTTTTCAAGCTGTAAACGTTCAACAATATTATCTATCTCAGATTTATCCTTTGCATATATAGCTAATTCTCTTTGAGAAAGAGGTGTCTTTGAATTTATTTTGTCAGCAATATTTTCTTTAAGACCTTCAACAACCTCACCTTCTTCTACCTTCTTCCACACATCATCTGAAATAACTTCTGTGTTATTTTTAATAACTTCTAAAATTTCAGAACTTTTTTCTAAGTCTAATGCAACTTGTTTAATATAAATTTTAGCATTAGCTTTAAACTGATATGTTTGATAATCATTTAACTCTGAATTTTCAACGATTTCCTCTACTTTTTTCCACAACTCTTTTTGCCATTCAGGAGCATTTTCTTCTAACTCTGCAACTTTATCATTTTTACGTTTATTAAATAGAGCTTCTTCCTTAAACTTACTATAAGCATAACGAGGATTTGTTCTTTCTATAAAATTATCATGTAGTATTTTATAAGCTGAAACATTTTGTCTTAAATTAGAAACCAAATAAGCATAACGGTCTAACCAATTTTCCAATTCTTTTTTACGATAATTAGATGTATTAGGGTCGTTTAATTCTTCTCTTGCACCTTTAACAATATCATCTAATTCTTGCAACTTTAAATAAGCATTATCTAATTCTGATTGAGAATTAACAATACCTCCCCAAAACTCTAATCCTTTTGTTATACCGCCTAACAAAGTATTAGCATCTATTGTTTCTAATTGGTTTTGTCTATAATTAAGAGCTTGTATTTTATTATCTACTTCTCTAATTTTTTGTTCATTCTGAGAAATTTGTTCTAATACTTCATTAAGTTTAGTGTTTTTAATTTCTGCATTTTTTTCAATCTGTTTTTGGTCTGTAACTGTTCTATTACGTTCAATCAAAAGAACATTCTCTAATTCTTTCTGTTTTTCAGATAACTGTTCTCGTTCTTTTATTAGTTTATTCTTTTCTTCTAACTGTTTAAATTTTGTTTCACTTAGATGTTGTCTCAAAAGAACAGCGTTACCCGCACCTTCATTACCAAACAAATCTTCTAAATCCTTTGCAAGTTGTTGAGTTTTTTCAACAGCGTCATATCCCATAGAAAGCTCCAAAGCTGTAGCAAACACTAAATCAGATTGACTTATATTCATCTTTGCAAATTCTTCAAGCTGTTCTTGAGACATAAGATTTTCATGTAAATTTTCAGCTATATCATAGGCTTGTTCATTTACTTTTAACTGATAATCAACTTGCTCTTTTAAAAAATCTTTATATTCTTGATGTTGTGGCTCTTTTACACCAAGTTCGTTCAAATCTTCTGTACTTAAAGAATCAATTTGAAACTTCATCTGTTCTCCTATAAAGTCATCCATTCCATACTCACGAGCTAAACGATATTGAGCAAGTTGATTTGCTCTATTTATCATTGCCAATTCTCTCTCATCTTTAGACAACTCTGCTTTTTGATCAGCAACTCTTTGTTGATTAAGAGATGCAAGACGGTTGAACGAATCAAATTGTTCTTGTGAAAGCCATTGTTTATTATTTTCTTCCGTTATTTTTTTATACTCGTCTACAAATGTTTCACCCCTTTCAAGTTCTGAAGTATAATCTGAGGTAAAAAAAGCACCAATGCTCTGACCTACACTTTTACCAGAACGACGTGCCTCAGTAGCCCTACCTGCCTGAGAACCTAATAAACCAACAAGCATACCTACACCTATCTGATCCCAACCGTTCTTTGTTCCGTAGGCTTCATAAAGTGCTTTACTCATTTCCCCCATAAAAGAAAGGTTTTCAGAACCAGCCGTAGGGTCATACTTTGTAGCCATATAGTTTTGAGCAAAAGTAGATACAAAATTTTGACCTCCTTCTTCTATTAGACCCTCCTTTATAGGAGCTTCCATTAAACTATAGAATTTCTTTCCAAATTTTGCAAAACCTTTAGGAGCCTCGAAAGCAAAAGTTGAACCTGCACGAGAAACGCCTGCAAGTGCCGTTTTTTCTCCCCATCTCACAGGGTTTAATGCTTTCCCAACACGTTGAAGAAATTTAGGTGTTTGCCAACCAATAATACGACCAACTGTTGCATAATTACCTAATGCAACCAAAGGAATGTTAGATAAGAATACAATATTTGATTTATCTACTGCGTCTTTTACAAATGCTGAATATTCTTCTTCTGAAGGGTCTTCACCATGAAACTCTCGATATTGACGAACATAATTATCAATCATCGACTGTAAAGCCTGTCTTGCTTCAACCCCCGCTTCATATACTGCAGACATTGTAACCTGTCCAAACGTATTTATCCCCTTAACAAGTTTTCCTATATTATTGGCATTTTGTGCTACTCCAAAAACACCTCCTCTGAGAGTAGAACCTCCATTCATCATTGAATGTAAAAGTTGTTTAATTGGTGATTTAATAGTAGACATTAAACGAGCTTTTTCTGCAGTAGAAGCCACCGTTTCTGCAGCTTTAACTGCCTGCATTCCACTTCTTGCAGCTAACTTTGTAGCAACTTTCGGCAAACCTCGTGTTAATAAACCTGTACCTTTACCAACAATGACAGCACCTAACATAAATGCGCCTACATCAGTCATGTCTTTTGCCCAAAAACTTGCAGTGCCCATTTTTTGCAAAACGTTCATGTTCTCCTCTTCTTGTGTCTTATACACCGCAAGAGAATTATCTAACGACTCATTTAATCTATCTAAAGATTTTGCAAAATCATTATCATAAAACGCTTTTATGTTTCCTTCTTCAATCCATTTTTGTATTCCTACACCTAAACCTACAGTTCCTCCTACTGCGTGAACAAGTGCTTTACCCAACATAGAAGTAAGACCCTTACCCCATTTCTCTAAACGAGTTTGCTTTAACGCCTGTACCTCCTCATTATCCCTTCCGTACTCATAAGTATCATACTTCAACTTAGTTTCTCCAAGCAAATTCTTATAAGTAAAATCAGGTAACATATCAGGAGTTACAACATTCTTACCCACTTTAAAAAAATCAGACTTAGGTATAGAATCACCACTTCCTGCTTTAGCTAAAGCTGTTAAATCTTCTGAATGTGGTTGAGGAACATTATTCTGTAAACCTTTTATAATATTTAAAACATCAGGACTAATATTTGTATCTACAGGAGTTTCAGGTGCAACAAACGATGGTGCTTGAGGTAACGAAAACGAATTTGTTATTTTATCAACATCATTAATTGCAGAATCGTAAACACCCAAATCAGTAGGTATCGGTTTTAACTGTGTTATATCGTTAAGAATATCCATCTAATTAATTATTGAAAAATTGTTGAAAAGTTGTTAATAAGTTGTTGAAAATTATTTTTGTTGTAAAGAAACATCTACATTGAGACCTTTAAGAAATTTCACAAAATCATTTACACCTTGTTTTGTTTCTAAACAGTTTTGTGCAATATCATAAGCTAAAGCCTGAGGACAATGTTCCATAGCGTTTAAATAAAACTCATATTCACCATCTGTTAAAGACTCAAACTTACGTGAAAATCTCAATGTATTTTTTCCGTTAATAAGAGAAAATGTTATAGTTTGTTTATTTTGACTGTCAGGAGGAGATGTTGTTACTGAAACATTACCCATCATTCCTCTATCTACAAAAGTATCTATTGCATTATATAACTTCTTATAATCTATGTTCATTGCAGATAAGTAAGGAGCAATTTCTTGTACCTTAGGTTTTAATTCTTGTTTATAAGTTTCACCTCCTGCTAACAGTTTTTCATTACGAAACATTTCTTTCAACTTATTACCCGCCTCATCATTGTAAAAATCCTCATTTCGGTAATCTTCAACACCATTTAATTTTACAGTAGAATTAATAGGAAGAGGTTTCTCTTTTAAACCTCCTTTTTCATTATAATTCATGTAGACAACATTTCTAAACGCTTCCATTCCATCTCTACTTGCAAAATCAAACGCTTTCGACATATCTCCTACAATTTCGTAACCATCTATTTGTATTAAAAACTTATCTCCTTTATTAAAAGTTATTGTAGGAGCACCATCGTTTGCTCGTTTACGCAAGTCGTCTCTTATCTTATTACTTGCATCATCATTACCCAACTTTATTACCTCACCATTGCGACGAATCTGAGGTTGTACATTATTTTCATTATTTATAACACTTGAAACAAAAGCCCAAGTAGGACTCTTTTGACGCTCCGTTGAAGATAATGTAGGCATTGTAAAAGATGTTGTACCTCCTTGATAATACAAATTAGAAAGTCGCTCAGCTGTATAATTTTTTAAACCCATTGAAGTGAAATAATCATCTCCGCTTTTGTCTGAACCTTCACGAGCATAAAAGTTAATCATAATAGATTCTACAAGACCTTTTTCATTTCTTTTAACAGGTTTAATAGGGTAATTACCATAACTCAATCCTAACACACCTTTTAAATAAGGATACTTTACAAACATTTCTTGCCACTCTTTATTGCTCAAAACAGTTCCCTGCGATGTTAGTTTTATAAAGTCGTTCTCATTTATGTTCTTTTTACCACCTTCTGTCATGGCAACCCTAATCAATGCTTTCTTATCTACATTACTCAAACTTACGTCACTGCTTCCAATTCTTTGAACCTGATACATCAACATGCTTGTCTTTTCTCTATCAGATAAAGACTGATAATTGGGTATTCTACTAACCAAAAGACTTACAATGTCATTAGACGCTTTTAGTGTAACCTCTCTATCTTTTTTCCACCATGCATCTAACCGAGCTTTATTTTCACTCATCTTACGAAGCTCGTCTTTAAAAGTTAAACGGTCTTTTTTTGTAAACTTATCAGCTATAACAGATTCCAATGCAACTCTTTTCCTTACATAATTATTAGGTTCTCCATTGTTGTCTTTATAATAATTATAATAATTACTTTTTAGTTCTTTTGGAAGTTTAGCGATTAAATCATCAACAGAGGAGTCGGATTCATTAATAAGATTACGTAAACGATTTTGAAACGCATCTACTGCGTTTTGTAAATCATTTGTATCAAGCGAAGTATTATCAGCAGTAGCCTTATTAATAGCAGGGTCATGTGGAACACCCGCTTCACCTCCTTCAACAGGCTCCAACTGTCCTGTCTTAGCATTATAACGCAAACCCTCCTTAAGTAAATCAATCTCCATCTGCTCACGTTTCAAAGCTCTATCTAAACCTTTTTGATAAGCATCAAAGTTCATTCTTGCTTGATTCCAATACGCTTGGTCGGTTTCATATGTTTCTTTAATGGTTTTCATACGATACATAGCTTGTAAACCATTCATATCAGCATTATGTTGTAAATAATTAGCCTGAGCTAACCCTTTTTGCTGACGAACATCTTCACTGTCTGTATCTAAAATACGATAGTTGTCTTTAACAGAATTTAACCTATCAATATTTTCTTTCAAATAAACAGCGGTTGTTGAATTTTTGTCTTTAACATTCTCCAACTGTGATTTTAACTCAGAAATAGAACTATCCAAACTTTGATTAAAAGAAGAACCTAATTGTTCAGGAGTACTTTGTTTATATATTCTCCACTTTGCATCTAATTGTTGTTGCTGCTTACCTTCATCACTTAGTAAAGTAGAAGCGTAAAGAGATACTTCAGAAGGTGTCATTCCTTTAACTGTCGTTCTTTTAAATCTTCCTCCTTCAACAGGTATATCTATAGTTTGTTCAGAGTCTTTATATAACTCTGTCATTTTATCTTGAAGCTCCTTTTTGTAGTCTACATATTTTTTATAACCTCTATTGACAAATGTACTACCCACTTTTCCATCGTTCATCCATGTGTTTATAGGTTCCATTGCTTCAGCTTCGTTCACTTCAGAATAACCTCCTTTTGCACCCAATTTCTTAGCTTCAGCAATATCATTAATAGTACCTTTTGCTTGTTGTGTCATTTGGTAGGCTGTAATGACATTTGCATCAACAGCTTGTTTGACAATATTAGACAACTCTCTTGTTACCCCGTTGGAGTCAAGTTTCATTGTACCTCTCTGATTTATTTTATCTGTTAATGTTTGAAGACGCGAATATAAATACAATTTATCTGTATCTTTAAGTAAATCCATAGAACCGTATTGGTCTAAAAGATTTTGTATCTTCTCAAAATTAGCATCATGTTTTTGTTGACGATATGTTTGTATCTGAGCTGTCAACTGAACATCGTATGGATTTACCCATTCCCTATATTCTCGTCTGTGTCCGTATGCACTTGCCATTCCTTATCCTTTTTTGTTGTATTTACCAATAGCCCCTTTTACAATAGACATACTTGCTTCATGTTCTTGTTTTGCCGCAAGAGCTTTTGCCTTTTCTTCTGCCAACTTAGCTTCAGCTAATCTTTTAGAAACTTCTGCCGATAAACGTTCATAATCCAAAGCAAATCCGTTATTATCCCAACGTTCTCCTGTATCTATTTCTCTTGTTCTACCAAAAATATCTGTTTTATAATTATCAGTTAATTGGTTCACCTGAGCCATTCTATTACGAGTTTCCCACTCTCTCATACGATTATTCTGAACCTTTTCAAACCAATCGTTATAGTCTCTTACTGTATTTTCATAAGCCATCAACTGACGTTGTTCAAAGTTCAATAAATCTTGAGCTCTTGCATTTTCCTCCATATTAGACTGACCAATATTAAACTGTTCAGTCTGCATTTCGTTTTGTTGATTAGCAAGTTGCGTTTGTCCTATTACATTATTTAAATTTTGTTGAGTGGTAGCCATAGCATTAGAAAGAACAGCGGCTCTTGCTGTTTCTGGAAGACTTGCAACACTATCTTGTAATTGTGCAAGTTGTCTTTGACCTTCCACCATTTGAGGTTCATAACTTATTCTAACAGGGTCTAAGCTTTCATACGTTCTATCAACCATTAAATGCGGAACGATACCATCAGGAGTCAAAGGTGTTTGGTCGGGAAACAACAAATAATCAAATGGTGCGTCCACTGCTCCTCTTGAAGGATTGTCAAATGTGACAGGTTTACCTTTTTCTCTTTCAGGAGTTGGTTCAGGAGCAGGATTTTCAGGAGTTGGTTCAGGAGTGGGTTTGTCAAAAGAATACATTCCCATATCTAAATCTCCATTTTCCTCCAACTCTTTCTTGGCATTATCAAACGATTCTTGACTAATTCCTGCCTTAATGAGACTATCTTTATCTTTTTCCCAAGCCTTTTTAAACTGTTTTAAAGTAAAAATACCCTTACCTTCTGCTATTTTCTTTTCTTCTTCTGTCTTAAAAATAGGAATACCTAAAAAAGAACGTGAAGAAGTAAAATCTCCAACCTTAGCATCAAATCCACGCGCTGTATCTTGTTTATCCATAAAAGAGATATAATCTTTAAACAAATCAGCTTGTTGTTGTGTCCAATAACCTTTTTCAACTAAACGTTTCACTTGTTTGTCCGAAAGTTCTGCATATTTCTTCTGATAAGCTCCTTCTTGACCTTTCTTAATACGTTTTTTACCATTATTGTCTTCATAAAAATTAAGCAAATCTTCATTTTTATTATAAAGCCAATTCATCCGATTATCAACACTATCTTCTATTCCACCATACAAATTTGTGTTCTTGTTATAATGTTGTGTATCACGTTCAACTAAAGCATACGGATTTAATCTCATATACTTAAAGAAAGTTGCTAATTGTTTAGCAAACTCAGGGTCTTTCTCTGCGCGTTCTATCAAATAAGGAGAATCTACACGTAAATTCTTGGTTTCCCTCTTAGGTTTACCACCATCTGCAAATTTCTGTAACCCCGCATAACCACCGTCTTTAAAAGAACTATACAATTCTCGTGCTCTCTCAGGAGACAATCCTGATTGTTTTACAAGATTTATAAATCGAGGGTCTTCTATTAAACCACCAAGAGACATACTCTGACCTATTTGTTGTTCGTGTTGTTGACTATTAACATCTTCATCAGCTGTAACAGCACCCATCTGTTGAGACAACTCATCTTGTAACATTTGTGTTTCTTCAGGAGTTGGAGAATGTTGTTCAGTTGGAACAGCATCACCGTCAGCGTTGTATTCACCCTTAGCCTGTTGTTGGGCTTGGAATATATAATTTGTAAATTGAGAAAGCATTTCTTGCATTTCCGCTTTTTGTTCATCTAACTCGTTCAATTGTTCTGAAATGCGTTCCTTATTCAAAGACTTAGTAGAAGCACTTTTGACATTTTCATTCTTCTCAGCTTTTTTCAAAAGCTCTTCTTCTTCTTTCTCTAACTCATAAAATTTATTCTTCTTTTTGAACTTATCAATAACCGTAGCATATGTATCTGTTGGTTTTGTTTTAAGGTCAAAATTAGAATTTATATCCTTAGATAACTCTTTACCTATCTTTAGATTATCTGAAACAACCTTAGTTCCTTCCTCCAACATCATTGCTTCACCTCCATTCTCATGAGATTTTCCTACAACTTGTTGTACAGAACCATCAGGATTTTGCAAATATTCTCCATTTTCAACTTCTGCATTAGCAGGTTGGTCTGATTTTACTCCCGTAGTATAATTACCAGAAATTAACATTTCAGGATAAATATCATCAACTTTTCCACCATTCGCCAAATATTGAATAAGTCCTCCATCTTCTGCTACTTGATATTTACCCTTAGCTCTTTCAGCTTCTTTTGAATCATACCATTGTTTATAATTTTGCATACGATTCTGATAACCCATTCCCGCATTTATGTTTCGAGCACCTGCCAACACTGATTTCCCAACAGCACCTACCAAACGAGCTATATTACCTGCTCTTGCGACATTTTTATATTCAGGAGCATATTTGTCAGCATTAAAGTTCAAAGATTGTCCTAATTGAAAAAGAGCTCCTTCCATATCAATATCTGCACCTGCAATTGATAACCCCGCTCCTATCACATCATAAGGATTGGTCTGATTTACTTGAGACTGTTCATTATATGCTCCTTCCTCCCCATTCTTCCAAACTGTTTCTGGATTACCTTGTTCATCGTACTGAGAATAACTTCCATCTCCTTGTATTATTTGACCATTAAAATAACTTGGTCGAACCCAGTTAGAATCAGGACTATAATTAGGAACAGGTTGATTACTAACACCTTGTGCAGGTAAAGGAGCTAAGCCTTGACTTGTCACAGGGAGAGTTCCATCTAAATTACTATAAGTATTACTACCATCTAACATTGAACCGTTAAAAACGCGATTCGCAGCCCAATCACCTGCATGATTAGGTATCTGTTGATTATTAACACCTGTTGTTACAATAGGAGATAGTGGACGCACTAACGGATTCATCAATGCTCCACTTACTGTCATTTCTTCTAAATCACTATTATCTACCGTTTCAGAAATTCTTTTTTTTTTACCCCCAAAGGCAAATTCAGGGAGCTCTTCATTACTATTTCGTGAAAAGCCCCCGAAATACTTTCCCATTTCTTCAATCTCCGCAAGTTCAGCAGGACTAAAAAGACCCCCTCTTTTCATCTGAGGTTTATAACCATATGAAGAAATGAAACGTTTATCTTTATTTTGAGGTAAAGACAAAATTTTACTCATCATATCTTCATAAGCACCTTTGTCAAAAACAAACTTAGAAGTAGGATAAATTCTATAACCTTCTGTCAAAGGGTCATACTCTTGTTGAAAGTAACCTGTTTTTGTATATGCTCCCAAATCAAATGGTGCAGGTTTTTCCATGTAAATCTCAGTAACAGGTCTTGACAAATCAAAAATCTGACCGTTTTCTGTTAAAGAAGGGTCTACATCAACTCCCAACGCTCCACGAGCAACATCAAGTTTCTCAGCAGTAGTTAAAGGTCTATATGTGGTATAAGCACGACCAAATCGTTTTTTAGGTGGAGGTGGAGTTTGTTGAGTATTACTTTTAGTAATAGTATCTCCGTTCCCAAACCTTCTTAATTTTATAACTCGTTCCATTAACTAGTCTTTTAAAATTGTTTAGTAAAGAATTATTTTCTTTCATTGCACAAAGATATAAAATATTTTATAAATAACAAAATCAATAAGTTTAGAAATAAAAAAAAGACTCCTACCTAATTGTAAAGAGTCTTTTTCGTTTTATATTGAAACCTAAATCTTAGCTTTCTTTATTAATAAATGTTTTAATTCCTTTCACTACAGCTTTAGCATAATCTTCTTGAAACTTAGGATTACGAAGAACTTTAAAATCTTCAGCGTTGTCAAAGAATAATGTTTCTAACAACACCGCTGGGCATTTTGTTTTACGTAAAACATAGAAATCTGATTCTTTATCCTTGTCTCCATCAGATTTATCAAAACGCAAGTTTAAACCAAGCGACTTATATAACACTTCAACCTCGTTGGCAATACATTCAGCTAAAATGTCAGAATCAGTCTGTCCTTTAGTAGTATAGATTTCAAAACCACGAGCTTTGGAATTAGCAGCATTACAGTGTATTGAAACAAAAATTGTTTCAGACGCATCATAACTATTTGCTTTTGCTACACGTTTATCAAGTGGAACATCAGCTGAGTCTGTATAATGCACTGTAAAAACTCTTTCTAAATCAGGAATTTGTAAACGCAACTCCTTTACAATGGCTTCTCCAAGCCATCTATTAATCACACCCTCATAAGCAATATCCCCGTTTGGAAACTTATGCAATTTACCGATTTTAGGGTCAGTTGTATACTTTCCGTTTCTATCCAAACCACCGTGCCCAAAATCCAACACTATCCGTTTAAACTTTTTGTTCATCTTTTGTATATTTTACTACTTCTTCTGTTGGTTCTTCAATATCCACATCTTCTCCTGCTATTGTTTTAGAAACACGTCTTAATCCAGCAACTTGTAATACATTTAAAAGTCTATCCCAAAACTTGAAAATAGCGGGTTTATCACCAGACCCTCTTTCTATATTTTCACCAATAGACTTCCATTCAAAACCTATCACAATCACCCAAAACCAAACAGTAACCCACAAAAAGGCTGTATACATCCAACTTGAACCTGCAAGTTCTGCAACCAAAGCCAAAAATGTAAGAGCAACTGTAACCATAGTTACAGAAAAGAATTTCCAACCAGTTCGCCACAACTTAAACGATTGTACTACTTTTGGCAAAGGATTACTTCTCTGTTTATTAACTCGTTTAGCAGCATATATACCTGTTATCATATCTACCGATGTAAATAACATAAACAAAAATATAAACACCGCTTCTACAGTTAAAGGTAAAAGAATGTGTGCTTTATCAAAACCTTGAAAAGCCGAAAAGGCTTCTGTAACACTAATTGAACTAAATAAAGCTGAGAAAATAGCTAATGCTCCGTTTTTAGCATATAGCATTTTATAAAAATATTCTCCAATTAAAGAAATTTGAACTGTCATTTTATGCGTGCAAAGTTAGTAATATTATGGGAATTTTCCAATTAATTCTGTTAATTTTTCTACAACTTTGTCTAACTTGCTGACAATGTTATCTTTATTATCCTTAATTGCTTCTTTAACTTCCCTTATACCATTCCCAAGAGTAGTAAGTGAAGTGTTTGTTTCCTTTTGTAACTCAATTAACTCTGATGTTTTAGTAACTAATCCATCAACAGAAGTTTTCATTTCTGAAACCTTTTGAGAAGATGTTGTTACAGCCTGTGAACTTTTTGTAATCTCAGTAGTAGCTTTTGTCACCTCAGTAGTAACTTTCTTTACTTCTGTAAGAACTTCATCAGACTTAGAAACTGAATTGCCTAATTGAGTTATAATTGAATCTAATTTTTGGTTGTAATTTTGACCACTACCTCCTCCGCCTCCACCAGGAATTGAACTAATTCCCTTTGAAAGACAATTCAGATTGTGACAAATAATTTCAAATTGTTGATTAGTCATCTGTATTATGTTTTTAATTAGAAATAATAAGGAAAGAAGGGTTTGTTCTACCCCTCTTTCCTATTTTTGTCTTTACTGATTACTCAGCAAGAGCGCGAACGGGGTCTATTCCGTTAGCAGAAACCAACAAATTCAACAATTTTTCAATTTCTTTATGTTTGCCAATTTGAACCAATATGTGGTATTCTATACTTTCATTATACTTTTGAGCAAACGACTGAGAGAATGTTTCTCTTTCAACCTCAATAACATAATCCAAAAGCTGAGCACCTGCAGGGAACAAAGATTGTTCACCAAGCAATAGTTTAGAAATGTTATCAGTATGTTCTTCCGAACCTGTAAAGAAAGTACGACCCATTCTTTCATACTGCCACATATTACCTCCCACATGAGTACGTGGAGCTTGACGAGTAACATATTCTACGTGGAAAGGAGTTTGACGATTATCAAATGCCATTTCAGGAATATCGTTTGAATAACCACCTGAAACCATTACACCTACAGAACTTTCTGTAAATCCAAGTTCTTCACGGAAGTTTTCAGAAGGATGAATTGCAAAAGGTTTACCTTTGATACGCAACCCAACTTTACATTTAGTACCTAAATTAAGTTCATCTTTAAGAACCCAAGTACGTCCATCGTAAGTTTGAGGTGCTTCTGTTGAATAAAGACCTGCAAAAATTTCGTCACTACATTCATCAGGACAAACAATGTTAGAAAGAACATTCATTTCATAACGTGTTTGACAACCTCCTTTTACTTCAGGGTCTGCTTTTTTAACTTCTTCTCCAAAACGAGCTTTCAACTCATCAAGGCGGTCTTGACCGCATTTAGTGTCAGGAAGATCTATCACATAAGTCTGTTCAATTGCATCACAAGTACCAACCTTTTTCCAATCAAACTCAGAAACTGTTTCATTTTTACAAACAGAAGCCACAGTTCCAATAAGAGAAACTACAACAGATTTATCTTTTTTACTTTCAATAAAAGCATCTAATTTTTCCTTTTTCAACTCTTTATAAGAGATAAAAGTATAAGTGAAAAGACCTTCAGTAGTAACACCACCTTTTACAACAGATTCTTGAACAACACCAACTTTTGCAGTGTCATCAATAGCTTTAATATCTGTTTCAGCATTATCTTCTGTTAAAGAAACGGTATATAAGAATCCACCTTGAACAGCTTTCCAAACAGGACTTTCACAGTCTTTACAACCCTTAATGAAACTGTTTATACCACGTTTAAATTTAGCAGGTGCAGGAGATGCTTCTTTCTGTACAAATTGATAGGTAGTGACGTTTTCTTTACGACCTTTACGAACAACTTTAACAGAAGGATATTGAGATTGTACTGCTGATAAGGCTTCTAATGTACCACTATCAAGTATAGACAGTTCATAAAAATCAAATTTAACTTTATTAGGAGTAACTCCACCTGTACATTTCTTAATAACAGTGAAATCTGCCAAATCAGTAACCTTTACACCACCTTTCAAAGGAGTGTTTAAAAAACGTTGTAATCCCGCAAGTAAAACAGGAAGAGCTTCAACTTCACCACACTCATTACAAGGATTACACTTTTGGTCTCTATAATAATAAGAACAACGGTTAGAATCAAGAGGAAGTGTTAAATCAACAAAAGCTTGTGGATATCCAATTTGTCCTACTTTCTCACCGTAAAAACGAAAGTTAATATTTTTAACTTCTCCAACTTTAAAATCCATAGCGGTTTTATCATCAATACCGTTATAACCTATAATTACTTCATCTACAGTTTGTTCAGTTTTTTGTGGCGCTGAAACACGTAGATTTCTTATTTTCCCAATTTCAAACGGGAAAGTAGAAGACTTATAAGCTGTATTGTTACCAACTTGGATTTCCACTTTTTGTTTTTTAGGTAGGTTCTTAAAAATTGAAAGAGCTTCCAAACCTTGTTTGTTATGTTTAGTATCTACTTTAAAAATACCCAACTGCCCATAAGCAAGATTTACAGAACCACCTTCTGTTTTCACCGCTCCTGTTGAAACAAGATAACGGTCATAAGGTTTATGTATTGCCATAATTTTTTATTTATTTTATTTACAAAAAAATTTAAAATTTTGATATTTTTCTAACATTATCTAATTGATAACGTTGTAAATCATCATTGTTAATGTCAAAGTCCGCCACGCAAAACTCTATAATACGCTCTACTACTTTATCATCCCATTCGGGGTCTATGTTAGTAGAAAAACTACCATCTTCTTTAACATAACCATTCATATCTACTTTTTTAGGATAACGATAATATGTAAGAAATACTTCTGATATTGTAAAGTTATCCACATAAATTACAATGGTATCATCTGCAAAAGAATAAAAGGTCTCTCTCCATTTAAACGAAGGTTTATTGTATTCGTCTTGTAAAAGCTCATGAACATTTTCATTTTTTATCTCCCACAAGTTTATTCTATTTGAAGAACAAGAACCTTCATCAGCGTTAGCTTGTACGTTTACGAATGAAAAGAAATTAGAAGGTAGTTTAAAATCACAATGATTTAACTTCTTTCTTAAAAACTCCAATGATTCATCCTTCACTAACATCTTCTGTATGTGTCGAATGTCGTCTTCATTTCTTTTTTCTAAAACGTACTCTAAAAAACGAATTTGTTTTGTGTTAAATAAAGACACAAACCTACCAACATCAACAGAAATGTTATCATTTGTATAGTTTTTATTCACCTTTTCAAGGAACTTAAGGTAGGCTGTACCTATATTCATTTTAATTTATGTTAAAATTATTATTCGAGTTCAAGTATTTCAAGTTTCAAATCTTCAAATTCAGGTGTACTATTTATACGACGTGCAACTGTTTTCAAATCACCTGCAAGAAGTTCACCCTTATAAACATACACACCTTGTTCACGTTCAATAATTTTGCGTTTTACAGCTAAAGGTAACTTATAATAAATAAACAAAACATCTGAATTAGCTTTATCCTCTGACAAGTCTATTGCTTCTAAAAACTTATAAACATTGTTAGCATCGCTCTTAAGCCAATTACCAAACATTCCCAAACGTGTTTTTTCATCAGAATCAGCACTAAACGCAGCAAAACCTACATAACTCATAACAGTCTTAAGAAGATTTTGATTTGTTTTACCAAGAGTAGCAAACATTGAACCTGCTCTCATTTCGTCTGCCATTCTGTCTATATTACGATTACGAACCTTGTTAACATCTTGAATACAATAAAAACTACCTCTAAACGAAGCGTCATTTATCTTATCAGAAGGAGTGAGTTTTCTGTTACGCATTGCCATGTACAAAGTTAATCGTTGTTCTACATTTGACATATCAAAAACACCACCTTCTTCTAATACAAAATATTTTGCATTCCAAAAAGTATCATTTTCATGACTGAGAATACCTACACCATACTTACGCTCATAAGGTGTTACAATATTATCCTTCAAAGCCTTAACAATCACTTTAGCTTCTTTTTCATCAATGTTTGCATAACAAGGAGACTCAGGATAAAACCCTGTATCCCACACACCTGTTCTATTATTAGGGTCAGTCATTACATACTTACACTGAAATACTTCCATTACACCCTCAGAAGGAAGTTTGGTTGCTCCCTCTTGAGTATAACCATCTAGTCCAGTACTGTCAGGTTTATGTAAAACTTTATAAATTGCTCCTTCCTTAATATCAAGACCATTAACCGAAGCAACAATATTATCAGATTTTGTATTTTTCATTATTATGTTGAATTTTGTTGTTTTTATTAAAAAAAAATAAGAGGGGGTTTACGGGGCAATGAAAACCCCCTCTTAAAAGTGAATAAGTGAATATTTTTAATCTAATTCTACTATAATAGTACGTGACTTGTCTTTCAACCAGACAGCACTAACAGAATGAGCAAAAAATTCTTCTCCCATTGTGTTCATACTACTCAATATTTCGCCACCACGAGAACTCCATCGTCCTTCTCTACGACCATACCAAAAACTTGCTCCTTTTGGTTCTATTCTCCATACATTAGCGTTGGTATTATATTTTCCATCAGGAGTTGTAACACGTTTAACACCACGTGCTATTTCATTTTCAGCGTTTGAAAAACGAGGACTTTGAGCATCATCAATTATCATCATAAACGAAGTACGAGGATAACCGTCAGCAAAGAAACCTCTTTCTTTCACATCAGTCAAATGTTGATAATCTAATGTAGGGTCATGTTCTACTTCAACGATTCCAATTCCATCAAAAGGAACGCTTACAAAACGAACAGGTTCTATTGTTAAGTTTTGTAAATTCTTACCTTTAATAGGAGACTCTGGCAAACCTTTAACCTCGTTCATAAGTGGTTGTATACCGTGAATAGAAGCAAGAGCTTCATCTTTGAACAACTGCATTACATTAAGGTATGCCATATAACCCACACGAAGTTTAATTCTACGTTCATGTATAGGAATTGAACTATTACGGAACAAGAAACTTGAAATTTGACGGAAAATAGAACGAGTTATTCCTCCTGGTTTAGAATAAGTAATTCTAAATCCTCTACGTAATTGATGTACATATCCTTCATTCAAACGCTTAGTACCGTTAATATCTTTAATTAAAGCACCTTTTTGGAAATAATTTTGATATGCTTCAAGTTTCATCAACTCCATACCCACTAAATATTCCCAAGTTTCAGCAAGATATGCATCAGTAGCCCTTCCATCAGGTAATTTTTTATAAACGACAAACATATCGTTGTCTTTAAAATTAAGGTCTTCTGTTGAATATTGTTCTTTCAACATTTCCAACCAAGCAATGCTGCGTTGTTTAGCGTCTCCAAGAGTCTTCATACCAGCATACATTGTAACTGCTGTTTCAACACCTCTATGGTTACCAAGTTCAAACTCTAATGTCATTGTACCAACATTACCAGGAGTTTGAATACCTGAAAACTGTGTTGAAAACTCTCCAAGAACGTGACCAATTTTAAAGTATTCTATTCCAGCTACCAATTTATCAGGAGGAAAATAACCAAGTTCACCACCTACATACTTAAGAGGGTGCATCCAAACATCACCTTCAATATAAATTTGTTCATCTTCAGAAACCACAGCTTGTTCCCCATAAACAGAATCGTATGTAATAACATCCCCTGGATTATATTTTTGGTCAAGTCCAATGTAAAAAATTCCTCCATTAAAACCTGGCTGATCGTACATAGTAGAAGTATCTTTATTTGTTCTACTACTATAAGGTTTAACTACAGGTACATCATAAGAGAAACGACCACCAACACCATCTACTTTAAGAACAGCCCCTGTTTCAATTGCTGTTTTCAAAGAAGGTATTGGCTGTTTTGCCATTCCACTATAAAGGTTAATAAGACCTAAGTGGTTCTTATTTGGGTCACGGTGATACCAAGACGACAATGTTGCCATGTCTAGAAAATTCTGATTAACTGAAATCTTCTCAGAATTTGTCAAACGTACCACCCTATCACCATTAACCACTTGGTTTAAGTTTTGAATATTGGTGTCAGTCATAATCTTTTTATTTTAATCTTTTTAAATTTATTTAGTAAGTAATTTACCTTTATTTTAAAGAATGACAACTTTTAATAAAGGATTGTTATAATTATTAACTTGGAAATAACAACATTGGATCAAACGTCTTATCTTCTTTGCTCTCTTTATTTTGAGAAGGTACACTTAAATTAGAACCCTTGCCTTTTGGAACTAAACGAATTGATTTCATTGTGTTAATTTTACCCTCACGTACTTTTTTTTCTGAAATTTGTTGATTGTATTCTTCTTCATTTGTCAAAAACAATAGCAACTTAGTAGCCTTTTCAGGGGTTTCCATTGCCTGTTTGTACAAATAATCTATTCCATAAAGACCTTCTTTATCTCTTTTTGTTGCCAAATCAAGTAAACGAGTTTTTGTAGAATCTTTCAACTTGAACTCTTTGTTAAGAATATCGTTCAAATCAGCACGATACTGTTTTATCTCTTCTTTTTCTTTTTGTTGTCTTTCTTTTGCTTGTTGTTCAAGATTTTGTAATTGCATTTCAGCTGCTTTCTCCAACTGAGATTTAGCTTGTTTTGCAGTCTCTTCAAGTTTACCACTCATTTCTCTTGACACTATAATATCTGTAATTGTTTGGTCATCAAGTTTATTTTCAAGTTTATAACGTAACCAAACCATCTTACGTTGGTCTTCTAGTTTTTCCAAATCAAGAGCTTCAATTGGATTTGTAAGAGCGTTGTAAGTTTCCATTGCCTGACGAACATTTCCTCCTTTTTTTTCAAGTTCAATCATCCGTTTCATAAAATCAGAAACACCATCAACAGATATTTTATTTTCAGAAGCCTTACTTTTAATTTCTTCTATTTTTGAAGCAACTATAGAATAAAAAACATCTTTATCTATATTGACTTGGTCAAGTGGAATGACTTCCCCATTCTCATCTTCTATACCATCAAATGATTCCCACAATCCTTCTTTTACCAAATCTGAAATAATAGATTTATAAAACTTAGAATTAGAGGTTTCTTCCTCAACACCTTCTACTGTTTCTTTTTTCTCCTCTGAATCGTTTTCTTCACTTTTATTATTCTCTACTTTAGTATCAACATTGTCTTCTGAAGTCTTATCTTCTTTCTCCTCCTTTTTATTTTCTTCTATAGTAACTGTATTTGGAGTATCTTCATCCTCATTATTCTTCAATGTTTCAACAATGTTGTCTGTATCAACCGAAGGGGGTGTTACTTTAAATTCATCTTCTGGCATTTCCAATTGCCCGAGAAATTCATCAATAGAGCCTAATTCTCCAATAGAAAGCCCTACATTATCATTGGTTTCACTTACATTCATATCGCAAAATTATTAAATTGTTAGTCAAATTCAAACGTAATAAATTTTTGTAAATATCTTTTATACAAAAACTTACAAAAAAGATTAAAGAATAAATTTCAAACTTATTTATAAATTTATAATTTATTGATAAATTTAAAATTTATTATCACTTTAATTTTTATTAATCATTGCTACAAAACGTTTAGTATCATCTTCTTTTTTTCGTTGTTCTAACTGAGCAAGTTCTTTGTCCAAATTAGCCCACTGTAAACGTTTATCTTCTTTTTTATCCTCAGCGTCTATTTCTATTTGTTGTTGTTTGAGTCTAATATCAGCAGCTGCTTTTTCTTGCTGTACATAGGTATTACCAAGAGCACTTATTTTTTGTATCTGAGCTTCATCTGCATTATTATCAGCAGCTCTACCTGCAGCGTCAATAATCTTAACCTTTATTGCATTTTCACGGTCTTTTTGATTACTATACTCTTTTCTTTCCCATTCTTTTTGAGCGGATTGTTCTTGCAATTCTGCTTGTTGTTGTTGTAATTGCATTTGATTTTGTTGTTCTTGTTGTTGTATTTGCTCCCTACGAAGACGTTCTTTACGAGCAAATTCTATCAATTCCACAACTGTATCAGAAGTAAACAACTTAGCAACCGCAAACTCATCTGTACCCATCGTGTTTGTATTCAAGAAATACTGACGTATTGTTTCAAGTTCCTTACGTTGTTTTGATGAAGTTGTTGCTAAAATATTAAACTTACGTAGTTGAAAATAAGGGTCTGAAAATTCTAAAAATGCCTTTTCAGTATCAGATTTAGTATAATAAACAGTTATATCCTTATCATTTTGTTGAGCGTATTGTGCAATATTCAAATGAATTTCTAACATACGCTTTTTATACTGAGAAAATTTATCAAACAAAACTTCTGTTTGTGCATAAGAAGCGTCTTGTGATTGTTTTACTCCTTCAGCCGTTTCATATTTTACAGATTGACCTAAACGTTGAGGATTAATTCCAAGTTGTTCATAAGCCATTTGTTTAAAATATTCAGCCATTTGAAAACGAGCCATTATCTGATTAGTGTATGTTAATTCTTGAACACTAAACTGATTAAACATTCCACCTCCTGCTAAGTTTTGTTTAGAAGTATCAACAGCCATCAACCCTGTTGACTTAACAAGATTGTGCATATGCAATAATGTCTTGTTAGTACTATCCCATTCTTTAAATTCAGAAGGTAAATATTGAACATCAAATACAAAGAACGAACCTATTTCTTTGGCCAGTAACTCACGAATCTGGTTCAACGCTATATTATAAGCTACCTGAAATGGAAATATTTTTTCTGCATATGAATAATCCACAATACCAGCAACAGGTAACTTAACATCGTAAATATTACTATCTCCTTTTATTTGATATTCTGTAGCTCCAACTTGTAAATATAACGACTTTTCTAGTCTTGTATTGCGTTGATTTATTTTTATTCCTTGATAAACAACAGGAATATAATCCCAAACAACAGTATTAGTTTCAGGATTATTTTCAGCTTCTGTTATGGTTCTATTTCTTATTTGTTTTATATTCTTTTCTTTTAAGAAATCTGGAAGAATTTCCTCTGAAATTATTTCTTGCGTAACCCTTCCTTCTTCTGTTTCATATGTCAATAAACCTATCAACTCATAAGAAATCCAGTAGGCTTCTGTTACTTGAATTAAATCTTCTCGTAAATTTAAATCACTACGAATTATATTAGCAAGACCTAAAGAATAAGAATTAAAATCATTTATGGAAGGTAGAAAAACTCTTTCTTCACGTTCTACACCATCCTTATCCTTAAAAATAGCACGACCCATAGGTTCACCAGAGTTTTCCTGCAACTCTAAAAACATATTATATTCGTGATACTGTTCAAAAGGAAGAATTTCTACTCCACTATAAAATTGAAATAAATTTTTATTACTACCAACATCTTGACCCTTATTTCCATATTCAGAATTTTGCAATTGCTCGGAGTAAGAGTCAGATTTCATTAATGTTTCCTTTTCTTTTTGAGTTAAAAGATGTCCATATTTATTAATTACCTGACTTGGAGTGTAAAAATGCACCCTACCAACATACTCACCGTCTTGAACATATTTTGTATCCAAATCTTGTGAAAAAAAAGTATTCAAAGGAGACCAAGTCTCAGGTTGATAAAAATCATAACCTAATCGAAAATGTCGAAAACAGCGTCCTGTTGCTAAAAAATCAATAAACTCGTTTCTATCTTTTTCATCTTGTGAAAAACGTATGATATCTTGGTCTAAAGTATGTTCTGCCCACTCAACAGCTGCAACCTTCCAAGTCTTATTCATATATTGTTCTATCTCTTCAGGTGTTTTTTCTATGCGTATTTTCTCTATTTCTTGAGCATATTGTTCTGCTTGTTCGGGTGTTTCAAAATCAAACTCAGAAGGGTTCGGATTAATTCCTTCTCTTAACAAACGAACATTTAATTCTTTTTGAAATAATTCATTAACATACTTTTGTAACAAATCAGTTTTTTCTCTTACATATTCGTTCTCTGAAATCTCATCATCTGTTACAACTGAAAATTTATCTGTATTTTGTACAAGTTCACCTGCAAGAAGATTTATAAGACGACCTGTTAAATCGTAGTGTTTTATGTTCAAAGGTAAATCCATATCTTTGAACGCTTTTTCAATTTCTCTAAATTGTGGAAAAGTCTCACTCAATTCAGAAAATGCCATTTTACCTTCTATCATACGATAGAAGTCTTTAAATTTTAAATTCTCTTTTAATTGTTTGACACCTATACGCTCTAAAGCGTCCATTGTCGCCTTTTTCCACTTTTCATTCTTCTTTTTTGCAGGTATTGCCTGAGTTGGCAACACAGAATTGGTGCCATAAGGAGAACCTCCTTCAAACCAGTAAGAAGTGTTATTAGGTGAATAAGTAACGTTCATTATCAAATAATTAATGAACAAAAATAAAAAAAGAACCCACAAATTCCAAATTTGTAAGTTCTAAATTTACTTTCTTGTTTTATTTTTTAATTAAAAAAAAACAAATCATTTTCAGAAACAATTCTTCAGTTATACATTACTGTTTTTATTGTATTTTGTTTTAACTTTATCCTTAAACGCTTTTACTATTTTCAAAAATTCACTTTCATTATAAGGTTGTTCTTTTTTCATAAACTCTATAGCTGTAAGTTCTGAGACCCAAACATCAACAGTTAACGGAAATTCTTCACTCATGTCTTGTATAATATCCGTCTTATCTCCTAAAACAGAATAAATATATTTTCTGAAATTTATGTTATTAAATTGTATAAAATCTAATTCCATAAAACATCTTAAAAAATACATATTTACATATAACTTATCATTTATAAACTTAAAGTTCGGTCTTTTTCTGGAACTTCAGATTTACATTCAGCATATTTAACAGCTACATTTTTTACATTTTCTTTAAATTCTAACCATGCTTCTTTTGAAAAATCAACCTTCCTTAAACCTTCCATTCTAAGTCTAAAAAAATGTAAGTCATCACCAATAAACTCCTCAACATATGAAGTACCTAATTTATGTTTAAACACCAAACATTCACCCTCCTTTAACTCGATGACCTTATTAGTATTCATATCTTTTACTATCATAAAAATTTAATTTACACTATTTAACATTCAATTTATAAAGTAACAATCATTTAACTTTCACAACCTTTTTAACACTCTTATTTACTATATTTTCCAACAAACTATAAGGATATGTATTAATTCTACCAAAACGTGGGTCAGGTAAAGAACCCACAGACAAACCATTAGCTTTACAGATTTTAGAGGCTTCTTTTCCTAATTTCTTAGCGTCCTCCAAATTTATAGAAATTCCTTTTAAAGAACAATAACCCACAATTGAATAATAATCAGGAGTATTGTTTGTTTTTGATTTTAAATAATCAAAATCTTTTCGAATTTCTTCATTCTCTTCAGTCAATCTCTGAATTTCACCTTCCTGTTTCTGTTGTCTCTTTTCTAAATCAACTATAACTTTAGCTTGTTGTAAAAGTAATTCAGCTTGAGTCATCGGCTTTACAGAATAAGATCCTGTCTTGCGAATAGAAGGAAGGACTTCTGAGGTGACCCATTTTTTAAAACTTTTCGCTGTTAAAAGCTCACTAGAAAATATCAAAGTATACAGCCCACTCTCATTAATAACCCAAGAATCTCTAATAAAACCTTGATTGTCAGATACGGGACGTTTCATCCTGTCACAATCATCCACATGTCTAACTATAGCTTTATGTGGTTCTTTATAACCTAAGATGTTTGCAACATCTACACCTACGAATAACGGTTCTCCATCTTCTTGTAGAAGAACCCTCACCTGACCAAACTCAGGATTTTCAAAAATTTGAATATTGTTCATATTATCTATTTTTTATAAATTTATCTATTATTTCACTATTTTAATAAGGTATTTCATCATCTTCACTTTCTGTCCCAAATAAACTTGGTAACTTTTCTTTTTTCTTTTTAGGTTTAGATTCAAATTTTGTTTTTACACCATCTTGTGTCATTGTCAACCTTCTACCATCGGGTAACAAAAACGGCTCGACGGCTATGTCCAAATATCCCTCCTCCAATTCACGAACTTTAAGATAGTGCCAAAAAACATTACCCGTTGTTAAAAAATGAGTCCATTTATTATCTACTTTTTCCATATGTTCGTGAAGATAAGCATAACGATTATCAAGAGTGTTTCCTTCTGAATCAGTAGCGAGACCTGGAATGTTCATATACAAATTGTGTCCCAATTTAAAAGGGTTATGTAATACAATGACAATATCAGAAATATGAAAAATTGTATCAGAATTGTACAAGTCTGAACGTTTTGGTGCTAAATTTTGAATATCAGTACGACTTTCTATATCTCGATTCAACTGCGATAAAATAATAAAAGATACATTCACAAACTCTTTTTTAAGCATATTTATGTTCTCTATTAAATTATCCATTGCTGCTTTTTTACCACCTAAAACATCACGAACCAGCGCAATATGGTCAATTGTAACTACAACATGTTTCTTATTTTTATGCTCATTCAAAAATTCTCTTACTGCAGTGTACCAAGTGTTCGGATCACAAGGGTCTTCCAAATAATAAATTTGATTTGACCTTTCACTATCACAAACATTTTTAAACTTATCTTTTTCATCACCTTGTGGAGAATTAAACAAAATATCTGTTACTGATTTATGTAATTTACGTTTTAATTTACGAAGGAGTAATTTGAAAACAGTCATCTCCCAATTACAACGTAAAAGAACATATTCATCACAATCAGGATTCAAACTCTTATCAAACATATCTTCTTCTATCTGTTGTAAAACATACGATTTACCAGAACCTGAGATAGCTCCAATAGTTATTATATTTCCTTTAAATATCCCACCAAGTGCATTTGTATTGAAATGTTCAAACCTTGTCTTAATAGGAGCGTCTTCTTTGGTCTGATACCTCAAAATCTGTCTTACCGCAACATTCACCAAATCAACAGCTTTTGTTATCAGTCCCATGTTTCACCTCCAATCTTTTAATTATGTAATCAGCCATATCTTCACCTTCTTCTATATCGGGTTGATTTTCTAAAAAATTACTTATTTCTATATTAAAATCTTCCATAAAAGGTTTCAACTTATTTTCCCACTGAATAAAAGCATTACCTTTATCAGGATAAAATATTAATTTTTTATCTAAAAACGGCAACATCCGACTTTCATTAATATTTTGTAAACCACCCGTTGCAAGCCAAAATGTATTTGGGTTTTTAATTGAACATATTACAGCTGTCTTTTCACTTTCCACAACATGAAATGTATCAACATCGTGATTTGCTAATAAATGTTCTCCAAAAAAAACTTGTTGTAAATTAAAATCATTGTTTTCACCATATTCTTTACTTTTAGTTGGTGTGTGAACCCAAGTTATATGATTATATGGTTTCTTAACTCTCTTACAAGTATTTCTGTCATACAACATTATTTTCCCTGTTCTACAATCAAAATCCTCATCTAACTGCCAAAAAACAACGGCTCTGTCATTCCATTTTTCAACAGTACCTAACCTATACCTACGAACAATTAAATCAACACTATCTTTAGGAAAATGATTATATAAAAAGTAAGTGAAAGAGTTTAGAGGTTCTTCCAAACTCTTATTCACATACTTAGAATTAATAATATTTACAGAATCCTTTTCTTGATACTCTGATTTAACTTCATTATTTGAAACATATAACGATGCATCTTTTGGCAAATCTGACATCTTAGGCGCAAGATGATAACCACAAGAAATTTCTCTATTACAACGACCAAATTTATCACCTATCTTTTCTCCTGTAACTTTATCTACATACAATACAAAACTATGTTTTCTGCCACAAGAAGGACAAGTATGTCGTGATTTTAAACCTGTGTATTTTTCTAAACCAAATCGTTCAACAAATGTATGTAAAACTTTATCATTGTTCTCCTTCTTCTCCCTCTGTATCTGTTGTAAAGCCATTTTTTTCTAAAATATCTTTATAATTAAAACTATAACCATCTTCAAGCACCACTTCATCACCAACAATCTTATAATCTTCTTTCTGACTATTGTAACTTATAGACTTCATTGTTATAACTTTACTTTTGTCCAACTCATCATTAAAAATATCTATACCATTTTTAAACTTATTCATCAAATGAAGACAAGAAGTTTCTTTTACAAAAGGCAAAAGCATATCTAATTTTTCATTACCTGTCTGTTTTTTTATTTTATATTTAGTACTCATCTCATCTTTTGGAGAATAATTGAAAAGAGTTTCAACTTCAATACCATAGGTTTCTTTCAACATATGAGCTCCCCAATTAAGTTGGTAATAATAAGAATCATAAAAACCTTTAGTACCAGACTTAAAGTCTATAATTGCTAATTTTTCTTGTGGAACTATGAAAACTTTCTCTTTCATTTTAGGGTCACCTTTCTTAATTCCATTTTTACCATCTCGAAGATAAACTTCACCTGTTGGAACAAAAGCCTTTATTTTAACAGGTTCTTTTATTGTACACAACAAATCCACAGGTGTAGCCGCTAAATAATTTTTATCCATCACTACTAACTCTGTGGCAATAGGTTTAATGTCGAAATCAGATACAAACCTACAAAAACCTATTAACGCATTCCACAAATGAACTCTATATTTTTCTATAATAAAAACAAGTCTTGATTTTCTTAGAACTTTATCCTCAACAGCCTTGTTATATAAGTCTTTTTCAAAACTTTCTTTATTAAATTCAAAATCATTTAACAACAATGAAAAAGTATAGTGCATTAAAGTACCATAATCCGCACGTTCTTGTGAATACTCGTCAGGGTTAATCCCCTTCATTCTCATTTCTACTTTCCACTTATTAAGACCGTCTTCCTTTTCTGTTGAAGTTTCTCCCCAACTAATCATTGTTGTAAGAGAATACCCCCAATCCAAAATTTCAGTTCCTACTTTTGGAACATCTCCCTCCCAAAACAAAGGAAGTTTCACATACAAACGGTCACCCTTATAAAGATAACGCTTGAATGTGAAACTTGGTCTTTTCAAATCAGTTCCCTCAGAAGAAGGATAGATTTTATTTGTTAATGTTTCTTCATCAAAGTTTTCAGAGTCAAATGTCTCATTTAATTGCTTCAAGACATTTAAATAAATTTCTTCTTTCTTCTTTTGTAATTCTGCTGTCATAAAACTTTTAATTATTAATTCGGTTGCAAAATTACAAATTAAATTTTATTCTACAAACTTTTTTGAAGAAAAATTTATTATGCTTGTTTTAAATCACCACACAAATGAGATATTGTAGGAGTAACTTCTACACCAACAACATAACCCTGCCCTTGTATTTGAGGCTTTCTACCCTCAGGAATAAGAGTGTGTCCAGTAAAACTTACTACACCTGTTCCAACTTGTGTAAACGAAACAAAGTATGAATTATTAGCCTCCAAACCTTGAGTAAGTCCCGCACCTGCTGAAATTGTAATAGTTACAGGGTTTGAACCGTTGTTAATAAAAATATTTGTATTATTATCTTCTTTGGTTAATACATAATCAGTTGTAACCTCCTTATACAAGTTTCTGTTTTTAATAAACTCTTTACTTGTACTATCATTTTGAACTAAGTTTGCTTGTGTAGGTTTAAAAGCAGACAGATTTACACTTATATCTGGAAGATTTTGTGAACGTTTGACAGTCAAAACATAAGTATTATTATCAAACTCCATTCCTGTCAAATGTTTATCCGCTGTAAATATATATTTACTCAAATCAACAGACAAATCTGTTTTTCCATTATTCTGTGTTAGTTTCAATGTATTACCGTCTAATGCAAAACCTGTTACATAAGTATCAGTTCCTGCACCTCCACCACCTCCTAAAACAGGAGTTAAATCCAGAGTTATGTCTGTTTTTCCATTTTGTTTTAAAACAATAGACTTGCTGTTTAATTGAAGGTCTGTCACATAAGTATCAGTTCCTCCACCACCTCCCTTCAAAGACGCCAAATCAACAGTCAAAGGAGTAAGTTGCCCATTACGAACTAATGTTAACACTGTTCCTTCAAGTTTCAACTCTGTACCATAAAAATTAGCTAAAAATACAGAAGCGTTTATTCTCAAAGGAGATTTTACCTTATTGTAAGTAAAAACAAGATCATTACCAACAATCTCAACATTTTGAACATGAATGTCCTGAGAAGCAACTGCATAATCACTTAAATCTATTGTGGAAATTTTATGTTCACCCTTCTCAGTTGTCAAATACAACTCAATAGTATCTCCAACACGTTTTATTGAAGGAACAGCACTTTCAAAAGATATAAAAGTAGGCTCTTGTTTTATAACAAGTGTTTTCTCATCTTTTGATTTTAACGAACGAAACTCATACCAACCATCAGTTGTTCTTTCTTTATAAATCTCAGCACCCCCTCCAACATTTCTAAATGGTAAAACATCATTCATTAACTTATACAAAAGGTCATCTATCCATTCAAAAATATGTTCAGCTCTTGAACCTTTTGGTAAATTAATTACTCTAAAACCTCTGCCATCATAAATTACACATTTACTGTCCACAAAAAACTTGCAACCACAAGGTTCTGGTCGACAAGGTGAAGGTGGACAACAATTATTCATATTAAAACTCATCTCAACAATTTTTATTTAGCAAAGATAATCAATGAAATTTCAAAATCAAAATAGATAAGAAAATCATAATAGCAATTGGATTAACTATCAAAACAATTACCTAAAACAAACAATGTCTTAGGTTTTGTACGCGATTACAGGTCAATGTAATGACGTAGTAATCCGTACGGGCGTACTGCAAGCCCCTATCGGGTACTGAAATTCTCCGATTACTTTTCTTAAAATGTTGAGCGAACCGTTTAAATCCGCATTTATTAGTTTTCCTTTCACGGTTTTGTACAACCCTCGCTTAACCCTATTTCCTAAGTAAGTATCTTTCTTTTCTAAAAGTTCGTTATCTAAAAAACTACATTTAGAAGTGTAAGATTCTTCCGTAAGAATAAAGTTAATACCTTCTAACTTACACTTGTACTGCAATTGTTGTATAAACGTGTAAAAAGGAACACTAACAAAAGATTGATTGTTTATCTTCCCGATAGAAATGTTTTGCTTCCACTCCTCATTGTAACCTACTACAAGAGTACTAATATTCTTGGAAACTAAGAAATTCACTATCTTTCGAGAAGATTTGTGTAAATAATCTTTAACTCTATTGTTCCTTTTATTTGTTATTAGTATTATCTGTTTAGAACTTTTCTTATTACTCGTAAGACAAGATTGTAAATTCGCTTTGTGTTTATTCCAACGCTGATTTATAGACTTTAAAGGTCTTCCGTTAATAATAAAAGGTTTTTCTACGTTAGACGAAATTGTAGCTAAATTGTTCAACCCTAAATCTATTGCAGCGTACCTTTCGTTGTTAGCAAGCAAAGGTTTTTCTTCTTTCTTATACACAACTTCTACAATGTGATGATTGTTTCTTGGAAGAACTCTAACTTCTACAATATTATCCGTTGTAACTTTTGTAACAAATGTATTGGAAATATTAGCAAGTTTTATTATGCCTTTCTTTAAAAACCTTTTAGATACAGCATTTTTCTCGAAAACAGTTATATATCTTCCCTGTTTGTCTAAATATTTAGGTATACTAATAGGTTTTTCGTAATCTTTACTCTTTTTCTTCTTAATAAGAGAAAAGAAAGATTTGAAATTTCTATCCAACAATAGAAGTGTACCTTTAGATACTTTCGTGTTTAATGCATAGTAATCTACATCTTTACTATCTACTAATAACCTATTTAACTTGTAATAATCTAAATATTCTTTAGTAGAAAAGTAATGTTGTCTTACAAGATATAAAGCCTTGTTGTACAGATTTTTAGATAAAAAACATACATTATCTAATTCCTTTCGTAAAGGATTGTTAGATTTAATTATATGTCTTTCAACTAAATACATTATTTTTTTAATTTTCTACGAAATATTAATTATTAAAATTGTGACAAAAGCCTTAAGATGTGTCGATTTGTCAGGAAAAAATGTAAAGATTTAAAACCAACCAACTGTACAATTGGCAATCATCAAAATAACGAATGTCACTTGAATTTAAAGGTTTAAACTTAAAATAGAAAAAACCAAAAAACACTCCAATTAAAGTAATCAGAGCAGCAATCCACCACAAGGAACTGTGACAAGCACTCAATGTCATTGTTCCTAAAAGAGAAGGAAAAATTACATTTGCTGAACGTGTAAAATTAATTTTTGTTCCTCCAACATTTACAATGTAATCAAGTGCAAAAAGTTTAACAATCCATTTTCTCATCTATTAATCAATTTTTAATTAGTTTAAATGTTGTGAATTTATAATTGTTGAATATAATATGTTGAGCAATACCATTTTTACCTATTAAAACATTACAATGCATCCAAGAACTAGCACCTTTCTGATTATAATCTAACAATAATTCAGTGTTAGTACCAACATAAAGTGTATCATCAGCACGATAAGGAGTGTGAGTGTGTGCAAGTACAATAGGTATTCCAAGATTACGAAATGTAACAGGAGAACCCTTTGTACCATTAGAACCATTATCTCCGTGTTGAGAACACTCGTATTTTCCTATTTTGAAACTATCAGTATGTTTTAAAGTAATTACATCATCTCCAAAATGATGTTTTAACCAATAAGAAACAACACCTTCTTGAATCTCACCATCTAAAATACGTTTAGTAAATTCTAAATAAAATTTAGCATTATGTATATCTTTCCGCCAATCTTCTTCCAATATCCTATCAAACCTACTGTTATGATTAGCTTGAGGTATTACAGGTTTATATTTTAACTTACTACTCACCCACTCTGTCAACTTATCAAGTTCAGAATGAATAAGATGTTCACCCTTGTCATAACGCTTAAATTGTTCTATTGGAGATTTTATCTTGTGATTATTACAACTCTCACCATCTACTACATCATGTAAAACAATGTTATTCACATTAAAATAATCACAAATCAAATCATTTTGTTTATCAATTTCAGAGTTTAACTGACCTAAGTGAGTGTCTCCACACACTAAACCCAACGCCTTATCTATTTTAGTAACTTGTTGATTTCTAACTTCATAGCACAAATCAATAAAAGAGCCGTCCTCTTCTGCTTCAACCTGACGTACAAAAAACACCTCTTCGTCTTGTATTTCTACTATAACAAAACCGTATTTATGAGAACCTTCGCCTATGACACCTGTTGCACTATCTGTATAATTAGGAAGTGTAATAGCTCCTGTGGTAAGAATCATTCTGTCAGGATAATTAGCAAGAGTGGGTTCTACTTTTAAATGAAGTTTAGGATGTCCAACAATTACTGTTTTACCATCTGCCAAATCTTGAACTCCTGTGAGAGGATATTTACGTGTTGGTGTTATCTTTATGTTAGAAAGTATTTTTAAATGTTTATGAATATTATGTTCTCTTGCGTCCCAGTAAGGTCGAGTTTGTTCACTCCAATTATCATTTTTGGAGTCTACAAATACAGAAGTAGGATTTTTATAACGCCCCAAAATAACACTTAACTCTGCATTTAAAAACTTCTTATAAGCCAATATGTTATTGTAGAAATCTTGATGTATGGGAGTTTCATTTTGTTCCCAAGTTATAATGTAATACTTTTTTTTGGAAAGCTCTCTTTTAGAAGCCTCTTTAAAAGATTCTGAGTCTTCTATTCTAATTTTATTATTTGTTACATTAAACCTTTCTAAAAGTTTAGAACAATTTCTTCTAAAAGAATCTTCATATGAAATACCTAATTCCACAGCTAATTTTTTAGCTGCCTCTGTAATATTTGAAGATGTTTTATAAAGAAAATTAAGTCTTTTTATTTGTTGTTTGTTGAGTTTCACATCTATAAAAATTACTTTTACAAGGTGCAAATATACAACAAAAAAATAAAAAATCCAAGAAAATTAACAAAAAAGTAACTTTCTTGGGTAAAATTTATTAAAATTTCTTTCTATTTTCTATTCTGTCTGAAATTAAAAATATAAAAATTAAAACAAATAAAACAATTACAAAAACGATTCTAAACTGTGTCATTTTCAATGAAATTTAATTTAACAATCTGTCTTTTAATATTTAATCTTTCTTCATTTCTTTTCATTTCTAATAAATTTTAACTTCCATTAATTTGTTTTTAATCGCACATGTCAAAGCCACAGCAAGTGCTGCCCATTTATGAGTGCTTATACCATACAATGCACCTGGTTGTTTAGATGTTCCGACAGCAGGATTAGAACCACCTCCCGTTTTAGGAAACATATCTATTATAGCTTGACGTATGTTTGCATCTTTTGCTTTATTACTTCCACAAATAGACGGATTTATATCAACTTTCTTATAAAACAATTCAACCCTTACATTTTTTTTGCTATCTAAAACCTTTTGCCAATAACGCCCAATGTATTCAATAGTCCTAATTGTATCTGTGCCTATTGGCATACCATAACTTGCAATTCGTTCAATTGCTATTATATCATAATCTTGAGTCTCAATCACGGAATTTAGAAACTCTTCATTTTCTGTAACACCACTGTCTTCAATTGAGTGTGTGATTGTGTTATAAAGAACCCACCCCGTCTGACTTGTTCCAGGGTCTACTCCTAATATTTTCATTTTCTTCGTATTAACAATTTTTTGCAAAGGTACAAAATGTTTTTCAATCTACCAAATTTTAAAATAAAAATAATTTTTTTTCAAATTTATTTGGAAAATTAAAAAAAATGTTGTATCTTTGCCGCCGTAAATCGTAACCGAAACACGATGAGTCGTCGGGTTTTATAAAAAAGGTTAGGTGTAACAGTCTGATTATAAGGCTGAAACCTAAACGTTTTATATGTCAACACTGATGAGTTTGATACGATGTGTTTTGATTCAAAAAATAACGATTTTACTTAATTACATACTGGCTTAGGGGTAAGCGTTTAGACCCCTTAAATAAAAATCCCTTATTAAGTGGAAACGAAGGTGTTTCTAAAGATGTTTTTAATTAAAACAGTTCTTTACTTTTCGACAAAATAATGACAAGACTGAAAGGGTTATTAACATCATCAATCTATAAGTTTTTTATAAACTTATAGTACGGGAAACAAGAACAAAAACGGAGGAGGGACTGCAATATTTTTCACATCAAGGTGATGGTAGATTTAGAGTTAAAAACTATAAAAAAAATATTGTGGAGTGATATGATAGTGAACGCGCACTCTCTGTTGTAATTATGTAAAAATATTGTTAGTCAGGCAACTGCGCCCACGACAAGGAACAGGGAGTTCCACCGTGCAAGTGAGGGTGAGTGAATAAGGAGGTAAGAGTCCGAGAAACCATCAGTCTGATGTCAAAACATAGCTAAAATTTCTATTTGTCTGACCAGTTTTTACCTAAATCTTGGTGGGGGCTTTCGCAGGGCAATAGATAACATAGTGGGTGAGTGCTTATTTTCAAATTGACATACTGAAGATAAGTAAACGCAGTAGCAGATAAAATCTGCAGGGAGTGGGTTAAAATCCTCTTCAAAAACTTCATCGAATTATATAAGGATTCCATCCTATCCATTTTGTACTTTTTGCATAAAAAGCATGAAATTGTAATCAATTTTTTTACAATTTTTCAATTGCTCTTTATGACTTGTATATGAAATGGGGGGAGGGGGGGGCTTTCTCTTCTTTGAAACAATTTTTACTTTTATACGTTTTTAACTTTTCTACATTAGAAATCAAAAATCGTGGTAAAGTTGTTACAGATTCGCGACGCTCATCAGTGCCAACGGCGATTCAAAAGTGACGCAGCGTTGTTAATCGTTACCTTACACAACAGTTAGAAACCATATGTGTAAGGTTTACACGTCACAACGGTCACACCTGAGGGTCACGGTCGTCACAACCCCACCGCACATTTTACACAACTACTTTTGACTAAAAATTTTAAAATTAATTATTTTTTATTATTGTTTTTCAGAAGTTAAAAATGTTATGTTTAAACAAATTTTCATTAGATATGAAAAAAGTTGTGAAAAAATTTGGTTTTTTTATAAAAATGTTGTATATTTGCAGTTGAAAAATGATTTTACATTAAAAATGTGAAAATGGAGAGTAATTTAGGAAAACATAAATACCATAAAATTCTGAACGACATAGATATAAAAAAAACAGTAAAGATTATTGATTCTGGTTCTAAAGAAACTAACATTGAAGTAATGAGCTGTTTAAAAGATTACGATGTTAGATTTTTAGAGAACGTAAAGATTCAGTATTTTAATTTGTCTTACAATGACAAGCTAGATATTTGTCGTAAGATAATGTCGATTTATGCATTAATGGTTAACTTACATCGTAAGACGACATTTTTAAAACAACGTACGGCTGATGTTTTAGCTTTTTATATGGCAATGGGGTATTCTCAAAACACAAAAGAATATATCTTGGAAGCGTTAGAAACAAATTCTAAAAACTTAAATCAGATAAATTCTGAACTTACTAAGAAGAATTTTTTGTTAAGAGACCCTCATAATTCACAGAAAAGAACTCTTAGTGTAGAGTTACAAAAATTACGAGATTTCTTTTTAAACGATGAAAGTGAATCAGTATCTTTTAATATTCGTTTTAGAAAACGAAAAGAAGTAGCTCCGAATGAACCAAAAATAGTTGGTAATGAACAACAATAAATCAGATATAGCTTATACAGATGATATTATAAAACGGGTTGCAGAAGAACTTAATATTTCTGAAAAAGAGGTTCGTAAAATATATTATTACATTGTTGAATATGTTTTGAAAATTGCTAAAAAATCCAAACATATATCTATAAAACTTCCGAAGTTGGGTCATTTGTATCTCAACGGATTGTTGTTAGCAAGAGAAATAAGAAGATTAAAATTTAACGAACGAACTAAGGGAATTAGCAAGTTAGATAAAGAAAAACTTGAAGTTTATTTGAAGAAGTTTGAAGTGCTTCAAAAGTATAAGAAATTTGTGCATAAAAATTATAAAAAAAGAGAACATTCTTATCATTTTCGATATCCTACAACAAGAAGTGTTTTTTATACAGATGAAAAAAGTTTTGAAGAAATAGAAGATTTTCAGAAAGATTTAGCTAAAAACAATTAAAATTGGAAAAGGTAGGTAAAATACAAACAATATTTAGAGCTTTTACTCAAAAATCAAACATAGACCCTGAAATACTTAAAAAACGTAGGGAAATATGTGATAGTTGTCCATTAAACAGTTTGAATAAAGAGAAAGCAAAGTTGTTTGAAGAAATACGAAAAACAGTAATAAAAAAACCATTTTGTACCGCTTGTGGTTGTCAGATAGAACAAAAAACAGCATCTATCACAGAAGTTTGTGGGGCTGTATATTTAGGTTTGAAACCTAAGTGGAATCGGATAAAAGTAGAAACTATGAAAAAAACAGACATCAACATCATCAATTTATCAACTGATAAAATGAATATCGACCTTTCAATAGAAGGCGATCATTTTGTAGCAGAGTGTGGAGAGATAGATAAATTTAGAAAACACACTTATGAAATTATTGTAGAAGGTAAGGAAGAAGAATACGAATTGTATAATCCTGAACCAGGTTGTCATTTTTGTACAACAGTAGAACGTAAAAAGCCATCAATGTTAATAGGAGGTGGTAAGGAAGAACAGGAAGTTAAGAACCAAGATATTCTCACAATTACTTTCGATCTTCAGTCAGAAGAGCAAGGTGTAGGAACAACCAAGAATGTGTATCTTGCCTATAAAAGTTCTGAGGGTACTAAACGAACAAGAATAGAATTTAGATTCTTACCTAAATAATCGTTGTGAAACGATAACACAAATTCAACAATTTTTAGCATGAATTACAAAAATTTAAACATTTTAAAGTTTAAAGAGTTAAATGAAGTGTCTCCAAAGGATTATAGTTTTGGAGCACTTCTTTATTCTTTTTTGCGTAAACCTGTACTTTGGGAAAAACCAGAGGAAGGGTGTTTGTCTTGGATTTTAGACATTAGTGATGAAGATTTTTATTCGGCGTTAGAACGTGCAATAGAAGAAATTAAAACAGAAAACGAAGAAAATTAAAAAGATGACAATAAAAGAAACATTGAAAGAGCGAGTTTTGTATTTGTTACATTACACAGATGCTCTGTTGAAAAAAATGACTTCTGAGTCTGAACGTATCAATAACAACGTAAATGTTATGATTGAAATGGTACATAAAGACAAAGATATTGACAGTATGTTAGAAGACTACAAATGTGATAGAATTTATTACAATTTGTATGAAGGAGAAATAACAAAGTCATATTCTCGTCTTGTAGAACTTTATAAATTAGCAAAAGAACAAAAGGTTGTGTTTTCAGAAGGAGATACTAAGCGTTTGGAGTTGTTGGTGCAACAAGAAGAAGATGGGCAGTTTTTTTCTTTTAAAGATAACGAAATTGTTCCTAAAAATGAAGAGGTTGTTAAGTTGATGAAAAAACACATTTCTGAACAAGACGGAGAGGCTTTCAAAGAACAGTTTATAAAAGACATTAAAGAGAACTTCAACAAGGTTAAAGAACAAGCAACACAAGTTGGACATACTTACAAAACTGAGGATTTAGAATATAAATCTTTAGAAGAAGAACCAGGACCAGTCGTAGAAGAAATTGATTTTGAAGAAATAGAACAGGAAACAGATAACAAGTAAAATGGCTAAAAAGAGCACAAAAGAGGTAAAACCCAAAAAAACAAAAAAAGAAGTTGAACAAAAATCAACAGAAGAGTTGATGGTTAATAACTCTGTGCATCGTTTTATATCCACTTACAAAAAAAACTTTGAAGAAATGTACACTCATTGTAAAGAAAACAATTGGGTGTTTCATGATGATATAGAAAGTTTGTATAAAGCTGAAGTTACTGTTGTTAATATTCTTTTAGATAGGATAAAGTATTTCGTTAAAAAGTTTGATGCTTATTTAAAATATAAATATGTTCAAGAGTTCATAGATTTGATGTCAGCTCCTGTTAAATTATATATGCAACGTTATATAATTTACATTGAAAAAAATCTACTTCTTAACATCAAAGATGTAAATAGACGAATATCTGAAATGGAGTTTCAAAACAAGATGACTGTTGATTTCAACAGAATTTCAGATAGATACTATGAGTTAGATATTAATAAAGAAGACACTGATTTTGATTTACCAATAAGAGCAGAAAAAAAGATACCTTTTCTAATGAAGGATATGATAGAAGAATTGTATCCTAAAATTAAAACAGTTAGGGAAAACTTTGAGAAAAATGAAAAGCGTAATCTTTCTCACACTGTTTACGATGTATCATCAAGTACTGAACTTTTTAAAAATATAAAAAATCCTCCTCCTTATGACCCAGATAAACATTATTATGAGCAAAGTAAGGAAGTTATTGAATTTTATTCTAATGAGTTAGAAAAGATACGACACGGTGTTACTATTGCAGGTGTGTTTATTCACCCATTGTTATATTGGCATATGAATTTTTTCAAAACAGATATACCAATGGCAATGTTTGAGGGTACTCCGTTATATAATCCAAATAAACAACGGTTAATTACAAACCCTTTTATTCGAGACAACGAGTTGTATTTCATTGACACATATGCGAGAGCAGAAAAAGAGAACAAAGGTGTTTTTTTATTTGGAACTAGACGTTTTGGTAAAGCTCTTTGGGTAAAAGAAAAAGTATATGACATTGGTGGAAGTACTAAAAACATAGACGAAGTAAAAGTTGGAGATAAAATTATAGGAAAAGATGGAAAACCGACTACTGTTTTAGGCGTTTATCCACAAGGTGTTAAAAAACTTTTTCGTGTTACGTTGGTTGACGGAAGAAATGTATTGTGTTGTGATGAACATTTGTGGGAGGTTTTACAAGTTAGTAAATACAATTTAAAAACAGTTTTTTCAGGAGTTGTTTCATTGAAAGAAATCATAAAGGGATTTAACACCAATGATTATTTCTTACCTAAATCTCCAAAGGAATTTTATCAAGGAGAACAGAATACAAAAATTAAAAGTATTGTTTATGAAAGAGATGATGAAGCTGTTTGTATAGAAGTAGATAGTAAATCTCATTGTTTTTTAACAACAAATGCGATTGTCACACACAATACTGTTATTGAGAGTTCTTTACTTACTTGGCGAACAACTCTTGTTGAAAACTCTGAAAGTTTGGTTATTGGAGGTTCTGCGGATGACCTTGAAAAGCTCACTAAAACAATAAACATAGCTTTTACAAATATACATCCCGCATTCTTTTTGGAAAGAAATGGAACTTCTTGGGAAAAAGGGGTTGAATTTGGGTTAAAGAAAAAAGATAACTTGTCGTTAGCCTATTCTAATATTTATATACGAAATGTTGCAAGTGGTACTAACTCAGGGACAGTAAAAACCGCAGGTGCTACACCAACAGCTTGGATATGCGATGAAGGTGGTAAGTTTAATTGCGCAGGTATGTATTTACAAGCAGTACCTTCTTTTCAGAACCCAAAAGGTTGGGGTGTGATTCCTCTCATATCAGGAACAGGTGGTAATGAAGTTCTTTCAAGTGATGCTCAAATGATGCTTTCTGACCCTGCGGCTTACAAGTTACTTGTAATGGATTGGGATTTGTTAGAGAGTTATGTTCCAGAAGAACGTTTTATAACTTGGAAAAGAAGAGCGTTTAGTATGTTTGCCCCTGCACAAATGTCTTATAAGGAAGGTCTTGTTAAAGACATAACGAATATGGCAGACTTGAAAAAAGTAGACGATGAGAACCTTAAAAAGATTGAAGTTCATATAACGAATTGGGAACTAGCTAATAAAAGAATAGAAGAGGATAGAGCGTTGGTTAAAAATGACAGAACCGCATTAGCTCAGGAAAAAATGGGATATCCTATAGACCCTGTTGAGTGTTTTGTCAATCGTGTAGAAAATCCATTTTGTGCAAGAGAAGGAGATGAGCATTTAAAAGATATAAGAGAACGAGGAAATCTTGGTAAAAAAGTAGATGTTTTTAAATCAGATGATGGAGGGTTACAAACTTATTTTTCAGATAAAGATTTAGCACCATTTCCTTTTAAAGGGGGAAATATTGATGCTCCTGTTGTGATTTTTGAAGACCCTCCAAAAGAACCAAAATTTGATTTTACTTATGTTGCAGGTTTGGACGCTTATAAACACGATAAATCTAATACTGATTCTGTTGGTGTTTTATATATTTACAAACGAGCGGTTAATATAAAAGACCCTTTTGCGAATAGAATTGTTGCAGTTTATGCTTCAAGACCTGATAGAATAGAGACTTTTAACAAAACGTGTGAAATGTTGTTAGAAGGTTATGGAGCTCAGTGTTTAATGGAGAATGCTGATATCTCATTTCAAATATATTTACGTCAGAAAGGAAAAGATACAAGGTTGTTAGCAAATGGAGAAGAGTTAGTACAACATCAAATTAACCCAAAAGCAACACAAAACAACAAAGTTGGTATGAACACATCAACAGTGAACCAACGTTATATTTTCAACCTCGTTCAAAATTATACAAACAGTTGGATAACTGTGGGACACACTGTTGAAGGAGAAGCAATTGAAAAAAGAGGAATAGTTCGTATTCCTGATGAAGGATTGTTACAAGAATTAATATCTTATTATCCTGGAATGAATGCTGACCGTTTAGTGGCATTTGGACACGCTCTTGCGCTTGCTGATTATTGGGATAGTTTAAACCTCTTACCTAAAAAGAAAATAGAACAAGACGACAATTATTTTAGACGACAGTCACAAGAATTAAAACAGTTTGAAAGTCCTTATTCTTCTAACATTATAAGTCCTTATTCTAATCAAATGAGTGTTTATGGTGATTTAGAATGGTTCAAAAAAAGTAGGTAATATTGTTTTCATATATTTGTTTTTCAACCACTTATTCAAAATATTAAGATAGGTGGTTGATTTTTTTTTGTAATTTTTTTACAAAAAGTTTGGAGGTTTCAAAAGTTGTTGTACCTTTGCACCGCTTTTAGACATTGAAATTCGTTTATTCATAAAAACATACATACTAAGAAACCCTACAAGGAGATATACACAATGTCTAAAAGCAACCTTGTAGGGTTTTCTTTGTTTCAATTTAAAGTTATGCAAGAAGAGTTGAAAATTTTTGAAAATCCTGAATTTGGTCAGGTCAGAGTCATTGTTCAGAAGAACAATGAACCTCTGTTTTGTTTAGCGGACATTTGCCGAATTTTAAGTATTGGAAACCCTTCCCATTTAAAGGAGAGACTTGAAGAAGGAGGCATACAACTTGTTGATTTACAAGCCCTATCTAATAACGAGGGCGTGAAAATCAAGCAGTTAGGAAACACTAAATCTAATTTTGTAAATGAGCCAAATCTTTATAGGGTTATTTTTCAATCTCGTAAAGAAGAAGCTGTGAAATTCCAAAATTGGGTTTTCAATGAAGTACTCCCCTCCATTCGCAAGACAGGTTCTTATTCTTTAAAACCGATGACACATATTCAAATGTTAGCAGCACAAGCTCAGGCGATGGCTGAATTAGAACAGCGTTTATATGAGACAGAAAATAAGGTTGAACAACTTGTAACTGTTCAGGAAGAAAACTTGAAACAGTTAAACAAGCTACCTTTAATGCAAGAGGAAGTTCCATCATTTACACCTCGTCAAGAATTAAATCAAATGGTTAGGACTTATGCTTTATCTGCCAATTTGAAATACAATGAGGTTTGGAATAAAGTTTATTCTGAACTTTACTATCGTTATCACATCTCTTTAAATGCTTATAAAAAGGAGAAAGGTGAAAACAATTTGGATATTGCTGAAAAGATAGGTGCAATAGATAAATTGAAAGTTGTAGTTTCAAATCTTCTTAGGGAATTGGGCACAGTTAAACCTTTTGTTAGAAAATAATTACAATTTTATTTGGAGATTTAAAAATAATGTTGTATCTTTGCAGCGTCGTAAATAAAACGACTTTTTCTCATTAAAACAAATTACTATTATGGCAAAGAGACAAACAGAAAGTTCTGAAAATAAAGGGTTAGAATCTTTAAAAAGATTGATATCTAATATTGAGAAGAAGTATGGTAAGGGTATTATTGGAGTTGCCTCTGAAATGGATTTGAGTGTTCCTAAACTTCCTTCTAATATAATGTCTTTGGATTTTGCTCTTGGAGGAGGTTTTCCAAAAGGAAGATATGTTGAAATATATGGTGAGTCATCAACAGGTAAAACGAGTCTTGCTTTACACGTAATTGCAGAGTCTCAAAAAAACGGAGGATTGTGTGGTTTCATAGATGCAGAACACACTTTTGAACCCCATCACGCAGCTAAGCTAGGTGTGAATTTAGATGATTTGTACTATGTTAAATCGAGAACAGGTGAAGAGGCGTTTGATGTTTTACATCAGATGGTTGAAACAAATTCATTTTCGGTAATTGTTGTAGACTCTATTTCAGCAATGTCTCCTAGTAAAATGTTAGATAGTGAAATGGGTGATAACATAGTTGGGTTACAAGCACGTCTTGTACAACAAGGTGTTATTAAACTAAATAATAAATTGTTGGATACAGAAACTGTTGTAATTTTTATAAATCAAATGCGTTCTGCAATTCAAACAACTCAGTGGAGTGGGGAAACATCTACACCAACAGGGGGTAAGGCTTTAGTTTACTATGCTTCTCAACGTTTAGAGGTTAAAAAAAGCAAAACACTAAAAGATTCAGAAGGATTACCCAATGGTTATTTAGTAAAAATAACAGTTAAAAAGAATAAGGTTGGTGTGCCGTTAAGAGTTGCCGAAATTAATTATTATTACGATAAATGTTTTAGTTTAGATGAAGAAATATTTGATTTGGCATTGAAGTTTGATATTATAGAAAAATCAGGTTCTTGGTTTAGATATAATGGAACACAGTTAGGTCAAGGTAGAGAAAAAACTTTATTAGCATTACAAGATAACCCAGAACTAATGGAAGAAATAGTTAATACTGTTAAAGCCACATATTCTAAATATTTATCTAAATCACCTGTTTTTGGGGAAAATACAGAAGAAGTTGATGCGGAATAGTAGAAAATTAAAATCATAACAAAAAATGGAAGAGTTCATAAAAGTTTTAGAACAAATTTTATATATGGAGAATTTTAAAACTCCTATTACAGTGGATTTAAAAATCAAATTTTTGGGATTGTTTAATACTTATGCGAAAGATGTTCCTGAAAAATACATTAAAGATGTTCAAAGATTAAAAACACAATTTAGTTAAATGGATGTAAAAGAGGAAAGAACGATATTTTACATATCTAAAGTTTTTGGTCAAGAAATATTTTTAACCGAAGATAAGTGGTTTTTTAATCTATCTTTGTTGTTAGAAGATAAGGTTGAAACATTTTTGAAAAAAATTGAATCTGACTTTTATAGTAAAGAAGGCGATTCTTATTTTGCACTGCTTGAAATTTTACCTTATGCGTTGTCAGAATTTGGTTATGAAAATCTTTCCAAGTCTGAAGTTATAAAAGAACTACTTGATAATATCACATATGAGGTTTATGAAACACTTAGTTATTGTGGTCATTCAAAGGTTAGTGTTAGGAAAATCAAAAACACACACATTCAATCTTATTTAGTTCGTTCTTTTAATAACTATTATAAGATAGGTAAAACAAACAATATAAGAAAACGTTTAAAACAATTGGAAACTTCAAACCCAGAAATAGAACTTGTAGGTGTGAGTGACGAGTTCTCAGAAGAGTTTTTACATAAAAAGTTTAAAAAATACAGAGTTAAAGGTGAATGGTTTATTTTTGACGACTCAATCATAAATGAAGTTAAACAATATTTTTACATTTAAATTAAATACAAATAAAAAACAATAAACAAAATGAGTAAAATTATTTCTTATGCCGACAGGGTTTTAGTAGATTTAAAACCAACAGAAGAAGACACATTCCTTTCGCCTAAACATTTAGAGGGTGTTGTTGTATCAAGCGGAACACACAGTAATTCAGAGATTGATATTCAAGATGGAGATACTGTGTTAATTGATAAAAACGCTGTTCCTTATGAAACAGAGTATGAAGGTAAAACACTTTATTTTTTCCGTAAAATAAATGTGTTAGCTATTGTAAAACATTAATTAAATACATAATATTATGTCAAAAAACATGAATGATAAGGCTAAAAAAGTCAAAAAGGTAGAGTTAGACCCTTCTTTATATACATATCGTCAAGAAGATATGGTTGAAATAAGCGGTCGCACGTTGATACAATTGATTTCACTATTGGATATGGTTGCTAATAGAGAAATTGAGCCTGTTGTAGAATATTCTTCAATTAAAGAAGGTGAAGATTTTGCAACTTGGATAAAAAGAATAGATTCAACAGAGAAACTATTTGTTCCAAAACGAGCTCATTTGGCTCGAACACTAGGTATGTATCTTGCAAGGGTACACAATGATAATGTACAAAACGGTAAGGCTGTTCATTTCAGTGAATTGAAAAATGAAATGACAACTTCTACCGAAAAAGAAAATATTACAGAAGATACACCTGTAGTTAAAAAATAGCAATTTATTGTTAATTATTTTTATATTTAGTTCACTTTCAAGGTTTTAAAACTTGTTAGTGAACTTTTTTAATTTTTATGTGAAAATTCTTTGTTAATTTTTTGGAAGTTATAAAATTTAGTCATACCTTTGCACCGTTAAATTTAAATAAGAAATAAAATGAATGTAAAAGACGTATTTAAGAAAAAGATGCTGTTCAACACGGTTTCTGAATTAGTGTTAGAATTGGTGATTATTGTGAACGTTGCAATTTTGGCAGCTGTATATGATTGGTTTGGTTTTGAATATTCACATTGGGTTTTTCAAAATACAACAATGGATGAACTAAGAATGGTTCGTAATATATCTAATTCATTTGCTGTTGGTTTTGTGATTTGCAGAATTTTAGCAAGTTTGAATTATAAATGGAATAAAAACAAACAACAATAAGTATGGAAAATAATATTCAACTTTTTGAAAATCCTGAGTTTGGTCAGGTGAGGGTTCTTTTACAAGAAAATGGAGAGCCTTTATTTTGTTTAACAGACGTGTGTAATGCATTAGAGCTTAATTCTGGTGATGTTAGAAAGCGTTTAACAGATGAGGTGGTTAGTATCCACCCCATCTCAGATAGTCTTGGTAGACAACAGAAAACAAATTTTATTAACGAAGATGGACTTTATGATGTTGTACTCGATAGTCGAAAAGAGAATGCTAAACGTCTTCGTAAATGGGTTACCTCAGAAGTCCTCCCCTCCATTCGCAAGACAGGTTCTTATTCTTTAAAACCGATGACACATATTCAAATGTTAGCAGCACAAGCTCAGGCGATGGCTGAATTAGAACAACATCAGTTAGAGCAAGCACAACAAATCTCTTTACAAGAAGCAAGATTAAAAGTTGTGGAAAAGAAAAACGAAGAACTTGAAAAAGAAAGACTACTTTTTGAAGGTGAAAATTTTAATTTTCCACTATCTCAAGAAAGTTTACCCGAAGTTTCATTGCGTGATAAAATAAGAGGTCTTGTAAACAAATACGCTTCCATAAATCAAATAGACCACAATATGGTTTGGAATAAAGTTTATCAAGAACTTTATTACAGATATGGCATTTCTGTTAGAAGTTATAAAAGAGACAAACGACAAACTTATTTAGATGTATTAACACAACATAATAAGTTACAACAAGTTTATAATGTTGTATCATTTATGGTAAGTGAAGCAAAGAAATGAATTATGTAAATTTTAAACACTTATATAAAAAGGGTCTTACTGATATGGATTTTATGTTACTTACAAAAATCTTTCAAAAAGACTTTCATTTAATAAGTGAAGAAGATAGACATGTTATAAGCAGGTTAGTTGAAGAAGGATTTTTAACATACTTGAAAGGTAAAGATGGTGAACTGACTGCTCTACGTTTTACTTCAAAAACTTCTGATTTTTTTAGAGAGTTAGAAATTTATGAATTTGATGAGAAGGTAGTAGAATTGGAAAACAGACTTATTAAATTATATGAACTTAACAACAAACAGATAGGAATTAAAGTTAAAGTAAGAGAAAATTTAATGTGGTTTATTAATAAGACTGGATTTGGAGTAGAAGTTGTTTATAAGGTTATAGAAGAGTATGTTAACAATTGTATTCAAAATCAAAGAAATACAATGTATCTTGAAAATCTTATTTGGAAACAACCAAGTGTGTATTCTGTACATCGTTTTCTCAAAGATAGTATGCTGTTTGACATTATATCAAAACGTTATGGACTTGGAGACGCAGAGCGTTTTAGTAACAAAAAAGGAGCTGTTTATGAGTGGTTGTTTGACCTTTCAAAACTAACTCCACCAAAAAGATTGGATAAAGAATTTAGAATTACAGGAAGTTATGAAGGTGATGTTCAATTTTTGACAAAAATAAAGAAGCAGTTATTATTAATGATAAGTAAAAACGAATAAAAATGAATAACAAAAAAGAAGTTAATTTGGAAGTTGGTAAATTTTTTTCAGAAGAATTGAAATTAGGTTTACAAACAATTTATATACGTTATCATAGAGTGTTGTTAAAAGATGATAACTATAAACAACGAAAAGTGTTTTTATCAGAACAGTTTTGTTTAAATGTAAATGGAGAAATCAGTCTGAACACAAAAGGTGAAGTTGAGATTGAGCGTTTTTCACGTAAAATTTTCAACGAAATCACAGAGAGTGAATATTTAGAAAAAAGAGATGAGATGTTGTTTAATTTAAATGTTAAGTTGAAAAAAGATGGAAACAAATAATTATCCTAACTGGTTAGTACCTTTTAAAGTTGCGGAAGAATTGAGAGATATTGATTTTAGAGAACCAACATTTACTTACTACGAATTTGATTATGGTAGTGAAGAGGGTGGTAGATATTTAACGTCAATGGATATAAATTTTAATAGTTTAAAGATATATAATAGATACAAGGCTTATGTTTCTATTCCTACTTGGGAACAAGTGTTTGAATGGTTTAGAAATAAGAAATTTTATAGTATTATAGATTATTGCGGAGATAAACATTATAGTTTTAGAATATTGAAAATGGGAACTCTGTCTTTTGAAACAAATAATAAAGTATATTCAACATACGAACAAGCACGTCAAATATTAGTAGAAAAATTAATAGAAATATATAAACAAGATAAAAATGGAAACAGTATTTAAAGTAGGAATGACGGTTTATGACCAAGTGTTTTACCCCAATCAAAAAGGGACAGTTAAAAGAATTGACGATAACGAACCTGATATAAATTTTCCTATAGAAGTAGAATTTAAAGGAGTAATTGAAAGTTACACCTTAAAAGGAAGCCGTTCCTGTGTAGAAGGACTAACCCTATCCACAGCTCCCTATACTCTGCAAGGCTTTGAACAAAAAGCACCTGTACCAACTTATGGGGAAGCACTTGTTAAGGCAAAAACAAACTTTAATGGTTATCCGTCGTATGAGTTGGCTATGGCTGCGGAGGAACTACAAAAGTTACTTTTTCTTAGAGACTACTACAACGAAGGTTGGCAACCTGATTGGAATGATAACAGAATAACGAAGTGGACAATAGAAGTTTCTAACAATAACTTAGATGTAACAAATGAAATTTCATTTAGTAGACCATTGTATTTTAAAACAGAGTTATTAGCTGAGAAATTTTTAGAAGAACAAAGAGAATTATTAGAAATAGCAAAACCTTTGTTATAAATTAATTATTACTAATGAATGAAATAAAACTTTATCCTTGTGAAAAATGTGGTAGAAAGGTTCGAATAAGAAGTAAAGGATTGTGTCCTTATTGTAGAGCTAAAGAAAAAGGTTATAGGAAACCAAATTTTTATTCTACAAAACAAAAACAAAAACGTAAAGGATATTTTGAGTTTTTTTCTAAGCACATTAAAAAGATATTACTTGAAAAATTATGTTGCGAAGAGTGTGGTTCGAAACTCAAAGGAGACGTGTCAGAAGTTGCTCACATATTAAGTAAAAGAAATTTTCCTGAAAATGCAACAAGTGATTGGAATGTTTTGTACCTTTGTGGGAGGTTTAGTGAGAACCAATGTCATGAGAAATTTGATAGAAATCAAGCAAGCAGAGAAAATATGAAAGTTTTTAAAAAGGCTTGTAAAGTTGTTAAAGAACACGAACAAGAAGTGAAACATATTAATGATGAATTTTTATCATTAATTGAAGATAGAAAATGTTAAATTTATTTTATTATTATAATGTTAGAAAAGGATTGGAAGGGTGACAAAATGTCACTTTTTAGAATATTAGGTTCTTCTAGTCATTCTGTTGAAGAACGAGCCAATGATGATTTTTATGCTACTGACCCTAAAGCGGGTTATGATTTGTTTTCTAAGTTAGAAAAACTCGATAGTGTTATAATTGATAATTCTGTCGGAGAAGGACATCTTTTAAAACATTTTGTAGATAAAGGTTTTAAATTGATTGGTTACGATATTGTAAATAGAAATAAGATTATTGAATTAGATAAATTTGTACTTTGTGATTTTTTAAACCTTGAAGCTATTGAAGAAAAAGATTTTTCTATAGTTATGAACCCTCCTTACGCTAAGGCTTTAGAATTTGTACAGAAAAGTTTAGATTTACAACGAGAGGGTGGTAAAGTGTGTGCGTTTTTGAAGATTCAGTTCTTGGAAGGTAAGAAGAGAAGATTATTTTTTGAAGAGAACCCGCCTGTGAGGGTGTGGGTTTCTTCAAGTAGAATACAGTGTGTGAAAAATGCTGATTTTAATAAGATAAAAGAAGAAAAACAATCCTCAGCTGTGTGTTACGCTTGGTTTATTTGGGAAAAAGGTTATAAAGGAGAAACAACTTTAAAATGGTTTAATTAAAATGCTGAATGATGATTTTGAAAACAAATAGTATTTTGGAAGATAGTTATATTGAAAATAAGAAGGTTTTGTATTCGAAAGGTAAAAACGATGAGTGTATGACACCTGCATATGCAGTTGAACCTATGCTAAAATATATTCCAAAAGATGTTGTTGTATGGTGTCCTTTTGATAAGGAAAACAGTGAATTTGTAAAACAGATAAGTAAAAAGAATAAAGTAGTTTTTTCACATATTGATGAAGATAAAGACTTCTTTACTTATGAACCTGAAAAGTGGGATATTATTGTAAGTAATCCTCCTTTTACGAACAAAAGGAAAGTGTTTGAAAGGGCTCTTTCTTTTAACAAACCATTTGCGTTGGTAATGACAAATCTTTGGTTTAATGATGCCGCTCCTAAACAGTTGTTTAAAGATAAAGATTTACAGTTATTAATGTTTGATAAAAGAATAATTTTTAATAAAGAAGATGGAACTTCGATGGGTAAAATCATAAATTTTTCAAGTTCCTATTTTTGTTGGAATTTTTTACCGAAACAAATTATAATGGAAAATTTAAAATGTTGAAAAAATTAATTTGGTTTTAAATTATGGCTTATGATATAATGAATGAAAAACATGCTAAAGCTCTAATGGAAAAATTTTCCAATATGACACAGGAGGAAAAGTTAGAACTTTGGCAGAAGATTGTTGAAGAAAGACAAGATATTAAATATGATATTGCTTATAAAAGACTAATTGGAGACCATGAACAGGTTTTAAAACATAAAAATTTAAAAAAACAAGTAAATTATAGATAGAATGAGTAAAAAACAAGCTAAAATTGACAGAAAAAGAGAGCTTATAAAAGAAGCTCTAAAATTGAAAAAGTTACACACTCAAATTGTACAATGGGGCTATGATAAAGGTATTATTCAGGCTGCCAATCCTATGGCACAGTGGGAAAAAACACAAGAAGAGGTTGATGAACTTAGAGAAGCCTTACAAAAGAATGATTCAGAAGGAATATCTGACGCAATTGGAGATAGTATTGTAACTCTTTTCTTACAAGCAGAAATTCAAAAAATAAATATAGTTGATTGTTTGCAAGGTGTTTATGATATAATTTCTAAACGTTCTGGAGTTATGAAAAACGGCAAGTTTGTAAAAGACAAATAGTTAATTTTTAATAAGTTAAAAAGATTTAAATATGAATAGAGATAAAGGTTCTGTTTTATTTGGAAATGAAGCATTAGAGAAGTTAAAGGAAGGAGTGAGTCTTGTTGCAAACGCTGTTAAAGTTACTTTAGGTGGAAGGGGTAGGAACGCTTTGATTTCGTTACCTACTCTTGTTAAAGTAACAAAGGATGGTGTTACTGTTGCAAGTTATGTAGATGTCGAAGATTCGTATGCTCGTCAAGGAGTTCGTTTGTTAAAACAGGTTGCTCTTGGAACTAATAAAGAAGTTGGAGATGGTACAACTACTTCTGTTGTTCTCGCTCAAGCAATTGTCGAACGAGGTCTTGAAAAGATAAAAAATGGAGCTAATCCTGTTTTGTTACAAAGAGGTATTTCTAAGGCTGTTGATTTGGTTTGTGAACATCTAAAACAAACATCTAAAAATATTTCAGATAATGAAGAAGCAATTAAGCAAGTTGCAACAGTTTCTGCAAACAATGATGTACAATTAGGTGAAATGATTGTTGAAGCATTTAAAAAAGTAAAATATAAAGGTCTTGTTACATTTAAAGAAAGCAATACACCTGAAACTTTCTTGGAAGTTATTGAAGGTATAAAGTATGAGACGGGTTTCACTTCACCTTATTTCTTAACAAGTGGAAAACGAAGAAGAGAGTTTTCTAAACCTTATATACTTCTCACAAACAAATTTATAAACTCAATGGAAGAGTTTGGAAAAGGAGAGAATAATTTGTTAAAACGTGCTGTTTTAGAAGGTAAAGATTTAGTGATTGTTTGTAAAGATATGGATAAACTTCTTGAACAAACATTGATTTTGAATCACATGTATAATCAACACAAAATATATGTGGTGAAAGCTCCTTTTTATGGTACAGAACAAGCTGAGGCTCTTGAAGATTTAGCAGCAGTATTAGGAACTAAAATGTATTCTGCAGAACGAGACGAAAAAATGGATAAAGTTCGTTTTGAAGAACTTGGAAGTTGTTATAAATTAGAAGTGGGTTTAGATGATTTTATTGTTACAGCGAATCCTAAGAATGCTCAATTTGTAAAAGAACGTATTAAAACCCTTGAAAGTCTTATTAAAGAAGAAAGAAAGTTTTATACTAAAAAAGATATTGAAAAACGTGTATCAATTCTTAATTCTGGAATTGCTACTATTTATGTAGGTGCTAAAACAGAAGTAGAGGCTAAAGAAAAAATAGATAGGGTTGAAGATGCTGTGAATGCAGTGAAGTCCGCGTTACAAGGAGGTGTCCTTCCTGGTGGAGGCATTGCTTTATTACAAACTTCTGTAGAGCCCTGTGTTGAATGTAAAGAAGGGAGAGATTTTTATGAAGGGTTTGACATTGTAAATGAAGCGTTGGAAATACCTTTTAAGACAATTCTTGAAAATGCAGGAGTGAATAGCACTTATATTAAAAAAGAAATTAATTTAAAGAATAAAATTAATAATGGTTATAATGTGATTACAGAAGAAGTTGGTGATATGTATGAAATGGGGATTATTGACCCTGCTAAAGTTACAATTAGCGCATTACAAAACGCGGCTTCTGTCGCAAGTACATTACTTACTACCGGTTGTTTAATTTTAGAAAGGGTTTATACAGACTTAGACGGAATGTAAACTTTATATTATTTGTTTTGATACCTCACCTGATTTTACTGCCTTTGTTTTGACTGTTTTTGTTACGTTTATTTTTCATAACAGTTAATTAGGTGAGGTTTTTTAGTAGTAATTAATTTTTTTAAACATAATAAAAATGGCAAGACAATTTAAAAACAATTCTAAAACCAATTATTTGGGAATTAGAAAATCAGACGGTCTTTTGTACACTCGTTTAACAGAAGAGGAGTACAATGAAGAGGTTAAAAAAGGTAATACTTTTTTGAAAATAGCTCAAAAAGATATTAATTCTCCAAAGTATTATCACAACACTTTTCCATCAGGTACAGAAACAGGTCTTGTTTCTTATTTAGGAATTAATGACGTAATGATTAATAATAAGAAAATGAGATTTTTGGTCATTACAATTCGTGGTGAAGAAGAAAACGACAGTATTTCTGTACTACTTAGACAAGCTGGGAGTACATCTTTAAGTAGTATTTCAAAAAAGATAATTTGTTATTTACCTGCAATTGATTATACTAAACCTCTTTTTATTAATTCAAATGCTTCTAAAAATGAAAAAGGTAAACCAAGAATTAATGTATTTTTTGCTCAAGAAGTTGATGGTAAAAAGACTTATTTGAAAGCTGCTTTAAAGGTTAAAAGTGACACAAATCCTGATGGTACTTTACCACCACCTGTTCAAAAAGAGGTAGATGGTGAAGTGATTTGGGATTGGTCAGAACAAGATAGTATCTTAAACGAGACATTAACAAACGAAATTGCTCGTTTTGAGAAGGTTAAGAGAGAGAGAGGAGAAGAACAAGATTCTGTTGAAGAACAAAATAATGTTTCTCAGCCTGTGCAAAATGTTTCAAAAGATGTGAACAAAACAAAAAATGTTTCTGTACAAGAAGATGAAGACGATCTTCCTTTTTAAAAATAAAAATTATGGCAAAAGGGCTTCTTTTAAGGAGCTCTTTTTGTTTTTATAATAATTTTTTGTATCTTTGCATTTATAAATAAACTGAAAATGGAAACTTTATGTACTGTTGATTTAAGAGAAACACAAGTACCATTGTTTAGAAAATCTGTGTATTTTAGAGATAAGAATGAAAATAAGTTTGTAGAAGAATACATTGAAACAGATTCTTGTGCGGGAGATGGTGATTGTATAAGAATTATCAAAGATAGTCCTTTTGAGTGGAAGAATACATTATTAAATTCTACAAAGTTTGAAGAGTCTATGAACTTTGAAAAATATTATAGGGCGGATATCAAAGAGGTTAGTGTCTGTTCTAATGGTTTATGGCTTAAAATAGATATGCCTTTAGAACAAGGAGATATAATAGTGTCCGAAGAAGACCCTACATTGGAGTACTTTATCTCATACACTAATGGGTGGGTAAACAAAGATAGAACTTATACAATCAAAATAGATAAAATGGATAAAACAACTGCGGATAATTTAGATTATTTGTTATTGATTTTTGCAGAACATAAGACCATTAACGTAATTGGAGAATTAAAATGAAATATAAACAATTTTTATATAAAAAAGGGAGGTCTTTTAATATTTTAACTCCATTTAAAGATGGAAATTATACTCTTGTTTTAGGAACTCCTTTTGATATTAATACATGGAAGACTGTTATAGATTCCAGTTGTGGTTTTAATATTGTTAAATTAGAACATTTTGAAACAGTTTGTGATTTTAAAACTGCGTTTGAAGTAGAAACTTGTAAGTTTCAGTATGAAAACATAGTCAATCGAAATTTACCTTGTGTTTTTTATTTTATAGCAGATTATCCTAATACTTCTTTTAAAAACGTTGAAGTGTTTGTTAAAGGTGATAAGGACGTTTTGAAAGAAACCTCTTTTATAAAATTAAGTAATAGGACGTTTAATTATTATTGTTTATTTAAAGACAATTATAATATTGCATATTTTAAGGAAAATCATTCTAATTTCAAATTTGATTTTATTGTAAAAATTGAAGATAATCAAGGTGTTAAAGAAAGAAGTTTTAAAATTATTTTAAAGAGTTAAAAACATGGCAAATTGTAGTATAATAAGAAATCCTAATACAAATTATATAGAAAAGGTATTATCGCCTAATGGAAAAGAATCTCTTTTATATAAAAGAGCTCTTGAACATTTAAGAGATATAAAAGACGACGTTATAATAAATCGTTCAACAAACGAGAATGAATTTTTATTTCAAGAAAACGGTGTAACAGTCACATTGAAAAGAAGAGACAGTAGTGATGTTTATTTAGAACAGATTAATAGTGAAAGTGATTTTTCAACAGAAAACGTCTTTAAACGTGTTCTTGATTTTTTTGATAAGCGAGGTGTTACACTTTTTGTAGATAAAAATAACACTTTTTCTGAAAAACTAATTGTTAATTCTGGTTTTGTTGAAAATCGTGAACAACCTTTTTCTTTGGTTAGAGAAAAAGAGGAATTTAAAGCAATACCATCAGAACAGTTGAAAGAACAAGCGTTAACACTTTGGTCTATTGCTTATACAGATGCTTTTTCTGAAACAATAGGTAAATGGAACTTCACAGAAGAGGAATTAGCAAAAGAAAAGTCATTTATAAACCAAAGAAAACGTGAAATAAAACAAGTAAGAGCATATAATGCAGCTAAAAGTCAGATTATTGCAGAGCGTTATCAAAATCTTCAAAAACAAGGAGCACAGTATCAAGTTTTAAATGATAACTTAAACAATGAAGAATTGTTTGATTCTGAAATTATAAAGGAACAACAAAAGTTGCAAAATGAAGTTTTAAATAGGATACAAGAAGTGTTTTCTAAAAAGTTTCACAATTTCAATATTGTTCGAGATATAAATAGTTTTTCTAAACTTCTTGAAGATGATAATTTGTTAAAGACTTATAGTGGTAAAGTTATAGGAGCTGTTTTAGATGATGGAACAGTTTTTATAGATAAAAATAATTTTTCAATAGAAACTCCTATTCATGAGGCTTCTCATTTATGGCAAAAATTAAATCCACAGTTGTGGGAAAAGGGTGTTAAAATTTTAAAAGAGGCTTTAGCTAAAAATAAAGAACTTCAAGATATAGTAAATTTTGTCAAGAGTAATCAAACGCATTTATCTGAAGAACAAGTTTATTCAGAAGCGTTGAATGATTTTATAGGTAAATGGGGAGAGAAAAAAATAAATGAGAATAATGGTGATTTAAAGAAACTTTTGAATTGGTTAAAAGACTTTTTCAATGATATTTTTAAACTTTTTAACCCTGAAGTAAATAAGCAAAAAGAACTTGAAGATTTTTCTAAGATGGTTGTTACTGAGATTGTTGGTGAAAAACCCATACAAAGTTCTAAAAGCATGTTTAATTTTTTGAATAAAGTTATTCCGCAATTTCAAATTGTAGGTAAAAAGGGTGTTCAAAATTTTAATGATACTGAAAAAATTGAGAGGTTGAAAATCGCGATTCAAATGAAAGATGAGGGTTTTTCTGAACAACAAATATGGTTAGAAACAGGTTGGCAACATTTTAAGGATGGATGGAAAACTGAAATTGAAGATGGTCAACTTAAAAATATAACTCTTGATTTTTCAAAAAATAAAGAGGGTTTTAGTAAAAATGTTGCTGAAACAACACTTTCAGAAATATATGAAAATGATGATTTGTATAATCTATACCCTTCTTTAAAAGACTTAAAAGTTGTTTTTTATCAAGAAGATGGGGTTTCAGAAAATGATAATTCTGATGCTTTTGTAGAAGATGGAATATTATATTTAAATTTTAATAGTTATGAAGGGGCAGACAAAAATGACAGAGACGCGTACATTGAAGCCGAAAACCTTGTTGTACATGAAATACAACACCTTATTCAACAAATTGAAGGATTTGAGAGAGGAGGTTCAGCGGAACTCTTCACAGGACAAGTTGATGAACTCTTTAATGAAATTAGAGATTTGCTTGTGGGAGGAACTGAAACAGATAGAAGAAACGCAGAAAGGTTGTTAAAATTTAGTGGTCTTAAACAAGCAATTTTAGATCTAACAGACCTTAAAGAAGACACAGATGTTTTAAGATTTGCAGAGAGCCCATTATTTGAAGAATACAGGACTCGCTTTGTAAAAAGGGCTGCGATGTATAACTATTTTAGAATGGCGGGTGAAGTTGAAGCAAGAAACGCTGTTCGACGTAGTAATATAAAATATGAGGATATTAAAGATTTTCCTTTAACATTTAGTCAAGACGTGTTTGAGGGCGATAAAATTTATATTGATACTAAAGATAATGTAAAGATACCTGAACGTTTTCAATTATCTGTTGAAGAAATATTTGGTTATAATACTGAAGATTTGAAACCTGTTCCTGTTTTATCTGTATCTAAATATTTAGAAGATAAATATGAGACAGATAACAATGGAGAACCTCACCTTAAAGATGTGTTAGTGATGGATACAATAATGAGGAATTGGAAAGCCGCTGTCACGCCTGCTGAAATTTATAAATTATCTAATGATTTTGGAGATGTTGTGGATAGTATTGAAGAATTGTATCAAGAAATAAATAAAACTTTTTTTCCTAATGGTTATTTTCAAATAAAAGAAGATCTCCTTTTTGAGAGTAAATTATATTCACAAGGAGAAGCTATTTTATTATTGACACATCCTGAAATTCAACAAAATGTACAAAGGTTGTTTGAAGCGGTTCGTAAAGAGTATATGTCTAACAACATCTATATGGAAAACACATTAGATAATTCTAAGTTTAGTGAAGAGCTTGTACAATATAAGGATGAGGTAGATGATTTAGGAAAAGTTCAAAAAGAAGACCCTGTTGAAGTAGAAAACTATTTAAAACAAAATTTAGCAGGAGTTAAAGATAGACAGCTTTTCAATATGATTGTAAGTAATTTACAAGAATATCCTTCTTTCAAAAAACGTTTTACTAACGATTTAGCATTTTCTGAGGCTGTGTTTGATAAATATTCAAAAATGAACAAAGTTATTCGTTTTCAGGATATTAAAGGACAAATTACACCGAGAATTAAGGGTAATAGATTCGCTACAATGTTTGAAACATTACAGTTTTCAGACAAAGGGTTAGAGGTAGGACAAGATTCTAAGTTCTTGAGACGTTTGGACAACTTTATATGGGAGACACAAGGTGAAGAAATTAAAAGTTTATTACGAGAGATTGAAGAAAAGCTAATAGATTATAACATTGATATTATTGGTTTATCAGAACAATATGATAAAAAATCTAAAACCGAAATGTTAGATTTTATAGACAACATTTATAATTTTACAGAAAAGTTAAGAAGTAATGATTATGTAACTGAAGACATTCAAACTCTTTCTTATGATATAGATAGTTTTTTTGGAAAAGACTTGGTTAATACAGATTCATTTTATTTAAAAGTATCAGAAAATAATCGTGAAAAAACGCTTGTAGAGTTAAGTTCTGAGAAGAGTGATTTGGAATTATTTGAAGAACAGAATTTAATAAAAACTTCTGATGGTTTTTATCAAAAAGTAAATGTTAAACCAACTCTTGAAGAAGCATATGATGACGCTGTTCAGATTATTATAGACAATCCCAAAATAATTAATAATTATTTTTTAAAAGGACTACCTTTTTTTAAAAATGGAATGTTCAATAGAACAGAAGTACAGAAATCTGAAAATAGAGAACTGATTAAAGACGCGTTTAAAAGTTTTATTCGTCAAGAGGCTTCTAAGTTAAATGACCCTGTTGTTAAAAAACTCACAGAAACGGCTCAAAAATGGACGATTTACAAGTTAATGAACAAGAACCCCTTGAACACAGAAAAGTTGCCTAATTTCGCAAAAGAACAGCTAAAATATCAAATATTCAATGGTAACTATCATTATCTTACAAATAATTTTCATTCAGATTTTCAAAATTATATTTTAAAGAATAAATTCGAAAACACATCTTTGTATAATAATATTCTTAAATATTTTGAAGTGACTGAGAATGGAATACGTCTTACGACAGACTCATCTCAAATAAAAGATAGAATTAAAAACACCTATATTACAGATTCTATTTTTGAGAATTTAAAACAATATTCTATTTTATCTAAACATCCTTCAATGCAAGACTTGTTTGAATATGAGAATGACGGGATTCGTAACAACTTAGCAGTTGAATTTGAGCGGTTTTATAATTCTAATAATTTTTCTCAAATGAAAAGTTTTAAGGGTGATTATAGAGTAGATGGTGATATTCTTGTTGCAAATAATGTTTCTGATAATTTTATAAGAGTTGCAGAAGGTTTGTTTGAAAAAGTAGGACAAATAGAAGGTAATTCTGTTTATGGAAGACAAACTGTAATTGAAAATCCTAATGTTAATAATTATGAATATAAATTACAACATCCTAATATAGATTTTGAAATTGCTCGTAGTATGGTGTTAAAAACAAATGCTGTTGAAAGTAAATCTATCAAATCTTATGATAGACAAGAAGAAACTATTTTGAAACAAGAATATAATGAATGTGGTTAATTAGTTTTAACTTTTACAATAAGAAAGCCCCTTTGATAGGGGCTTTTCTGTTTCTAATCTTCTAACCATTTATGACTATAACCAAGTGCAAGTTTATTTTGGTCTCTATAATTTACTGTGGTATTGTGTAAATCTTTTAAATTAAAGTAATGACGAGGATACCACATTTTCATTATTTTACGTCCAATTCTTGGTAATCCTTTATATCTACCGCTTTCAATTTCTTTGAATGAGAAATCGTCTTCTTTTAAAACATCTTTCAAATAACCCATAGAAACAAAAGGTTCTTGTATGGTCTCTTGAACTTGCTTCCAACCTGTCAAAGGGTGCGATTGTGAAAACTCACTTGTGGTTCTAAAAACAATATAAGAGGCTGCTTGTATCGCCCATACATCTTTATTGTCATCATCGTCTGCTACACTGGCCATAAGAGCCGTAGCTACCATTAGTGAAACAGCAACACTCCATTCTTTTAACACTTGATAAAATTCTTGCTTCTCTTCTTTCGAGAGCTTACCCCACATTTCTTTTACTTGTTTTGTAAACTCTCCAAATGATTTATCTGGCATATTTTTATACGCTTCTTCTGCAAAATCCCAAATTCTTCTATAAGTACCTACTTCTTCTCTTCCTGTGGTGAAGTTTAAGTGTCTCTTCTTAAAACGTTTATCAATATTTAAAGACAAGAATGTTTTGTGCATAAGAACTGCTGAAAATGCCCAATTTCGTTTAATGTTAATAGCATCTGCTTTTGAAAGTACACCGTCTGTTTCAGAATTAGCTTTACGTGTCATTCCTGCCACATATAACATTGCTTTATCAAACGCTTCTTTATACGGTTTAATGTCATCACGTAGTTCATATGTTCCATTTTTGTTAGTAACAATTACATTGTATAAACTATCTTTTCTTAAATTTTCCCATTCAGCTCTTATTTCCTCTTTGCTTTTATTTTTATGTTCGTCTAAACTAAAAAACACCTTGCTTTGTATAAAGTTTCCTTTATAAAGACGAACATCGTCAAGTGTTGCTAACATAATACTATATTTTATAGGTATGTTAGCCATTTCATTTAATGCTTGTGGAGATTTGTCCATTAAACGAAAAAATCTATTATAACTTGCGTTTCTAAGACGTTCATTTAAATCTTCATATCCTACGATTTCGGCGAGTTGTCCTAAACGCGAAAATGACATTCTTTTACCTGTATCTGCTGTAAATTCAGGAAGTAATTTCCAGAACTCTTTTTGAGACCAAGTGTAACTGTCTTTATCAAAGTAATCACTTTTCCATAAGTGTAGATTTATTGTTGCAGTTGTGTAAGAAGTTGCTGCCACAAATGGATTGAATGCTAAGTTTACTCCACTTACAAATCCATTAAATGTTCGAACCATCTTACCTAAGTTGATTTTTTTTCCAAATAAATCAAATTCAGCTTTAAATGTCTCTGTAATTCCATAGAAGAAATTATCCATTGCTTGTTGCCAAGCATAGTGTCCTGATTTTTTAGCATCTAAACCTTGTTCTTCTGCCTTGTGTTGAATCGCAATACCTATTGCATTTGCTTCTTCTAAGTGTTCATTTTTAACTTCATAAGATATTGCATGAGACAAAAGAGCACAATAGGAATAAATCAATTCTTCTGAAATATCTGTCTTTTCTTCCAATCTTCGTACACCAAATTTAGGAATAGTTCTCACACCTGTAAGTTCTTGTAAGTCTGTTCCGTCTTCTGCTTTAGCACCAAATTCTTGACTATCTACACGAGTCATTACAAGGTCATTAATTGCATTCTTTACACCTTCAATAGGATTTTTAGCAATTGTTGTCCACTTGTTTATACGACCTTTTGAAAATTGGGGTAATTCAAACAATGTGTTGTGCCTCATTCCGTACATGTCTAATGAGTCTCGTTTGGCTTTAATAAATTTCTGCCACAATGCAAACTCTTTACGAGATGCTTTGTTAGCGTCAAATCCTAACATATCTTTTTCAAACTCTTCGATATCACTTTCAGCAATACCCATTTTTTTGAAAAAGTCTTTGTTGTGAAATTTACTACTATGTTTGAATTGTCTTAAGCCGTTAAACTCCCCACTGTAGTTTGGATTAGACATTGTATTTCCACTTATATCTTCCATCCAAGAAGGTTCTGTGTTAAGTTTCATAAAATCAAGAACAGTACCTGTTTGTGTCTGACTGTTTGGGTTTCGTAACTGCTCTATGATAGACGCCACTGAAACAGTTCCGTTTCTCATATTTTGCATAAGTTCTGCAAAACCTTTAGGTGCTAAACGTTTAAAGTATGTTGACACTTTTGTATAACCATAAGCAATTTGTGTTTTTTTCAACTCTGAATTAGTCATTTTTCCTAATATTTGAGTTTTAAAATAACTTGCTATTTCTTCACGAGACATATCTTCAAACAAATTAGGGTCAATGCCTTTTACTTTTATTAAAAAGTCTATCATACTTGGAGTAATATTACCATTTAGTAAATCTTTTCCAAATTTAATAAAAGCGTATTTGTTTTTAGCTGTCATGTGTTTACTTAGAAATTCTAATTCATCTAATCCACTTTCTTTTAATGCTGTTTTATAAGCATCATTAACTGTAGATTCAAAATTATTGTTTATGTTAGAACCTTCTTTTCTTATTTCACGGGCTTCTCTGAACTCTTTAACATTTGCTGCAATAAGGTCTGTAAGATTTGCAATTTCTTCTTCTAATCTACGAATGTTTTCTTGTTGAGATTCGTTCATTCTGTTACCGTCAATCTCAGATGGATTGTAACGACTTGTAAACTGTCTTAACAATTGTGCCTTTTCGTTCATTTTATCAAGAAGCTGTTTGATTTCAGAATCCATGTTGTGGGTGCCTGAACCTAGAAGATTCGTTAAAGTCTCTTTTAAACTTCCTTCACCAAAACTGTCCCAAAAAGCATCGTTAAAACTAAAACCTCCATTAGCCATTAATGTTTGAAATGCTTTTTCGGAACCTTCTGTTTGTTCTATTTCATTTATAAGGTCTATGAAAGCCTGAACTACAACTCTGTTGTTTGTAGTAATGTCTTCAATCTTAACTTCTGTGCCCCACTTTTCATTAAATTCTTTTATAGCTTGTTCTTTGTCTTTTGCAAATGTAAGAGCATTGTATTGGTCTAATTTTTGTAGGTTGAGGGATATTTCAAGTTCGTCGCCTTCTTTTCTACTTCCATCAACAGAGTTAAACTCACTTTTCGCCTTTTGACGTTCTTGATTAAGCCCTTCTAAACGAGTCATATCACTTGCAGAAATATCTTGCATATTTACTTTACCTGTTTTTTTATCACGATATTTATTAAGTATTTCCCAACGTTGGTAGCGTATTGAAGATACTAATGTTTTAGTATTATTATCTAAATCGAGTATTTCGTTTACCTTTCTTTGTTGTAAATAATACTCTTTTTTCATAGTCATTTCTTCATTCTCAAGTCTAAAATCTTCAATTTCATTTGCAATCTTAGTTCCAACAGGACGATCTAAATCTATAGCGTCTGCAATTTTAGTTTTCCAATTATCTGCATTCTGTTCAAACTCTTCTAAGGTAAACTCTTCTCCTAATTTGTCTCCAAGATACTTCTTATATGTATTAAATGTGTGTTCTAATAATGCTTTTTCATATTCTGCATATTTTCCATTAGAAATAATAAATCCGTCTACATTACCTTCATTATCACGAGACATCATTAGTTTGGCTATTTCTTGTGAGTTGAAATTATTAGCTTCATAAAAACGAATAAGAGGTTTTACATTTTCTACAACTTTTGTGTTAGTTCGAGTTGTCATATCGTGTATCACCTTACCCATTAGTTGTAAAAAAGCATTGTTTGAGTTCGTCATTATACCAAATAGGTTTCTCCACCATCCTACTTTTTCTAATTCATCTTCTAACATTTTTACAGCTTTCTTTTTAAAATGTTCTGGATAATTTGGATTTTCTTCAATGGTTTGAATAAGACGTTTGAGATTGTTGCGATAAATGTAAACTCTCATTCCTTTTAAATCACCTATCTTGTTTCGTAATTCATCTATTTTATTACTGTAAGAATCAGCATTGTCTCCTAATACCTTTTCTTTAACAAATGCGGTTTTCAAGTTAGACAAAAGAGGTTCAACGTTTTGTAAATAACTTGTTAATAACAAAACATCATTGCCACTTATTTTCTCTTTCCCGTTTCTAATAGACTCTGTTTTTTGTAAAAGATAGTTCAGTTCTTTTTCAAAACGATTTAAAGACATTGTTATTACAGTCTTTTCATCTGAATTTCGCATTAGATTTAATTGAAAATTAAGATCGTTTTTAGTAGCACCTTCTGATATGAAGTGAAGTCCTTGAAATAAGTTTATGAAAAGGTCACTGAATGTTTTAGTATTAAAATATGTTTTTTGACCACTCTTTCCAATATTTTCAGCGTCTAACATTTCTTCAATGCCCCCATAAACTACTTTATCGGCAATTTCGTCTAATGTTTGATTGAACTCAGATTTGATATTTCCATTTAAAAAGGTTTTAATACGATTTATGAATTTACTAAAAAGTTCTAAAAGTTGGTCAAATATGCTTTGATTTTCTTCTGAGTTTTCTGTTTCTTCATTTGTTCGTGATAAAATTTTATTTTGTAGAACTTTACCTAAAATTTCTCTACGAACCATTTTGTCAAGTTCTTGTTCATTTTTAGCTTGTTCTTTATATTTTTCACTATACATATCACTTTCAGAAAGCCATTCGTTAGTGGTGTGTACTTCTAAAGCGAGTTTATCAATGGTGCTTTGGTCACTAAAGGCTTCAATCATAAAGTGAGCAACCTCCTCTGAAAGATTTTCAACAGTTTCTCTTCCTTCTGCAAAAGCTACTACTTTATTAGCTATGTCAGCAAGAGCTTCTATGGAAGGGTCTGTTCCATACTTCATTTTATATTTTTTAGTATACTCTTCCATTGATATTGTAGAAACGCCAAGTTTAGATAAAATCTTATAAAGTTGGTTTTTTAATTGTTTTTCAGTCTTAGATGGTTTTTTATTTTCCTCTTCAATATTGTAAAAACCATTTCTTTCCATCTCAGCTGCAACAATGTTTTCATCAACAGAATCTATTTTTTTATATTTTTTATTTAATTTTCCATTTTTATAGGCTTCTAGCAACTCGTCATTATCAACACGAACTTTATTACCTTCTTGGTCTCTCATAACCTTTGTGTTAGGTCTCGCGTCATCAATTGTTAGAAAACGGTTTCCAATAACTTCAACATTTTCTGGCGAGTATCCTATTTTTTCTTCTACAATTTGTTTAGCAGTATTAGCATTATAAAGTTGTGCTGAAGGGTCATCTCCTGTGGCTTCTAAACGAAACTGACCTTCATCATAAACAGTTTGGTCTGAAATAAATTCTTTTTTGATAAGGTCATTTATGATACCCTGTACTGATGTATAATCAGTATTCGCGTCTATCTCAACAATTGTAAAAAAAGGATCCTGATTATTTAGTTTATATTGATTTTCGTTTGCTACAAAATCAGCATTAGAATTTTCAAAAACGCTTTCGTCTGTTGTACTTTCTATTTCGTTTGTTGTGATAAAACCTAACTGTATTTTTTCACCGTTTGTGTTTTTAATAGCGTCTGTGTAATTATCAAAAACTTCACCTTGAATTGTTTTAAAAAACAATTTAGGTTCTCCTGTATCTTCAATTACTGCTTCACGTCCTGCAATAGTTTCATATTTTTTATTTTCAAGATTTATAAACTCTCCTTTTAATTCGTTTTTTGAATTATCAAAAACAACTATGTCTTGTGAAGTTAGTGGTTTGTGAGCGTTCGCTAATTCATAGTTAATAGTAAATATGTAATTTCCTTCAAATTCTTCTGGAATGTTGAACTTATTTTTACTTTTTATAATCTCACTTTTGTCAATTTTGTAAAGTACAACGGGTTTTTGCATTTTGTTGGCAATTTGTCCCGCTGTTATCGTTTGTTTATCTGTTAAACCTTCTCTGTTTATTTTTGTAACACCTTCTTTTCTGTTCCACATTCCAAAAGCATTTATGAATTTATCAGAATAGATATTCATAAAACTTTCAACAGCCTGTTTGTTATTTAAAAGTGGATTTCGTACAATCTTGTCAAAAGTACGTGAGTTGGAAACTGCATTTTCCAATAAAGGATTACTAATTTTAGCAGATACTGCTATTTTATTTTTTTTGTTTTCTTTATATACTAATGTACAACTCATATTCGTTAGTGTTGAATTTCAGAGTACAAAGATACAAAATATTGTAACATAAAACAAGTGTATAAGAATTTTTTTCAAAAATATTTGGTTAATAAAATAATTGTTTGTACTTTTGCGCCATTATAACAACATTATAGGATATAACAATGAGATTGAAAGAAAGAATACCTGTTTTATGGGAACTGTTTGAAGATAATAAGGAGAAAGTTATTTCTTATTTGGTAGGTTTGGAAAATCTTACAGAAACATTAGTAAGACTTAATGAAAAACCTTATTTGAAAGAACTGTGGGAAGAAAATCAAGATTGGAGGTTTGTACAGCTTTTGACAAACTGTTGTGTGTTAAATCCTTCTGTTGGTTTTTATTATACAGAAGACGAACGTCTTTTTATTAATATGGGTCTTATAGACGCCCGTGACATCTATTTTTGGAAAAACAATTATGATAAAAAAGGCAAGTTGTTAAAAAATCCTTATTTTTTAACAATAAGTGAAATCACAACAGCGCACCTTTTGAACATTATAAAATACCATGAAGAAAATGATTTTTATATAAGTAATTTTTATCTTATTTTAATATCTTTGGAAATAGAAATACGAAGAGTGAAAGAAGAGTTAAAAAAAGGAGAATTAACTGAAAGTGAAGCTGGGAGTTTAATAGAAGGATTAATTTTAGAACAAAATAAATAATAAATTATTATGCAAGAAGAAAAAAAAGAAATAGTTTATGACTATGTAATAGAGAGTTGGCTTCCTGTTTTTACAGGATTCAAAAATACTTCTTTTTCAATACCTAAGGACAGTATTATTTACCAACATAATAGATGGCTCGATGTACCTGTTGAAAAAAATAGATTTGTATTTGATGAAGATGATTATAAAGACAAGTTATCCAATGAGGTTGTAGAATTTGTTGAAAATGAACTTGAATATATTTTTGGTTTTGTTGATGAAAACACTTTAGAGTTTGAAATGGAGTACAAAAGATTGTATTCACCAGAAGACTATGATTTGTTAAATGATACTATTTTTGTAGAATATAAATTTCAACAAGAAATTTATGATTGGATAAGAGAATACATAACTGATAGATTTGAGACATTCAAATCATTTGCAAAACATTATTATACAGTTAAAAGAGACGAAAAAGTATTTTCTTCATATCCTGATGATTTAGATGAATGGATTGAAGATTATGATAAAATGATAATAGATACTAAACATGGATTAGGTTTGGTTCTTAGTTTCATTTTGTATAATGAAAGTTATTTAGAGAAAGATTTATATAGACAAGTTATTCCTGTTATAGAAGATGTAACATATCAAATTACTGAAGAAAAATAAATAAAATGAACAATCATCAAGGGGAAAAGTATTATAAAAAACTTTCTCAACTTACAGACAATGATGTGAAAATGATTTGGTTTTATTTCAACAGTGAGAAAAACAACTCTGTTTCAGCAATATCAAAAGCCTTAAAGATAAAGTATAATGTTGTAAATAAAGTGCTTAATCAAAAATTAAAGGAGATTGAAACAAACAATGAAATAAAAAGGCAAATTGAGAGGAAAAGGTCTGAGGAACGTGAAAATTTGATTTCTGCAGGATATCATAAATTATTGAGTATGGGTTGTGTTGAACCAATGGAAACTTTTGAACAACATTTTTAATTATTAAAATAATGATTATAAAAGATAATAAAATTTATTTTTACACTAATGTAGAAAAGATAAAGAAGTTACCAAACAAAACGTTTCTTTTATTATTTGATAAAGGTCGAGAAGAATTTTATCTTAGTGAAATAAATTCTCCACCTCTTCCTAATAAAATTTATGGTAAAGAACAATTATTTTGTGATAGAGTTTTGAATACATTTAATAAATCAAATAAGAACTTAGGTGTTTTATTAACAGGTTTAAAAGGTACGGGTAAATCTCTTTTAGCTAAAATGATTGCTCAACAATCTAATATGCCTGTTGTATGTATAACTTCTCCATTTTCGGGAGAATTGTTCGCAGACTGTTTGGATAAGATGGGTGACAATGTAATCCTGTTTTTTGATGAGTTTGAAAAGGTTTATAAAGAAGAAGAAGACCAAAAACATTTTTTGTCTATATTAGATGGAACATTTAGTGGAAAGAAATTATTTCTTTTTACAACAAATCATTTTGAGATAAATGAATTTTTAAAATCTCGTCCCAGTCGAATCAGATATGTTCGTCAGTTTGAAGGTTTGGATAAAGAAACAATACAAGAGATAATTGATGATTTGTTGATTAATAAGGAATATGAGGAAGAGTTGAAACTGGTCCTGGATATTTTAAGTACAGTTTCAGTAGATGTTTTATTGCATTTAATAGATGAAATTAACATGTATGATGAATCACCACGTATTGCAATTAAGAATTTAAATATTCAGATTGAACATTCTTACTTTGATGTTAGGTTGTATTTAAAGGGAACTTTGTATCACACGAAAGTAAATTATAATCCTCTTGCAAGTAAGACAGTTTATTTGTCATACAAATACATTGATGAACAAGGTCGTGAAAGATGGGGTTTTTATTCTCAGGAGCTAGAACAGCTTGCGTTTCAGGTTATTGATGGTGGAGAATTTCAATTTAGAGATAGAGAAAACAATCTTATAATATTTTCACCCTCAAAACCTTACGATTTTGAAATTTAGAAAATTGAAAAAGTTGTTTAAAATTTTGGTAGTTATTATTTTTGTTGTACCTTTGCAACGGAAAACACCAAGCATTTTTATAAACAACATAAAAGAAAATATTAATAAAGACGATTGTAAAGAGAAACTTGCTTGGCGGTTTGTTTCATTCTCTTACAGTCGTCTTGTTTATAATTTATAACAATGAGTGAAAATACTAAAAGTTTGAAAAAGACTGAAGGTTTAGTAGGTGCTTTTTCAGAAGAAAAGAAGGAAAATATTACTTCTTTAGAATTGGTAGAACAAATTAATTTGTTCAGAGAACAAGAGAAAGGTAAATTGTATAAACCTCTCTTACATAAGAACTTACTTGCAACAATTAAAGATGAGTTTGAAGAAGAAATTAACGAGCTTAAAATTCAGCCCGTTGGTTATAAAGACAAAAAGGGTGAAATGAGAACAATGTTTTATTTGACTTTCAATCAAGCCAAACAAGTTTTAATGCGTGAAAGTAAGTTTGTGAGAAAACACATCATTCTCTACATAGAACGTTTAGAAAACATTCTTAAAGAAACTCAGATTATAAAACTTCCACAGAATTATGTTGAAGCTCTTGAGGCTTTGCTTATTTCTGAAAAGGAGAAGCTAAAACTCCAAGAAGAAAACAGGTCTATGTTACCAAAAGCTGCTTTTTACGACGCAGTTGCAGGTTCAGACAGTTTGATTGATATGAATCAAGTTGCAAAAACCTTAAATGTAAAAGGTCTTGGTAGAAATAATTTGTTTAAGTTCTTACGTGAACAAAACGTTTTAATGGAAAATAATCAACCTTATCAACAATATATGGACGCGGGTTATTTCAAACTGATTGAAGTAAAATGGACAGACCCAAAAAGTGAAATGATAAATGTTTCTACAAAAACTATGATTTTCCAACGAGGTGTGGATTTCATTGACAAACTTGTAAAACAAAAATTTAACAAAACTAATAACAAATAATAAAATGAATGCTGTACAAATTGTTACAATTAAAGAGAAGTTCCCTTTGTACAAGAAGGAAGAACTTGCAAATAAAGTAGAATTAGTTACTTTGAATGAGAATGGATTTGAACTTGTTGCTCAAAAAGACCTTTACAAAGAAGGAGACCAAGCTGTTTATATACAGCCTGACTACTGTTTATCTGAAATAAGTCTCTTTGCATCTTTCTTAGCTCCCGAAGGTGACGAAAGTAAATCGTTGTTAGGTAAAGTTGGAGGAAAACCAAGACGTATTCGCGCCAAATCTTTCAACCTTTCAAAAGTACCTAACGGAGGTAAGGTTTATTCTAATGGTATTCTGTTACCTTTCGAGGAAGTAGTGCATTACATTTTGGAAAATGTAGAAAATTACAAATCTTACTCAAGCGTAACCGAAGCTATTTGTGAAGCGAATGTTTTAGGTATTTACAAATATGAAGAACCAGAAACCAACGAAGTGGGTGGTGGAAACTTCAAAGGTGGTACTTCTGCTTTCCCTGAAGGTTGGTATAAGACTGATGAAGAGAATATTAACAACAAATGGGGAGAACTTACATTTCCAATAACTCTTATTGGTACTCAGAAAATAGATGGTAGTTCTGTGTCTATTTCAAGTAAACACATCTGTTCTCGTAAACAATCAATATCTCCTAAAGTAAACAGAGTTGTAGGTCGTCGAAAACGCACATTTTTGGAGTGGTTATTTGGAAAAAAACCTGATTTGAATATCTACTCCGAAGTGGAAAACGAGAACTCTTTTATTCAAGTAGGTAAGAAATACCAAGATTTACTTATTGAAAATGATATTCACGACATTGTATTACGAGGTGAAGCTAATGGAAAGATTTTTAAAGGTAGCGGTAACTCTTTAAACGCTACTGCGAAAGAAGAGCCTAACATTAAGTTCTTTGGAGTCGATAAGATTGAAAACGGAGTAACGAAACGTCTTGATTACAACGGATTTAAGGAAATACTGTCCTTATTCCAATTGCCTACTTGTCCTGAGTTATTTAACGAAGAGTTTAAAAGTAAAGAAGAACTTGCAAAACGTTGTGAAGAGATTTTTGACAAAAACAAAAATATGGAAGGTGTTGTAATTCGTAACTTAGAAGGTACGTTTTCAGCAAAATTTATGAACAATTATTACGATAGTAAAAAGTAGATTATGGAAAATAAAATAAGTGCTGAGATTATAAATCACTCAAAAGGTGAAAATGGAGGGGAGTTAATTACATACAAATTAACTTACCCACGTATCATCTTGTCCGAGATGAACACGCACAAAATGATTATGAAGAATACCAGTTCGTGTTTAGACGAGAACACTTTCATCGACGTGTTTTACAAAGACAAGCGAAAATACGGAATTGTACCGATAAAGATGCTTTTCGAATTGCAGGAAAAAGGTTTGGAATTACCCGAAATCATCAGTTTTAATATGCGAGACAGGGAGTACAGAACAGGAGAAAAGTACGAAGAGAGTTTTATAAAACAGAAGATTTCTAAAGTTTTTAAATCAGGAGTTAAGAAAGTATATCGTATTCGTTTTGAAAAAGGTTTGTATTTAGAATGTACAGATGAACATAAACTTCTAACGGATTCTAATAAAGAGGGAAGATTAAAATGGATTACACTGAAAGATTTTAACATAGAATCTAAAGATGAGAGAATCTTTGGTGATTTATCTTTACTAAGTCAAAATTTGTATAGTATTTCTATGACAAGTTTTGAAATAATGAATCCGAAAATTGCTAAAAGAGGAGAAGAAAGAATAACCTTTTTCGAACCTTATATTTCTGAACTTAGAGATGGTAGAATAAGAAATCCTTTTTTGTATCGAAAAATTTCAGGTATCAGTTATGTAGGAGAAAGAGAGACCTACGATATTGAAGTAGATGGTAAGCATCACAACTTTTTAGCTAATGGGATTGTAGTGCATAACTCTCGCGCTATACCTTTTGAAAAAATGGTTGAAGTTGTTGAGAAAGAGCCTTTCGTACCTATTGCTTGGCAACTTTCACATAAAGGAATGCAAGGTACTGAATATATTACAGACCCAAAAGTAATTGAGTTTAAAAAAATGAGGTGGTTAAATGCCAGAAATGGAGCTGTTGATTATGCGAAATCATTAGTTAATGATGATATTACTATTAAAAAACTACTAAACACTTCTGATAGTAATGAATTATCTAAAAACTATGGTAATAGGTTGTTAGAACCTTTTATGTGGGTTACACAAGTTGTAACAGGAGGTAGAGAAGCGTTTGAAAACCTTTTTTGGTTAAGATGTCCTATTTATGAAATAGATTATTCAACAGATAATGGTATGCATTTTCAAACATATTATGGTAAAAGTAAAAAGGAGATATTAAAATATTTTAAAGATAATAAAATCTTCTTTGAAAAAGAAAATAAAGATGATTTATGGTGGTTACAACATAATAAAGGTCAAGCCGAAATCCACTTTATGGATTTAGCTGAGAAAATGTACGATGCTTTAAATGAATCTAAACCTAATGAATTGAAAGCGGGTGAATGGCATATACCTTTTAGCAACGAACCTTGTTTTACACCCGAAATGTCTTTAAAAGACAAGATTGTTCTTTCCTGTGCAATGATAGCAAGAACAAGTTACACTAAAATAGGTGATAATCAAAATATCTCTTTCAAAACAGCTTATAAAATATTCAACAAGTGTAAGAAGGAAAAACATTATAGTATCTTTGAACATGCGGGTCGTTGTATGACGAAAGAAGAGTGGGAAGCTAATCTTAGAGGTGCGGCTATTTATGAATTTTCTAAAGATGGTTTGAATTACAATATAGTTTCAGACTGCGAAACCAAAGGTTGGAATAAGGCTTTCAAAGGTTTTTTGCAGTTACGTACTTTTATAGAAGAAGATTATAAAATTAAATAAGTAAAATTATGAATGATAATATCAAATTGTTTGAAAATCCTGAGTTTGGTCAGGTCAGAGTCATTGTTCAGGAGAACAATGAACCTCTGTTTTGTTTAGCGGACATTTGTAGAGTTTTGGATATAAGTAACTCTAGAAATGTAGTTAGTAGAATAGATGAGAAGGGTGTCCGTAGTATAGACACCCTTACAAATGGAGGTGTTCAATCTTTGAATTTCATAAGCGAACAAAACCTTTATCGTGTTATATTTCAATCACGTAAGGAGGGTGCTATACGTTTTCAAGATTGGGTTTTTAACGAAGTACTCCCTTCCATTCGCAAGACAGGCTCTTATTCTGTAAAGCCCATGACGACACTTGAAATGTTGGCTGTTCAGGTACAAGCTATGGTGGAACTTGAAAGGAAACAAAGAGAGTATGATAACGCCCTTCAAGGTCTATCTCAAGATGTTGATGAACTTAAAAGAGTGAGGGTTGAAGCAGAACAACAACTAAAAGCACTTCCTTTATCTGAGGAAAAAACACCTGAAAAATCGTTGCGAGCGGTTGTGAATGAGTTAGCTCGACAGTACCAAAGATTAACTGGTTGTGAGTACAGTGAAGTTTGGAATAAAGCCTATAAAGATTTATACTACAAATATGGAATTAGTGTGAATGGTATAAAAGAAGCTAAGAAAGGTGAAAGTAAATTATCCAAACTTGAAAGAAAAGGTCACTTAGAAGAGGTTAAAATTATACTTTCAGAAATGATACGTGATGGAGGCGTTAATTAATTATGGCTGAAAAGAAACCGAAAGATTTTTATGTTCTTGATATTGAGGTATATAAAAACTTATTTTTTGTAGGATGTAGAGATTATAGAACTAAACAAGAATATACCTTTGAAATGTCTCCGAGAAAAGACCAACGAAAGGAACTTTATGAGTGGCTCACTAATTACAATGGTTTTTTGGTAACTTTCAATGGACTTCATTATGACGAAGTGGTTTTAAAATACTTTATGAAACAATATTATAAAGAGTTTGCTTCCACCTCAGTCTCTAACTTAACTTTTTGGATAAAACAAATGTCTGATAAGATAGTAAAGGAGGATTACGAAAGTTATAAGGAATACAAGTGGTTTAAAACAGATTGGACATCTGTAGATTTGTTTTGTTATTGGTCAAGAGGTTTGCGTATAAGCAAACATATTAGTTTGAAATCCCTTGCAGTACAGATGAATTATGATGAAATTCAAGAGTTACCATTCTCTCCTGATCACGTGTTTCAAAACGAAGAAGAAATAGAACATCTTATACGATACAATATGCGAAACGACTTAGGTGTCTTGTCTTTATTGTATCAAAAAATGCGAGGGGATGTGGAATTAAGACAATATCTTCTTAAAGAATACGGAATAACTTGTTGGAGTATGGACGCTCCCAAAATTGCTTCGGAGTATCTATTGGAAGACTATTGTAGAAAAACCTATAATGAAGATTGTGGAAAACCATATTGGCAGTATAAGAAAGATGTCTTTAACAGAAGATATACGCCTACATCTTTTAGAGTAGGAGATTACATTCCAAAAGTCAATTTTAAAACTCCTTTTTTTAAAAAGATATATGACGATTTTTGTAATAAGATTGTGAATCCTTTCGAAAAAAAAGAAGATAAAAAGAAAAAAGAAAAGGACAGCAGTATTCCTTTCGTTCACAAAACTACAAGTTTTAGAATAGTACCTTCAGTAGGAGGTATTCATTCGGTAAACGATAATCAAATATGGGAAAGTGATGAGGATTATGTGATTGTGGATGCTGATATTGCCTTAACACAATGGGGCAATTAAAATTTCCGAAACTGACGGGGACATCCTTAGAGTCTTATCTACCAACCTTGACAGAAATGAAAGAGGGGACGAACTAATCATTCGTGTATGGTAAAAAAGATAAGGATTGGATAATCCGCAGCCAAGCCTCCTTTGGGAGGAAGGTTCACAGACTATAATGGAAACACTTTTAAGTGAAGGGATAGTCGGGCTTTTATTGAAAGATAAAAGAGGGTAAGCATTGTACCCAACATTGTTTATTGAATATGGATTTCTACGTGGAGACCTTAAAATTGTTTTGGACAAGTATTTGGAAATTAAAGAAGACCGAATTGAAGCCAAACATACAGGTAACAAGAAGAAAGACAGGTTTTTAAAACTGGTTTTGAATAGTTTTTCTGGACTCGCAGACTGCGCTACTTCTTGGCTTTACTCTCCTGAAGAGATTTTAGCTTTACGTGTAACAGGTCAGCTCATACAACTTCGTTTTATTGAAGAACTTTCAGAGCTTGACGGCTGTTCAGTATTCTTTACTAATACTGATGGTACAACTTGTAAAATAAGAAGAGATTTGTTACCTGAGTATTATAGAATAGCGAAATCTATTGAGAAGGAGTTTAAAGTAACTTGGGAATTTACAATAAACAAAAAAATGATATTCTCAAACACCAATTCATATATCTCTCTTATTGAAGAAGAGTTTATGTTGGACGACAATTGTAATCTGATTTCGCATAAAACAGGTTTGAGTAAGGTGAAGAGAAAAGGTGCTGTATTCCGTTATGGAGATGACATTCCGCTTGGAGACAGCAGTAATATGCAAGTAATACCGAAGGCTTTAGAAGCATACTTCTTGAAAGGAATAGACATTGCAGAATTTATACGAAATCCTGAAAAGTACGGATTGTCTATATTTGATTATTGTTTGTCTAAGAAAGTGTCCAAATCTTGGTTTGTAAAGTGGGGTAATGAAGATGTACAGAATATCAATCGTTACTTCTTTGCTGAAGTTGGTAAGTATTTAATTAAGTACGAGAAAGGTGTTATGAAGCCAAATCATCTCCATAAAGATTGCGGGGTGGAATTACTTAACACTTACAATCCCAATAAACACATAAGTGAATATCCTATCAATTTCAATTATTATTGTGCTGCTGCAAGAAAGTTGATAAACGAAATGGAAGTAAGTAAGCGACAACTATCTTTGTTCGACCAAGATTTTGTCGAAAATTAGTAAAGTTTTTGCGACAAAAAGGTCGGAAAAATGTTAAATAATTTCGACCTTTTTCTTGCATATAACTTAGAAAGTTTGTAATTTTGCAAAGTGAAGAGTTTTCGAAATGCGAAAAATCGACGGACTTGAAAATCAGTGTAATAAATTGTGGTAATTTACATAGGGAGAATTTCCCCTATGTAAAATGAATTAAAGGTGGTGGTTTACATACCCAAAAAAATGGGTATGTTAAAATAATCGATAAAAAACAAATAAACAAAATAAGAGATGATTACATTCACAGAAGAAAATGTAAAATGGCTTAAAGCGTTAATCACGCAAGCTGAAGGGAAAGCAGAAGCTAAAGGTGAAGCTCAGAAATTAAGAAAACTAACAGAGCTTCGAGAAAAAGTTGGTAATTTAATTGTAGGAGATGTTCAAACTTCAATTACCGAAGAAAAAGTAGCACAAGTACATCAGGTTCTTAAAGAATTAGAGTATCTTGTTTCAAGATATGCTAAAATTACAGATATTGGTGACCTTGTTCAATACGATTCTATTAAAAAAGAAATGACAGCTCGTCTTGAATTTCTAATGACTTGTAAGGATGAGTTTTCTACACAATCTACTTATTTAGAAGACTATCTAAAAAAGCAGCTTCGTACCACTGTTTTAAAAGATATTACAGAAACACGTAAAGATGAGAACGGTAAAGCCACATCTGTTGCTCAGGCTGATAAACTTGTGGAGATTGATTCTCGTTATTTAGCAGTTAAAAAAGAGATACAGAAAATAGTAGAACTGTCTGATTCTATAAAAACAGCTTATGATTTTTATATGAAAATGTGGCAAGGTGTTTTTCAGTCTGTTTCAACAGCAAGTAAAGAACGTTTTGCAAGTAGTAATACAGACAATGCCTAATAAAACTGAAATGACAATAAGAGAAAAACACATCTTAAAGTCTCTTACTTTTTGTTCTGTTTTATTATTTATATTGGCTTTAATTGTTACAGTGTTATATAATTTCAATATTTACATACATAATAACAAAGAGGAAATGCTTGTTTTAGCGATTATTCTTTTTTCATTTTTTATATTACTTAGTTTTCTTTGCATAATGTACGTTTTTATTCTTATTGACGAAGAGTGATTTTTAACTTACTTTCTTGGTTTTTTACAGTAAAATGTTGTATCTTTGTATTATAAATAATACATAAGATGACAAATAAGGAATTAGTTAGTAGAGTTGTGAACAACTTACGAACTCTCAATAAAGACCAACATATTTCACGACGTTTTATTTTAAGAACTGCAAAAGATAAAGCTAAGTTTTATATTGCACAAAAACTTCACGATAGGTCTTTGTATCGAGAAGAAAATCTTTATAAAACAATAAAGTGTTTTCAGCTAAAACGCGACGACGTTGTAAAGTGTAACATTGTTGAGTTTAGACATTGTAATAATCTAATGAAGTCAGTAAAAAAGTTACCTGAAACTGTTTTCACAAGGTTTGGAGCTTCAATTGTGAGTATCACATCTGTTGGTGGTGAGGTAGAATTTACTCCTACAACCACTCAAAAATATGCTTTACAAAGGAACCGTCAGTTTGCTTCTCTTATTAAACCTGCCAATTATTACATTCACGATGGATATTTATATCTTCCTGACAGTGAGGTTGAACTTGTTAATATAGTACTTCTACCTGTTTCACTTGATGAAGTTGATGAAGCAAGTGGTTGTAAGGATAAAGATTGCGATGGTTGTAAAGAAGGTTGGGATTATGAGTTTAATTGTCCTGATAAATTATTAGAAATAGTTGTACAAGAAACACTAAAAGAAGTAGCTTCTTTTTATAAAGCTGTACAAGTTGATGAAAATCCAAATATGGATGAACATCAAAAAACACAAACTCAACAATAACAAATAAAAAACAAATTCAACAAAAAATGAAGAGGTTCACAGTTGGTAAAATAAAAGCAAGCAAGTACTTTACAAGAAAAACTTATGAGAAATATACTGATGAAGAAAAACAATTTAAGAAAGAGATAAATGATGAACTTTATGATATTTACAAAAACTCTAATGTTAAGGAGGGAAGAGCGCTTCAAGTTCGTAAATTAGAACACAGTGCAAACCTTTGTTCAGCTCCTTTTTATGAGTTTTTGGAAGTTAAATACAGAACTCGAAAAAACAGACCATTTCGCAAAGAAAAGAGAGTAATTGTGAATAAAATCTTTGAAGTTATAGTTGATGAACTTATAAATAGAGATGGAGGTGTTGTTTTGGACAAGTTAGGTTATCTTGCAGTGTGGGTTACTCCTAAAAAAGTAAGATTAACAAACTTTAAGACGTTCAAATATACTAAGTTTACAACTGAAACGGATGGTTATTTTTATAATATTAGTCTTTTTACAGATGTTTTTAAAACAGGTTTAAACACATTAGCTTGGACAATGGATAGAGCAATTAGTATACCAATAAAAAGAGCAGTGTTTCATAATGTAGCCGCTGGTAAAAAATATAAATTATATTATAGAACAGTTAGGTCTATGTATAATAAAAATTACAGTAATAGGTTGATGTCAGAAGGGTTTAACTAATACAATGTTTTCATTCATTTTTATAAATTTGTTATTTTAAAAAGGCTTCTTTTTTTTTAAGAAGTCTTTTTTTTGTGTATTTAAAATTTTTTTTGTAATTTTGTCCCTGAAATAGAAAGAATGTAAGAAGATGAAATATACATTAAGAGATAATCAAAAGCAAGCTCTCGACGCCTGTTTGAAATTCTTGTCGGAAAAGAACCCTGACCCTGGGGTGGTGGTTGCACCTACGGGTTACGGTAAATCTATTCTGATAGGTGCTGTTGCAGACCAGTGTAATGGCTCTGTAATTGTATTGCAGCCTTCCATAGAATTGTTGAAACAAAATCTTGAAAAATATGAGTCTTATGGTAATTCTGCTTCTGTATATTCAGCTTCTGCTGGCCAGAAAGAAATAGGACATGTTACTTTTGCTACAATTGGTTCTGTAAAAAATCTTGGAAGTGAATTTCGTAAACGTGGTGTGAAGGTGTTATTAGTTGATGAATGTCATGCTTCTTATCCTCCTGAAAAAGGTTCTATGTTTCGAGATTTTGTTGATGACTTAAAACCCACTCATATAATAGGCTTCACTGCCACTCCATTCAGATTGAAAACTTATGGAGAAGGTTTTAATAACTGGACCCAGTTAAATATGTTAACAAGTAGTAAACCTAGGGTTTTTGATAAGATTATTCATGTTACTCAAATACAAGAGTTAGTTAAAAATAACTTTTGGGCTAAACTTAATTATGAGTTGTGGGATTTTAATTCTAATTCATTAAAACTTAATTCCACAGGTGCTGAATACACAGAACAATCCGTTCAGAAGGCTATTTTAGAACAAGGTGTTAACGAGAATGTTTATAAGCGTTGTGAGAAACTATTGGAACAGGGTAGGAATGCAATGGTCTTTATGGATAGTGTTGAAAACGCTAAAATTCTTGCAGAAAGGTTAGGGTCTCAGGCAGCTTGTGTGTATGCCACAATGAGTAAAAAAGAGCGTGCTCAAATAGTAGAAGACTTCAAAAACAATAAAATAAAGATTGTTACAAACATGTTTGCTTTAACACTTGGTTTTGACAAGCCTGATTTGCAAACGGTTATTATGGCAAGACCTACTAACTCTCTTGCTCTTCTTTATCAAATATTTGGAAGGGGTGTGCGCAATCCTTTATATCCAAATCTTAAAGAATGTCTTATCATAGATTTTTGTAACAATGTAAAGAGGTTTGGTCGAATTGAGGAACTTAGGGTTCTCAATAAAGAACATTATGGGTGGGGTGTTTTCAACAACACTCACTTACTCACAGGTGTTCCGATGGGTGCTGAAATGACAATGGAAGAACTTGAAAAAGTTATACAACTTAAAAAAGAAGATATCAAAGATTATAAACTCACTTTTGGTATTCATAAAGGAAAACGATTGTCAGAAACTCCTGAACAATACAGGGTTTGGCTTGTTAAAAACATAGATGGGTGGTCTAATTTTAATTCTGAAACGAAAACTCTTATCAAAACACAATGTATGATGTTACAAGGTAAAGATGTAGCTGTTTCATACGACCCTCGTTCTATAATTCTTTTTGATTTAAACAATATTGCGTTCACATTATACAAAGCAAAGAGATTAAATATTGAAGGATTAGAAGATTATATGAAAGGATGGTCATCTAAACTTGGAACGTCTAATGTTAAAGTGGTTTGTGATAGTAAAAGAGCTACATATTGGAGAAAAAGATTATACAATGGTTACAAAGAAAATCGTAAAACTTCGGGTGATGAAACCTTCGCAAGACAAATGTTTGCTTTAAAAGATGAACTTAAAAATAAAGACTATTTTTTGTGTTTCGATAAAATGGAGGCGGATGATATTATTGCTCAATACGCTAAAGATAAACGATTTGACCGAGTAACTTGTATTTCAGCAGACAGTGATTTTAATCAGTTGTTCTTTTTTTCACGTTTTAGACAAATATCACCTCTGAAAAGAGAAGCTGAGGTTGTTTCTAAAAGGGCTGCACTCTCTACTCTCATTTCAAAAGTTGTAAAAGGTGATGATAAAGACAATATTAAAAAGTCTCATTCTCAAAAACGAATTTCCTCAGAGGTGATGAGTAACATTTACAAGAAGTGTTATGAAAAATTAGTAGAAGTAGTTAAGTCCAATCCTAACGTTTCTTCTGAAGAGTTACCTCTCAGAGAAATAATATGGAATGAACTAAAAGGTAAAATTTCTATGAATAGACAATATTATGATTTGAATTTTACACTCATTAATCTTATACAAAATGAGAGAAAAAATAAAAAAGAATTACAATTTCAACTTCCGTAATACACTTGAAATCAAGTTATTATGATTTATTGAAAAGTTTTTTATAAAAAAGTTGCAAAAAAATTTGGAGAATTTAAAATAATGTTGTATCTTTGCAGTGTAAAAGTAAATGAGATAGTTGAAAAAATCATAATTAGATAAGTTTTATACAAATTTCAAAGGAAAACATTAATGCTATATTTGCACATTCGTGCTAAACCTAACATTATGAAAGTTATGTATATCATATCTAAGATATTAACCTTAGCTGGACTTGCTCAAAGTAGAATTATTTCTCTTGAGGTTTGTATCTATGGACAAATCTCACTCCGTCGGGAGATAGGGTGAGATAACATATAGGAGTGAGGGAGATGGTTACCCTACCTGATTTGGATTCAGGAAGTCACAAGTTCGAGTCTTGTCTCCTATACAAATAACTTAGCAATTCTCATTTGTAATTTTAATTCAAAGGTTGGTTAGTAGCTTAATGGTTAGAGCAACTTCTAAAAACGAAGTAGGTTGAGGTTCGATTCCTCACTAACTGTCAAAAAAAATAAGACTGAAAATGTCTTACTTGTTCTATATTTAGTTTTCACTATCACAAAATACACAATCTGAAAAACGATTGGTTTGTAGTTTTGTGAAACTCCGCGACAGTTAAGGAGATGTGTGGTAACATTGTAATATAGGACAAAACATACAGAGGTGTATAGGTTGGCATTGCTTTTACTTAACAGTGTAAAAGAGGAATCGGTTCGAATCCGAGCTGTATGTCTATTAAAAGTTGTTTTAAATATTTATATTGTTTTTTTTAGGCTGTTAGTTTAACGTGTAAAAACATTTCAGATGTAGGTTCAAGTCCTACACAGCCTTCAAATCCCTCTTACCTAGAAGCAATCCCTTTTATTAGGAACAGCTGCGGATTGTAATTTTTTCTTGTAGGTTTTAAAGATGATATTGATTTGTACTTTGTAAATATATTTTGTTTTTCATTTTACAGGTAAGAGGGATAATTTTGAATCTTTTCATATTTTAGAAATAATTATATTTTTATCACTGTTTGCGAAGGGAGAGGGCTTATTCCTTCTCCTCTTCCTGACAGTAGACAAGTCAACAAGGTTGGGTTACAGTGTCACTGTAATCAGGTGTCACAAATCGAAATCGCCGCAGGTGCTGTTTCGAACAGTTGATTGAGGAAGATAATGAGCATTAATATTTTTTAATTATACATTTCCTAAAATAAGAACTCACTCTATGTGTTTATTTCCATTTATTTACTATAATATTTTGTTATGCATTTTATACATCTTTCATAAATAGAGTGAGTTTCTTATTTTTATTATGATTTTTTACAATTTTTAAAGTTAGAAATTTGTTATTACATTTTATTTCTTTATTCGATAGGAGAAAGGCATATCCCGTAAGATATGTCCTTTTTCTTTTTATACACCCTACCCCTTATTTACATTTTGTTCTACACCCCTCCCTACACCAACAAGACTTACACTGTACAACACTGCTGTTTTCACCTTGCGTTATGAAAATAAAAATCGCCGTCGGTGCAATTGCCCACCCTATCTTTCATAAAACAATTACATTATAATAACACATATCTTTTCCCATACATATCCTTATACAAAACAATAATATAACTGACACGTTAATCCCAACTATCACCTATATGTTTTTAACCTACCCTTTTATATCGTATATAGATTCAAATCAAATGTAGTACCTCTCACTCAAAACCCATTACATATTTTACACTATTGAAAATAGAGACAAATACGATTCAAGCTAAACACCTGAGTATATAAACAATTCAAATCAAACATCACTCACTAATTTGGATTGGATATCACATGTTTAAGTATCATGTGTTAAGTAAGTATTATGCACTAAACTAAACTAAGTATTACACATATCAATTTGAACTAAGTATTACGTATTTACAAAACTAAACTAAGTATCACGTGTGACGACCCACCCTATTCCTCACCCCCACCCCTCTTAACACTTTCCACCCGCACCCCCTACTTAAATAAAACAATATCGAATTAATATTTGTTGGAGGGGTTTATATGCAGGAGGTTTCTATATTTATTTTTTCTTGCTGAGACTTGTGAGCTAAGAGGTGTACAGTAATGTAACATGGTACAAGGTTGTAAAGTTGTGAAGGTTTGACAAGTGAATGTTTTACTAACTGTTTTTGTTTTATAGCAATACATTATGTTTTTTGAATAATCGCAAATTGAAAAGTTGTAATTTTTCTTGTAAAATGTTTGGCAGTTACAAAAATTATTCGTACCTTTGTCTTGTATAAATGAGGTGTTATACCTTGCAAGTCTTTTATATACAATTATGAACTTCCTTGCTTGCGGGAAATAGTAAAACGTTTCTAATTATGAGCTTAAATCTATTAACAAAATTAATTATCGCAATTATTGTGTGTGCGTTTGGGGCACTCTTATTCGCAGATACTTACAACGAACTTGCTGGGGTGTTTGCAGTAGTTGCAATATTCCTAATACTAATAATATTGTATGTAGCTTTTTTCCATCGCAAAAAGTAATTACGTACTCTTAATTTATGTGTTTTAGTTTGGCAGTGTCTTTTTTGGCACTGCTTTTTTTATTTTACTCTAATCTCACCCCTAACAGAAAAATATTCTACCAAATCCCTTTTTTAAGTAAAAATAAAATTATCTACACGGTATTTTTTTTGTCTTCGTAGAAAAATATCCTAACAAATTGCTGTTTTATAAAATAATTTTATTGTTATATTCTCTTTGTGTTTATATTATTGTGTTTGTAATGCATTGGTGGTGAGGACGTTAGGGAGTGGGGTCTCATCTGGCAAGTATAACAAGGTGTGATGTGATGGGTTGTATTTCTCTTATAGGTTTGAAGTTTGCCCCGTCGGTATAATGATAATTGGGGGCTATTGTTTTTGTATGATATTGTATATAGAAGTATTGTATATTGGTGTAAGGTTCTGTATATACTGTGTATTGTGTCTGTTATATGTATTGTTGTTTATATTGTTGCTTTATTGTTGTGTTAGTATACTTTATTGATGGTTTTATTAATTGTGTTAATGTGTACAGGTGTATGATAGTGGTGTATAGTTGTTTGTTCTTAATGATGAGGGTGGGCAATTGCACCGACGGCGATTTTTATTTTTTATCGTATCTTAATATTTGTTAAAACGATATACCTAACTTATTGTAAATGTGTGTATTAACGTTTTTAAAGTGTTAAAGTTTGTGTTAAAATTGTGATTTTGCTTGCGTATATAAAAATGTCGTCGTATCTTTGTCGTGTAAAAGAATGATATATAACACTTTTACACCGCTTTTGAAATTAATGTAAAAAATATTAATTACCTAACTTGTTAGTAAATAACCAGTTAAATAAAAATACTGAAAATTTTGTAAAAATAATTGTGAAAAAATTTGCAAGGAATGAAAAAACGTCGTACCTTTGCAATGTAAAAAAGAAATTTAATAAACATTAATTTAAAACATTGATTAAAATGAGAACGAAAGACAAAAACAACGGACTTGCAAAAATTAAGTTTTTTGCTTACTTAGGAAGTGTGTTAGTAGTGGCAGGAATATGCGCATACTTAACTTCAGGTAAAGAGTTTTACCCCTCTATGTTAATAGCAGGTGGGGTGTACCAATACATAAAAGCGTTGTGTGTAGCACGCTTTGAAGTGAATTGGAACAACAAGATTTTAAAAACAATTTTAAATAACTAATAAAAAAAGGAATATTACCATGAAAACTAATAATTCATTACAACAAGCACAAATTTTTACAAACAAATTCGGAGATTCTGATAAAAAAGAGTTTAAACCGTTTGAGGTAACTTATAAAGATGGAAACAGTATTGCAACTGAATTTCTTAACAGAGAATTTAATATTTTGCCTTACGACTTGCTCCCAGAGAATTATTATGAAGAGATGGAGGTACACATGCCATCTTATGAATTTTTTGAATCAAGATTAGAAAGTAATATAAATGAAGATGAAAAAGATGAAGAGATAGAACGATTACAAGATGAGTGGATGAGAGAGCACATAGAGGTCATGACATCGCTGTATAGAATTTCCAGAACTGGTGAGGATTACTATTTAAATTCTGAATATTGCAATATAGATGTATTAGCACACTTTGGAATCGGAGTAGTAGAATATAAAGGGTACTACTTTTTAAACATCTCAGGCTGTGGGTATTCGTTTATTGACAGGCATTTTACACCTTTGTTCACTTTCTTAGGGTGGATGCAGGAAAAATAATAAAAGTAGTTAGAGCCCCAAACTATAAGGGGCGGGGCTCTTTATTAAAAAACAATTTAAAATATTTATAAAGATGGAAACAAATAAATACACAAAAGAGTTTATACACAGAATGCTAAAGGAATACCCTGTAAAGAGGTTTCAAAATGCATTGTATTATAAAATTGCAGAATATGAAAAGGAAGGTTTTTTTGCAAACAGTGACGAAATTGCAGAAGTTATAAAACTTATACAAGAAATGTATGACGACGAAGTGCCGAATTTTTATGTACTTTCTAAAAGTAAAAAAATAGCTAACTTGTTTAACGATGTAGGCGTGTGGTTAAAGATTGTACCAACTGATGAACTAAAACAGTATAAAGGTTTAAAACAACTAACACACGGACAAGTTAAATGTGTTCCTAAAGCTAATATATTAGAAGATTTATTAGATATTAAAAAGCATTTAATTTTAAAATTTTGTTATAAAAACAACTTTAAAGTGTTTGGAAATGAAAACCTATATGCAGAAACAAAACAAATACTTAGAGAAAAGGGTATATATTGTTAATTTAATAAATTTAAGTTATGCAAGAAATTAATTTAAAAAATAAGAGTTTTTACAAAAATATACAGGAGTATCAAAAAAGTAAAAACGACGCTAAAAATGTTAAAAATAGGCTAAAAACAAACGACCGTCCACCGTCTGACGCAACTGAATCGGAACGGTTGGAATATCTAATACCAAAACAGTGGCACAAAGTCACTGAGAAAGGAACTTTTACAAATTATTATTTTGTTAAAATAAAAAAGTTTTTAGAAGCTCATTTGCGTTGTGAAAACTGCGATATTAATAGAATAATAAAAGAGTTTGGAAAATACTTAAAAGAGAAAGGAGGTGATAAATGAAAGTGGCAAAAAACGGACTTTCTGCAGAGCTTTTGGATTTACTTTTAAATTTTTATAACACTATATTTTTGTACGATAAAAATAATGAACGGATAACATTGAGAGAATACGAAGACGCTCATTATATCGAAGTTATAAGTAATAATGGTTTTTATTATCCAAAACTCAAATTAAAGGAGGGTGTAGTATTAGACTTTGACAAGTTTCGTAAAAAGTTAAAAGACAGAGTTAAAGCACGATTATTTATAAAACAAGTTAGTGAAAATATAAGAAAACGTTTTGCAAATATTTTTCGTTACACCTCTTACGGAATTACTACAAATAAAGAAGTAAGTAGTGAAATGTTAGAAGAGGTAAAACAGGAGTTAAACGGATATATTTATGAACTTATTTTTGATAGAGATAAAAAACTTAAAGAAATTTTAATGCTACCTAACAGACACAATAAGAACGAGTTAGAAAAAAGATTGAAAAAATTGTAAAAATAATTGTGAAAAAATTTGCAAGGAATGAAAAAACGTCGTACCTTTGCAATGTAAAATAAAAGTAAAAATGTTTAACCGCCTGTAAAGGCACAAAAATTAAAATTATTATGTTAGTAACAAATTTAGCACGTTTCGGCGGAAGAGAGTTAGCAATAGCCGAAAAATTATTGAGCGCAATCTCTTACGGATTTCCTGAAGATTTTGACTGCGACTATGATACCGCAGAGGTAAAGATAGCATTTAACCCTTACAGTGGACTTGTGTTTTTGACCAATAATAGTTATCAAATATGTATAGAGATAGATGGTGAATTGTTTTCTTATTACTGTACACCTTACGATGGACTAGAAGGTACATTTTACGGCTTATTAGAGCGATACAGTGAGATGTGCGAAGAGGACAAGATGTGGCTCAGAGAGTTGGCGGAGATGTATTACTTTGAAAGTCTTGGAGAACTTGAAAAAATAGAAAATAAATAACATTAAAAAATCGAATAAGATGAAAAAAGAAATAAAAGAAATATCTATTTATATGGGTGACACTGTTTTACGTGAAAATATTGCACCATACGAGAGTGTTCGAGCAAGTAAAATAGAAATTGACAAAATTGTTAAAACAGAAGATGTGTATGTAGTAGATTATACTGCACAAAAACCTAACGGGGACGTAAAGCGAACAGGTTTTACAATTGAGCCGCTGGAACTTATCGAAATGATTAATGTAAAAATAAATAACTTTATTGAAAAATACGAAAGTATTGACGGTGAGTGAAAAAAATTTAAAATATTAATTTAAAAAACGAACAAGAAAATGAAAAAATTAACAATTAAAGAGTTTGGAGATATAGATAACATTTTTGAAGTACTCCACAAGAACGACGAATTTTTTGAGACACTTATAGAGGAAAAAATGGCTAAAACAGAAGAAGATTACAAAACCGACCTTTTTAATTTAGGTATTTACGGAGTGAGTGATTTTCAACATGATACAGATTATAATTGTTATGTGCGTTTTAGCGCTGAATATTTAGATATTGTAGATTTTCTAAATAATTGTAAAACTATCCTTAACAAATGGGTAAATAACATTCCAGAAGAGATTGTAAATTTCAAAGCTGATAGGAGAGTTATCAAATTAATCGAAGAGGGAGTTTTGGAAAACACAATGGAAGCAGAGAAAAGTAGATACGGAGTTTATTTGGAAAATCCTTATCGCTACCTAAATGTTAAATACAAAAACGTCCTTAAAGAACTATTTAAAATTTATGAATACACAACATGTTGTGTAGATTTGTTAAATGATAGTTTCATAGAAGAGATGCGTAAAGCTGAAGTTTATTTAGGCGACGACTATCAAAGACTAAAATATGTCGATGAAAACAAACTACTTTTTGATGAAGAGGGGTGTTTAATATAAGATTAATAAAAATAAACAATAACAGAATTATTAACATTTAAAAATATTAAGAAAATGAGAACAATTGTAGTACAAGCAAAATTAGCACAACTGTTTGGAGATTTTGAGGTAATTGCAACCTTAGATGAACAAACACCAATGCAACGAGCAATTGACCTTTTAGTGTCTGTTGTCTTGGAAACATTGGAAGGGTGGGACATTGCACCCTTAGAAAATGTAAGAGAGTTTGTAGAAGTTTTATTAATAAGTGATTACAATCAAACGGCAAATGAAGAAGTATACTTTCAGTGTACAACTGTAGAATTATTAGAGTAGATAGACAATGAAAAACACAGATAAAGAAAAAAATTATCGTTTTTCTGTCTCTGAAAAAATAGCAAACTACCTTAACGAAGTAGATAAAATAAAAGAAAAAGGTGTAAGAGTTGGAATTATAGGTGAAGACCTGTTATTACAACATAATACAACTGACAAGACAGAACAACAGAAGGAAAGACGAGAAATAGCAAAAGAACTTGTTAAATTAGGACTTGGTTATAAAACAAAGTTGGGAAAGTTTGACAGAGTGTGTAAACTGACTCTTTTTAATATTGATTTTAAAACGAGTGAAAACGTATTCAAAGTAAATTTAGAATATTACTCAAACAAGTTACAGAGGAAGCAGATACAGAGATTAAAGCGATTTAGTTTTCAGTCAGAAGCGCAGTGTAAAGCTAAATCTAAAAGTTAAAAAATAAATATTAAAAATCGAATAAGATGGAAACAAAAAATGTAATTAAAATTAACACTTTATTACCTTTCAGTGAAATAGTAGAGAGTGAAAGTATTGCTAATCGTGAGTTGAATAAATCTGCAATTGTTCTACGTTATAATAAAGAACTTGCAGGGGTTATTAAAGAACCCATTACCTTAAAAGACTTTGTGTTCGATGACTACGATTTTGAACTTGAAGTTATGATTAGAGAATGTGAATGTAATTTGATAGCTTATCATTTACAAAACCTTTTAAAAGACAGAACAATTTGTATAAGAGAGGTAAACAATGATTACAGTACAAACGGTTTTGAAGTGACAATTAAAATGCAAGAAAAAACTCTTTTTGAGTGTTTTAAGTTTATAGAAAACACAGATGAAGAAATTTATAGAACGTTTGTTAAAACTAAACTTTCATCATCATTTTGTGAAGATATTCATGAAAATTTAAAAGTAAATGGAAAAACGATTTTAGATAGAAGTTTTTTTAGAGAGTTTTATAATAAAAACAATAATGAACACAAATTAGAAATTTTTGAAATTCTTTTAGAATATATTTTAAAGTTTTATAATAAAAA